ATGAACAGGATGAATCTGATGAACAGGATGAATCTGATGAACAGGATGAATCTGATGAACAGGATGAATCTGATGAACAGGATGAATCTGAGAAAAAAGAAGACCTCATTCAAGCTGATATGAGTATGTCAAAAGATGACCTTCAAGAACTTTGTGAACTTTACGGACTTGATAAGTATGGTAATAAACCAGAACTTGTTGAAAGAATCAACAAATATGTAGAAGAGAAAGGGGCTTAATAGCCCCTTTTATTTTTTTGTAAACTTCTTAAAAAGATAAATATAGATATATAAGGAGTTTATAATTAAAATGGTTAAAAATGAGATTAAAGGGTATAGAGGAAATACAACTCTAAGAGCACCTGAAGACAAACTTGTTTATGATAAGAAACAAATCAAAGAACTTGCCAAATGTCGAAAAGACCCAATATATTTTCTTAAAAATTATGTCAAGATAGTTTCTCTTGATGATGGTATAGTCAATTTCAATCTATATGACTATCAAGAAGAGATGATAAATCTCATCCATGAAAACACACGTATTATAGGAAGGTCTAGTAGGCAAAGTGGTAAATGTGTTGTTGATAAATCTGACATTACAATCAGAGATAAAGAAACTGGTGACATTAAAACATTAACAATTAAAGAATTTTATGATATGGTTAATCTTGATTGATTATTATCTGTCTACTTGAATCACCAAAAAGATAAATAATAAAAAGATATCAAGGGTGATTTTAATGAATTGTAAAAGATGTGATAAGAAACTTGCGTATAACACAACATTATCATATTGCACATCGAATAAAGATTGTATAGAATTGGGTAAGTCTGAAAAGGCTTTAAAAGATGTTGTTGATTTTGATAATGAAACTGTTAAATGTCCTATATGTGGGATTGTATTTAAAAGTCTTATATCACATATTAAATTATATCATGATATGAGTGTTGACACTTTTAAAGAGATATATCCCAATTCTAATATATATAATTATAATTATATTAATAATGCTAGTGAAAAATTTAAGGGTGATAGAAACCCAGCATATAATCATGGTGGTAAATTATCACCTTGGTCTAAAAAAAGTAAATATTATTCAGAAGAAAGCGTTAAAAAAGCTAATAAAAATAGAACTTATATAAATAGGGTTAAATATTGGACTGATAAAGGATATAGTGAACAGGAAGCTCATGATAAAATATCAGAAAGACAGACAACTTTTAGTAAAGATATATGTATTGAAAAATATGGGGATACTGAAGGTTTAAAAAGATGGAAAGAACGACAGAATAAATGGCAGACAACATTAAAAAATAAATCACCTGAAGAAATTCAGCGTATTAATGAAAAGAAAGGATTTCTAAATGATGATAATCATTTTAAGTCCAGAAAAGATTATTTAAACTATTTAATAAGAAGTAAAACAACTCCTAATAGACTATATTATAATAAGTTTTTGTCTAAAAATGAAATAATACAAATCATAAAAAATACAGACCAATTAAATAATAAACCTCTTAAGAGTATTAAAAGGTATCTAACTACAAAAATGAGACTCATGAAAGCTTATTGTGAATACTATGATATAGATTTATCACAATATGTTGTAATAGATGATAGTATAAAAAAATCTACTCATGGTTATGGTTATTCAAAATATGATGAACAAACTGGTAAATTGTTAAGGTCTAGTTATGAAATTAAATTTTGCAACTTGTTAAAAGAGCTTGGAATAAAATATGATATTGAAAAATTTTACCCCAATAGTAAAATGAAATGTGACTTCTATTTATATGAATATGATATTTATATTGAAATAGCAGGAATGATGGATGACATTGAATATGAATCAAAGATGTATTATAAAAGAGATGCATTCGGGGCTATTATAGTAACACCAGATTATATTAATAAAACGTTTATAAAAGAGATAATTAATGGCTGAGTTTATAAAAGAAATAGAAACTAATAGATATGAAGTGTTAACACCAAATGGGTTTGAATCATTTCAAGGCATTGGAAAAACTATAAAATATGATGTTTATGAGTTGATACTTGATAATGACTATACAATGCAATGTGCTGATGACCATATAGTCATGATATTGAATGGGTATGAAATTGAAGAAAGGTTTGTTAAAGAATTATCAGTGGGTGATTTGGTATTAACAGAATCGGGGTTCTCACCCGTTAGATATGTTCTAAAGTTGGATAATTCTGTCAATATGTATGATTTACTGGATGTTGATTCGCATATATATTATACAAATGGAATAGCTTCACACAATTCACAATGCACGGCTGGTTATATCCTATATTATATATTATTCCATTCAAATAAGAATTGTGCCATATTAGCAAACAAACAAGACATTGCAGTTGAAATTTTATCAAGAGTGAAAATGATGTACGAATCATTACCTTTATGGTTACAAGAAGGCATAATTTCATGGAATAAAACATCTATTGCGCTTTCAAATGGTTCAACAGCGTTTGCAAGAGCTACAAGTGCTTCAGCTATAAGAGGAAAAAGTTGTAATATTTTGGTAATTGATGAAACAGCACATGTTAGCAATGGTTTATGGGATGAATTTTACACATCATCATACCCCGTTGTATCTTCTTCAAAAGATGCTAAGATTATATTAATATCAACCCCATTAGGTATGAATTTTTATTATAAAATGTATATGGATGCTGTTAATGGTCGAAATGGTTTTAAACACTTTACATATGACTGGACTGTTGTTCCTAATAGAGATGAAGATTGGGCTGAAAAGACTAAGGCTGAAATAGGTGAACGAAGATTCATACAAGAGTTTGCGGTGGAATTTCTTGGTTCTAATGGCACACTCGTTTCTGTTGCTAAATTGCAAGCTATGCCTATATTGGATGCAATAGAAAAACAAGATGATGAGAAATTAAAAATATATGAACAGCCTAAAAAAGATGGTCAGTATGTTATCATTGCAGATGTTGGTGAAGGTGTTGGATGTGATTCATCTACATGTCAAGTTTTGGATGTTTCTGAATTGCCATATAGACAAGTTGCAGTATACAGAGATAACCTAGTTAAAACAAACATGTTCCCATATGTAATAGATAGAATAGGTAGATACTATAATAATGCTCTTGTTATAGTTGAATCGAATACATACGGTCAAGAAGTGTTAAACATTTTAAACTATGATATTGAATATGAAAACATTTTTTATGATGATGCTAAAGATGGATTTGGTCTTAGAATGACCAAACTTAGTAAAAGACTTGGAAACTCATATCTAAAAGATTTAATAGAGTATGACAAGATTCAAATATGTGACTATCAAACTGTAACAGAATTTAGCACATATATACAGATAAAAGGTAGTTATGGTGCTGAAGAAGGTAAAACTGATGATATGATTACACCATTAGTATTATTTGCATTCTTTATTAACAATAATCAATACGTTGAAAACTGGTTAGATAAAGAAGATTTCAGCAAAACGCTACATAAAAATTACATTGACCGTGTTGAAGAACAAGTTTTACCTGAACCAATGGTATTCAATGGTAATGATGATGACTTCTTTTAATCTTTTTTAAGTGCTGAAATAATATCCATAACCATTTTCGTTATAATTGGATTGACATTATAGTATATACCGTTACCAAGTTTTATATGATATTGAACATTCTTAGTTGGTGGTTCTGGTTGTTGTTCCCATATCTCTAATTCAACATCTTTATTTAGTTGTATCTTTTCAAATATTTTCATAATTATACCTAATCTAATTTAAAAAATGTTATAAAGGTTAATTCCTTTTCATATTCCATATACTTATAAACGTATTTAAAACCGTTTTTAACGATAGTTATCTTTTCATAAGGGGTAACACTATCAATACTGTCTATCGTGCTAAATATGACCTCTTTAACCGTTTTGAGAGTGGTTTTAAACTGTGTTAGTTTACTTTTAACTGTGTGAAACTTGTTTCCTTGTTCATCTTCAAATTCTACAAAATTTACCAGAATATGTTTATAATAAAATAAGGGTGTATAAACAGTCTTTCGTCTTTTGTTCTGGATAACTCTTTTCTTACTTTGAGACTTTTTGTTCATCTGATTAATAAACGATTTTTTACCCATATAATCCTTACCTCACATTTCAAAGGGATATATAACTATTTCCATATAGTGTCTAATTGTTGAAAAGTTAAAACCGTCAAGCAATACTTGACCAATTCCAAACGCATGATTGTTGCTAAAAGCAATACCATATTTACTACAGTTTTCATATTCAAAAATATAGAAATCTGTTGATTCGTCTAATTCGGTTGTTAGAATCTTTCTAATATAGTCTTTAAGTCGTTGTTTCATTTAACATCATATCTGATTTTTATCATCTCAATCAAGAGCTTATATTCAGCCTTTGATTTATCAGATTCATCTTTTTTATCAACGGCTTTTTCAAATTCTGCTAAAGTACCATTGAAACATCCTCTGTTACAAATGATTTCATCATCGGTGTTTTTAAAAACTGTTAATGTTCCTGATTCAGAACCAACATTTGAAAATGATATGGTTCGCTGGTTGTCTACACTTGAGTCGACTACATGTGAGTTGTGTATACTTGATTTGTGTACACTTGAGTCGACTACACGTGAGTTGTTGTATACACTTGATTTGTGTACACTTGAGTCGACTACACTTGAGTTGTCTACACTTGAGTTGTGTATACTTGATTTGTGTACACTTGATTTGTGTACACTTGAGTCGACTACACGTGAGTTGTTGTATACACTTGAGTTGTCTACCCATGAGTTGTTGTATACACTTGAGTTGTGTATACTTGATTTGTGTACACTTGAGTCGACTACACGTGAGTTGTTTTCTACACGTGAGTTGGCTATCCATGAGTTGTCTACACGTGAGTTGTTGACCACACTTGAGTTGTCTACACGTGAGTTGTTGACCACACTTGAGTTGTCTACCCATGACCCATCTTGCGCAAGATTATCTTCGGAGTCTATAAACCCCCCAAGCTGACCTTTTTTAATACCATTAAAGTCTATAACTGCTTCAATCTGATACAATGTTTTTCCAAACATTTTTTTAGTGTTTGATGTTAATTTAAAATATTTCATAATATTACCTCTCTTGTTTAGTTTATGTTTATTTATATTATATCACACTGATTTACATTTGCCAACAATTTTTAATCAATAACTGGAACATTGAGACATGTTGTAAGATAAGCTTTAACTTTATCCATTGCAATACCTTTTTGAGATTCTTTTCCACGATATTGAGCAGAACAACCAGCCATATATTCATTGTTAAAAATAGACCAGAAATAAACATTACATGATTTAACTATTTTGATTTCAATGTTATCAAATCCTTTGACTTGATATTTCCAATTTCCTGTTAATCCAGTTGGTATTGATTTAATTTTCATAATATTACCTCTCATGTTTAATTTAACCTTATATAGACACATTATTATAAATAATATTATGTGTCAACCCATAAATGTAAAAAAAGATAAATAATAAAAAGATTATAAATTAAAGGAGAAATATAAATGGCACAATTTTTATCCCCTAATTATTTTTTTAGGGAAAAAGACCTTTCAGGTAGAGTCCCAGCTGTATCGACTTCCATAACTGGTGTTGTTGGTAAGTATGATTGGGGTGCTTGCTATGAAAGAATAATTTTAACACAGCCTACTGATGTTGTTGGTAAAATTGGTTATCCTACTGATGACAATTATAACCACTGGTATCAAGTTAGAAATAACCTTGATTATAACAACATGCTTTATGCTGTGAGAGTTGTTGACACTGGTACAGCTGTCAATGGTGGTTTTAAAGTATTTGAAGATGGTGATTATGTTACTATAACTTATGCAAGTCTTACAGGAACATTTGCTGATGATGAATCACTCACATTTTCAGGTGGTGCTACTGGTATAATAGTACAAGATAATGGTACTGATATTATGACTATTCAAGTCACATCTGGAACTGTTGTTGTTGCTGATGGTATTACAGGTGATACATCTGGTGCTACTGCTACAGTAAGTGTTGTTGGTGATGTATATGTTAACCATAATGTAACAGAATACATTCCTAATGCTGATGCAATTGATGATGTGACACTTTCATTTGACCCAAAGGAAAGACTTTCAATATTTGCTAAATATCCATCAGATACTTATGGTAATGCAATCAAAGTTGCAATAGCTAATTCAACTGATTTTAGTACAGCAAATATTATGACTGAGGATGACGGTTCTGAGATTAAATTCTCTTCATACTTTGATAGAGAACCAGAATCAACAGAATTTGCAGTTGCGGTACTTTTCCCAGCTGACATTAATGATTCATCTAACACAGAATATGAAATAGTTGAAACTTTTATAGTGTCTACTGTTTCAGGCACAAAAAATTTTGAAGGTAATGTAGTATATTTTGAAGATTATATTAATACTTCTTCACAGTATATCCTTATGTTCGATAACACAGGCAATACAAATGATGTAAAATCTTTTGAAGCTGAACAATTTGTTAATGGTGTTGCTGGTGATATCACTGATGCTGAAGTTATCAATGGTTATGACCTTTTTGCAAATCCAGAAGATGTGGAAGTTGACCTTCTTATTGACGGTGTGAACAATAGTGTAACAGTTCAACAATACCTTATTGATTCTATTGCAGAAGTTAGAAAGGATTGTTTTGTAATTCTTACACCTGAGAAAACTGATGTTGTTAATCAGATTGATGCTAGTACAGCTGTTTCAAATATGATAACATATAGAAAAGATACTCTCAGTAGGTCTTCAAGTTATGCTGGTTTCTATGGAAACTATAAGTATCAATTTGATAGATATTCAGGTAAATATAAGTGGGTGTCACTTGCTGGTGATATTGCTGGTGTGTTTGCTGTTACTGATACTACAAATGATAGCTGGTTTGCTCCTGCTGGTGATGAAACTGGTAGAATTAAAAATGCAAAAAAACTTGCTTTTAAATCATCTCTTGGACTTAGAAACCTTATGTATGTTGCACAAATTAACCCTGTTGTACAATTTCCATCCGAAACACCTATGGTATACGGTCAGAAAACGCTTCAGGTTAAACCAAGTGCTTTTGATAGAGTGGAAGTGAGAAGACTGTTTATCTATATTGAGAAATCAATTGGTAAAGTTATGAAATATTTTGTCTTTAAAAAGAACACAGATTTCACAAGAAACCAAATTGTTGGAATTATTGAACCAGCACTTAGAGATATTCAAGGTAGGGAAGGTCTTTATGACTTTGCTGTTGAATGTTCAGCTAATAATAACACTGGTGAAGTGATTGACAGAAATGAGCTTGTATGTGACGTATATCTTCAGCCTACAAAGTCGGCAGAATTTTTGAACTTTACATACATAGCAACCAAAACTGGTGCTGATTTTAACGAGCTTAGAAAGCTTATAAACGGTTAAAAGTTGACAATATAAATTTATTATGATATTATAGTTTTTATGTGGGAAAAGAGTTAGCTACTCCTGTTATGAACTCCCTTCATAACTACCACATAAAAAACTTTTAAAGGGAGAATTTAATGGCTGTAAAAACACATCCTAATATAATTATTAAAAATAAAATAAACAAAATATTATATGATAAAACTATAGAACATATAGATGTTGAATTGTTGAAAGCTTTTATTAGAAATAATTTAGATATATCTAAGATAGCCAATTTCAATCTAGTATTATATAAATATGAAAATCCATCATATATAAAGACGTTTGAATATTTATATAGAAAATATAGTTATAAAAATTATTCAGAATTGATTTATATACTCTATAATGATATAGAACCCCCCAAATGTTCAGTTTGTGGAATTCATAATCAGAATTTTATATCTTTTAAACGGGGGTATTCTGGATTCTGTTCAAAATCTTGCGCATCAAAAAAGGCTAATCAGATAAGAGCATATTCTGATTTAATTAAAGAAGAATTGACAGAATATGAAATTAGGAAATTAGTTATCTTGTTAATGAAAAGTGATAAATATTCTTTATATTCACCTTCTCAATCTTTTAAAACGCATGATATAAATCTATACAATAATATAATAAATAGAACCAATTACTTACAAGAAAACTGTAAATTTACCGAAAGATTATATCATATTGTTAATGGTTTATATAAAAATCCTACATGTGTTAAATGTGGTAATACTATTGATGTGAAATTTAAAACTTTTAACAATGGGTATGGTAGTTATTGTAAAACATGTATTAACAAAAAAACTGGTATGAAAATTGGCAATTCTACATCTAAAACTAAAAGAGAACAAAACTTTCAACAAATTATAAATAAATTTTCTGATGATTATATATGTTTAACAAAAAAGAATGAATTTGTTGAAACTGGAATTATGTCAGTCTATCATCATACATGTGGTAAAACTATAAAGCGTGAGCAAGGATATTATAATTATGGATGTCCATATTGTAAAAAATCAGGACGGTCTAACATAGAAAAGGAAATTAGAGATTTCTTGACTCTTTTTATTAAGGGTGATATTTTATTAAATACTAAACCATTGAAAGACGATTCTAAAATTGGTAACGCTGGTAACAGAGAAATAGATATATACATCCCTGATAAAAAGATTGGTATCGAATATCATGGTTTATATTGGCACACAGAATCTAATGGTAAGAATAATAAATATCATTTAGATAAGTATAATATGGCAAATGAAAACGATATACAATTATTACAAATATTTTCTAATGAATGGATATATAAAAATGATATAGTCAAATCAATTATTAAATCTAAATTGGGTGTGTATGATAATCGTTTATATGCCAGAAAATGTGAAGTTAGAGAGATTGACAATCAAACAAAGGATAAATTTCTTGATGAAAACCATTTACAAGGTAAAGATATATCTAAACATAGGTTTGGTTTATATTATAACGATGAGCTTATTTCAGTTATGACCTTTGGTAAAAGAAATATATCAGGGCAATCAACTTTTGAATTAATTAGATATGCTTGTAAACTTAATACACAAATTATAGGTGGTGCAAGTAAGCTGTTTAAATACTTTATAAATAACTATTGGAATGGTGAAGCTATTAAAACCTATGCCGATAAAAGATATAGTAATGGTTCTCTGTATCATCAGCTAGGGTTTAAATATACTCACGATTCAAAACCTAACTATTGGTATACAAAGGATTATAAAACTGTTGAACATAGAGCAAACTATATGAAACATAAACTTAAAGACAAACTATCAAATTATGATGAAAATTTAACTGAATGGGAAAATATGAAATTAAATGGATATGACCGTATATGGGATTGTGGTAATATGGTATTTGAATATAACAATTTAAACAATTAAAACCCTCTTTTTAGAGGGCTTTCTTTTTTCAAACATATCTATAGCGGTATCACATATAGTCTCATATTTCCAATATATTTCATCCATAAAATATTTAAATTTTTTAAATGTTTCATCACTCATAGATTCAAGAAGTTCATTTGTAATAGTATCAATATTTGTATATTCATCACTACTACCATAACATTCTGACGAACAATATCCTTTGTCCATATGGTCTATTGAATCACATGATGAACAATAATGAAACTTTTTACCACATTTTTTACAGTTCATAACACCCCCTAATCAAACACAACTTTTTCATATGCTTTATCGGTCAAATATTTTAAAGCTTTTTCTGGTTCTACAAACTCTTTAACCATTTTCACTTCGTCATAATATACAACCTTCCCTTCATGCATAAGCGTATACTGCATATAATTCCCTTTTGTAATACCAAAAAATGATTGCCACATTATATTATACCTCTTTTCCACATTTTAAGGTTTCCATTAATTACTTCATTCTGAAGAACCTTTTCAAGTTTTTCGGTTGCTGTGTGTGAAACGATTTTGCCATATGTTTTTCCATCCATATCAACAAATGTGTAACATACTTTATTCTTATAGTATGATGGTTCACGATTAAGATTGAACCATCTTTTAAGGTCTTTGTTATATCTTTCTTTACGATATGATATTTTGTTGAATTTGTAACGATACATATAACCATCTTTTTCTTTTTTGAAATTACCGAAACGGTCTTCAGTCCAGTTACAAATTTTAAGGACTTCTTTGATTTGTTCTTTTATATTCATAATTACATCCATTCTTCTTTTGGAATACCAGCACTTTCAAGAAGTTCTATATTCACATAATAGTTCCAGATACCTTTATCAACATACCAAGCGGTTTGAATTATTCCATTTTTAGAACTTCTTCCATTAGTATGAGTGGATTCTCTCATATCTGGACTATGTTTCCATTTACCTTCTGTTCTGACAAAAAGACCAACCATTGTCATGGTGTTAGCGTTAACTTTAATAATATTATCATCATTTTCCAGTCTTTTCATATAAGATTCTTTAAATTTCATAATATAACCTCTTTTGTTTAATTGACCTTACATGGATACAATATATAACATTCAATCTATTGTCAACCCATAAATGTAAAAAAAGATAAATAATAAAAAGAATATTATTAAAGGAGAAATATAAATGGACGTTGGACAATTTTCAGCTAACTTTGCTCACGGTGCTAGGGCTAACTTATATAGTGTGTATATTGATGATATGCCTGAAAAGATTAAATTTCTTGTAAAGGCTACTTCTATCCCTTCAGTTGATGTTGGTGTTATAGAAGTTCCATTCATGGACAAAACTATTAAGATTGCTGGTGATTTAACATTTGCAGAGTGGAACACAACTCTCATGCTTGATGAAGATTATGCGGGTAGAATTCAACTTGAAGAATGGGCGCAAAAAATCAAGAACTTTAATGAAGTTGGTGGTTCAAATAATGTTGCAGACTATTTTAGAACAGCAACAGTCACACAACTTTCAGGTGATGGTGTAACTGAACTCAGGAAATATAAGATTTATAATCTTTTCCCACAAACAGTTCCTACAATTGACCTGTCATGGGAATCAAAAGATACTATATCTGAATATGAAGTTACATGGGCTTACACATACTGGACACCTGTTAGCTAATAAATGAATAGTATTGATGAGATGGTATCCAATATCACAGGATACCTTAGACCAAATTTATTTACGATTGACATTGTACCCCCTACAGCAATTAGTGGACTGTACAATAGAAAAATATCATTGAATGGGAATGCAACAACATTCCCATTCGCCACTTTCTCAGAAGGTAAATTTTACTATAATAACTTAGACCACAAATTTGCTACTGAGAAAGATTATGACCCTGTTTCTATGACTTTTTATGTTGATAATGATAGTGATGTTTTAGATTTCTTCATTGCATGGCAATCATTGATTATAGGAAACCACCATCTTGTCAGTTATAAAAGAAATTACGTTGGAACAGGTATAATAACACTTGTTGATGAGTCAAAGCGTTTTAAAAAGAGTGCTAAACTTATAAACATGTACCCAACAAATATTAATGGATTGGATTTGGCATATTCAAGTAACAATTCAATATTAGAATTAAGCATGAGTATGAATTTTGATGATGTAGAATACGTTTAAAAGGAGAGGATAAAATGAGTTTACCAGTTTTTAATTCAACAAATTATACAGTTGAATTACCTATTTCAAAGAAAAAGATTATATATAGACCTTACAATATAGAAGAAGAGAAAGCATTACTGCTTGCTAAAGAATCTGAGAATGTTTTGGATTTGCTTGAATGTATGTTTAATATCACTGATAAGTGTGTTATTGACCCTAGTTCATTTGATTCAAAAACACTAAATTGGATAGATTTTACTAAGCTTATAATGTTGATTAGAAGTAAATCAATATCTGAAAAGATTAGTCTTTCTTTTCCATGCCCTCATTGTGAAACATCTATTAGTTATGAAAATAAACTCGACAACCTATTCATCATTGAAAATATTGGTATATCCAAGAAAGATGTTGAAATGGGTAATGGGTTTTCATTCTCAATAGTAGTACCAAATATTCAATATATTACATCAATTGAGAAATCTGATAATAACATTGATAAGATGAAAGATACTCTCATGTACAGTATTGATAAAATCTGGCATGATGGAAAGATGTATCCTGTTGAAGATATAGAAGAGCTTAGAACAAAGATTATAAACAATCTTTCTTATAGTGATATAGTAAAGATTTTTGCTAATATTAAAGATATGGCAACAGCTTCATTTGTTATCAATACAAAGTGTACTAATGAAGATTGTGGAAAAGATATTAATATAGAACAGGAGAATGTTCTAAATTTTTTCGCTTAACGTATGCGTACAGAGATTTAAAGAGCTTATACGAAACTATCTCTAACATGCATAGGATAGGTAAATATAGCATGTTAGATGTATACATGATGTACCCATACGAATTATTAATATATAGAAATATATTAGAAGCTCAATTGATAGAAGAAGAAAACGAAAGGAAACGTAAAAATGGCAGAAAATAAAGGTGTTAGAAATACAAAGAACAACACGGGTGTTTCTAAAAGCGATTTAGATTTTTTGGCTGAAAATTTGATTGAACTGAATGATAGTCAAACTGAAACGACTAAAACAGTTCAGGAAACAAATGAGTATGTCAATCTTCTTATAGACGAAATGAAACTGCTTAAAACATTTTCTAAAGATTCTAAAAATATGGAATCATCTCTTATGTCAACTATGATGGGTATTGCTGATAATATTGAATCGCAAGTATCAGCTGATGAAGAAGATAGAGTGAAAGCAAAGATTTCCAATAATATAAGCTTGGAAAATGTTCAATATGTTAAGAAGACTGCTTCAGCAATGGATTTTCTTAAAGGAAAAATATTATCACCTGAAACAGTTTTATCACCTAAATCAATTATTGGTATAGGTGGACTTTTAGCGGATGCGCCTATATTTCTTTTAATAGGTGATGCTGTTGACGGTCTGTTAAAAGATTTCAAAAAGTTTAAAGAAGAAAATAAATCGGCTGACGATAAAAATTTAGCAATGTTAAAAGGTCTTAAAGGTAAGGATTCTTTATCAAAAGACCAAATGAAAACTATCATGGAACAAACTGCTAAACTTTCATCAACTGATTCTGATGAAATAAGAAAAGTTCTTATTCAAAATGGTGTGAATTCAGAGGACATTATATCTGATTTTATGTCAACTATTCAAACAGCGGAAGATACTGCAATATCCCAGAATGCTGGTATGGTAGATTTACTTAAGAGTATGGATAAGTCAGATGAAGAGATTAGAAGTATTTTTAGAAATATTGAATCTGGTGAAATGTTAGATGATTTGAAAAAAGATTTAATCGAATCACAGAATACAATTTCACAAGAACTTAAGATGATTAGAGATGATAATAATGCTACAGCATTTTGGGATGAGGACAATAAAGAAAAAGAAATTAGAGACAGAGAAGAGCAATTAGACCTACTTAGAGCAAATGTTGAATCTATTGGTAAACTTACTGATAGTGTTACCAAAGAAAATGATAGTATATTTAATCACTTATTCACACTTGCTGGTGTGTTAGGGCTTGGGTTTGGTGCTGTAGTTGGTAAAATACTTTTACCTTTCCAAGTGCTTTTTAAAGGTGTTTCAGCAATTATAAAACCTATTGAAATGTTTACAGGACTATCTAAGATGATTCTAAAACCTATTACAATGGTAACAGAAGTATTTTCGACTCTTGCAAATACATCAAGCTCGTTAGGTAAATTTTTGTCTGCTTTTAAATTTGGTTTCAAATTTTTAACAATACCACTTCAGATTATAATGTCTGTTGTAGATTTTGTTAGAGGTTTCATGAATACAGAAGGAACAGTTGTAGATAAGATTAAAGGTGGTTTAACACAAGTTGTAAAAGGTTTTATTGAATTACCGTTAAAACTTATTGGATGGGTTGTTGATTGGTTCTTAGGGTTATTTGGTGTTAACATTGAAGGTGGTGCTGGTAAAGCTATGTTGGATTCAGCTTTAGGTTTATTCACTGGTGCTATAAATACCCTGTTTAATTTGGCTAATATGGTATTTGGACTTATAACAGCACCTTTTAGGTCTGCTATATCTGTTTTCACAAATATTAGAGATTGGTTCAAAGGTGATAAATCGTTTGGTGGTGCTTTAAGTGGTATATGGCAAGATTTAATTAGTATTGCTGATAATATAAAGAATCTAGTTGTACAATGGTTTGGTTCTGCAATCTCTAAAATACCGTTTATAGGCAAAAAGATTGCTGAAAAGATAGGTTATACTGCAATGAGTGATAACATGGATTCTAACGCTATTGTAGACGATGCTACAGCTAATCAAAGATTAACTCAACAAGCGGTTAGAACTGAATTAGCTGGTCAAGAGACTACACAACAAGAGCCAACTCAGAATATAACAAATATAAACAATCAGACTAATAGAATCTCTAACCAAGATATGTCTGTTAGAACTGATGACTATACATTAACACGAATAGGCGTGTTTCAATTTGGGTGATAAATGTTAGGAAGTACATTTTATTTTAATACAAGTAAGAAATACATAGTTGCATTTGCAAATCTTTTTAAAGGTATTCAAGTTCAGAGATTTGATAATGCTGGTAATGTTGTTAAAACTATAGATGTTCCTATATCATATGTTGGAAAGTCTAAACTGTTTTATCAGCTTGGTAGAGATAGTAATAAGGTTTCAACTGTTTTACCACGTATAGGATTTATACTTAGACCAGTATCAAGAGATGTGACAAGACAGATATCAAAATATAATACTATTGATTTAACATCTAGTGTTACAGGTGAAGATATACAGATAACATATAATCCAGTTCCATATAACTTCACTTTTGAAGTTGCTATTCTCGCAAAGAACTATGATGATATGTTACAAATAACAGAGCAAATTTGTCCTTTTTTTACACCTGATTATGGAATATCAGTTAATGAAATTCCTGAATTTGGTATCACAAGAGATTTAAATGTGACTCTTGGTGATATTTCCATAGGTGTTGAAAATGAGTTTGGTCAAGAAGAAGATAGAATAGTTACAACTGATATGACTTTTACAATGAAAGGTTGGTTGTATCACCCTATCAGAGATTCAAAAGTTATTGAAACTATTAACACACATTTGATTAATAAAGAAACACTTACAGAGTATGAAACAATACAAACAGAATATAATGCTATAACTGATAGTATTGATACAACAATTATAGAAGGTGGTGCTTAATGAAAAAACCAAGTATAGGTGATGAACTCAATATTGAACCACCTAAACAAATTGATTTAGATGAAGTAAATGTTGAACATAAATCACAGTCAGAAGATTTTGAAGATGATTATAGATTCATTAGAGAGAAACTACACTTAGCTATTGAAAGGGGTGCTGATGTCCTTGATGAATCTGTTAAGAATGCTAAAATGGATTTACATCCACGTATAGTAGAAGGTGTTGCAACTATTTTGAATCAAATGGTTAATGCAAACTCACAGCTGTTAAATCTCCATGAAAAGATGAATAAGATTCAATCTTTAAAGGATGATAAATCAGATGAAGATGTTGAAACTGTAAAAGAGACATCCAAATCTTTGAGTGATTTGTTACAAGAAATTGAAGATGCAGAGAACGAGCGTTTAGAAAAAGAAAAAGCCCTCTAAAAAGAGGGCTTTAATCGTTTAAAGAGGTACATCATCCTCTTCTTCATCATCGTCATCAAATAGACTATCAAGCTCATCAAGGTCTTCCAGAAGGTCATCATCTTCTGTATTTGGTTCTTCACCAAGAAGTTCTTTTTCAAGCTCTTCTTCAGATTTCTTTGGAGTCGTTTTTTTCTTTTTTGGTTTTGGTTCTTCCTCATCGACATCATCAATGATTTCATCTCTTTCAAGAACATCATTTTTACCAACAAGTTTCTTATAGATTTTATCCACATCTTCAAGTGATGGATATTTACTCTCATCAAGGAACTCATTCAGGTCATACATTTGATTGTGGATAGCTTCACATTCATCATCTGATTCAGCAAGAACATCTTTACCATCAACGATAAGGAATTCTGATTCACTATAGTTTGGTACTAAATCACCTGTTCTATCAGATTTAACTTCAGTAGCATTCCAGTTAAAGTTATATGAACCATCATCATACCAATCAAACACTTAAATTGATTTCTTATCAGAATCATATTTATGTGGATTCATAGCTTTATCAATAGTCTTATAAATACATTTTTTAAATTTAAAAAGCTTTACCTTGCCATTATTTTCTGGATTTCCTTTATCATCAATAACATAAACGTTTGTAATCCATTCAGCGTTTCTAGTGAATTTTTTGAATGTATCGTTATCATTATCCCATCCATACTTACCAGCTTGACAGAATGAACACCATTCACCATCTTTTACAGTTGTCGGACAATTAGTAAAAACTGTACTACCTTTATATTTTACATAGTGGCTATACTTCATGATAAATGGTTTACCATCTTTACCACCCAGAAGTTTAAATGTAATAGACTTATATTTACCATCTACTTTTACAAGATTGATGAATCTTTCATCCCTTGTTGATTTTGGTTTGTCTGCTTTCTCAACTGTTTCATTAACTTTTTCCATTTTTTTCTTATAATCTTTCCAACTCATAAATTAAATTTCTCCTTTTGTCATAAAATTTTTGTTATTTCTCTGTTTTTCTTTGTTCAATATGTCTTTAAGTTTAAGTTTCCAATCAATACCCCCAATATACCTTTTTAATATCATCCAATACTTTTTAAAGAACACTTTATAATAATCATATTTGCTTTGTTCAATAAAATTTAAAGAATCATAGTTCAACTTGTTAAAAAAGTCAAGACATTGATTCAATAAAATTATACTGTTTTTACTGATAAACTCAGTCCGTCTAATGTGATATAATGTGTCTGGTGAATAGAAATATTTTTTGATAGTAATTTTCTTCTTTTCACAATATTCTAACACTTTATATACATCCGCTTCAAAAACTTTTTCAGCACGTTTAATACATGATACATTATCTTTAAAGGTTTTGTATTTATCCTGTATAATATCTCTGACAAAAAAATCAGGGGTTTGAATCCAGTATGAAGCAAATAAAAGTATCATATTGTTTCTGTTTGTATTATCCATGTTTATTTTCTGAAATATGTGACCGTTTAAATCAATTTCTTCACGATTCCATTTATTAACAAGCCCCCTCCTGTTAGGTAACGTTTTACAACGAGTCACATCAAAATCATTATCAGCAAAATGAACATGTTTCATCGTATGAAAATACTGGTAAGCTTCAAACCCCGATATCAAAATAAACTCTCCCAAATAAACTTAAATCATTTCATTCATATCATACATACTTGTGTCTTGACAATAACCATTTGCAATTAGATGTTCTTTGAATGATTTATCATTTTTGAGAAATGATATAAAATCTTCAAAGTCTTCAAAATCTTCTTGATACTCATTATAAACATCTACCGCTGATGTGACAAGACCATCATTATGTATTTTAGCATATTCAAATATCTTTTGTATATATTTGTTCATATTCTACTCATTTGTAGAACCAAGCATCCCTTCACCTCTTGCTGTTTTTTCACTATAAAGTTCTTCAATTGGAACTTCATTAAATTCGACTTCAGGCACTTCAATAAGCAAACCTTGAATAATCTTTTCACCAGCTTTAATTTCGGTTGGGTATGTGGTTTCATTAATAAGGTTAAGAATTACTTCACCTTGAAATGGTTCATCAATTACACAAGCACCCACTGTAAGACCCTTTTTAACGGCTACACTACCACGATTAAAGAAAACAAGGGCATAACCTTTGGGAACTTGTACTTTGATTCCTAGAGGAATTACAACAGTCTCATTAGGGTTAACTACTATATCTTTGAAATCATTTGGAACATAGAAATCAATCCCCGCATCCTCTTTATGTTTTTTAAATGGTGGTTCAACATCTTTAATTCTGCTGAACCTAAATTCTAATTTCTTTGAACAATTGCACATATTAGACAAACACCTCCTTAGTTTAATTTGTATCCTATATAAAAAGCTATATAACCATAAATAATCATCCCTGAAAACATCATAACAATTCTAAACAGTCTATCATCTTTCATATAAATACCTCTTTTATTAATTAATATCATTGGATTCTATACGATATCCATGACATATCACACACTCTTCATAACCTTTATTGGACTTGATACTTATAGACATATGTTCCCCTGATATACCATGTGTATCAGAACAACTATCCATACCAAAATCTATACACGCATTATATCTATCCAACAACATTTTTAATTCCTTTTTGAAATTATCCATTTTCATGGAACTACTACTCATATAAATACCTCTTTTTGTTAGTATATGGTAATAATATATCATTTAATTGGTTATGTCAAGAGTAAAAACATCACCATTTTCATAAATTTTAATATCTTCATATTTTGATGTAATCTTTCTATATAGTTCAAGTTTACAACATTCTAACACACCTGTAACTTCATTCATAATTCTATAACTAACCCCACCTGATTGTTTGATGTAATCCTGAATCATCATGGTAATAGCATAGTTCAGCTCACCAGCTGTAACAGGTTTAGTTTTAGCTCGTTCTCTATCATCTTGATTTATATATGGCATATCAACCTTCCTTATTAAGAATTTCTACAAGGTTTTCATATGTTAAACAGTCTTTATCACCTTCTTCTCTATATCTGTATAGAAGATTTCTAAGCTCTACCTCAACAGGACAATCAATTAGAACGGATTCAACGTCACTCTCATCAAAGTTGATATCATCTATAACATGTTTACCATCTATATTTGAATGTACTGTCATACTACCTGACATGCCTCTTTCTGGTTCAAGTTCAACATAATCAACTTTTTGATAATCTTTAAAATTTGGATAATCCTTTCTTTTATAATATGATACCTGTACAAACATTATTTCACCTCTTTACTTATTTTTCTATACCATTCCAGTTCTTCTTCAACATCATATAAATGATTAAATATCTTTTCAAAAAATTCAACTGATGTTTGGTCTGTAACATTTTTGAGATGTTTTTCAAACTCTCTCGACCGTTCACATATCCAGCATGTACATTTATGTGTTGGTGTCTCTGGAACATTTATGTAACCCATACCGTTACAAACAGGACAATCGGTATATCCATTTATTTCTGGAATGTGTGTATATCCCCTACCATTACATTTATTACATTCAATCTTTTTCATCAATCCCCCTATCATTAAAATATTTTATTACATCATACATAATTTCAGATGAAAACATTTCTTCACCTGAACAATCATACCAATGTTTATTAAGACCTTCGAAATCTCTATAATAATTTTTATCATCCAATATAACAAATTTATTAACATATTTCTGGTTTTCAGCTAACCAAACTGATATAAGATGTCCTCTTGGTTCTCCTGAAATCTTACGACCTGTTTTGTCAATTACTTCTATATCATATTGGTCAAAAAAGTCTGTAAATGTATTCAAGTTGAATTGATGTCTCCAATTTGAAACTATAACAATTTTTACATTTTCACACTCATGATTGACCAGTTGTAGTCTTAGCATTTTTGCATCATCTATAGTATTGAAATAATCATACTTATCATTAATATCAATATCTGTTATTTCTATATCAGTAAATGTGATAACACCATCAAAATCCAGAAATATAATATTGAATGGTTTTGGTTCTTGGATATGGTCTTTATATTTGTCATAAGCTTCATCAAGTATATAATCTTTTAAAAACGTGCGACATGATTCAACAGCTTCTTCTTGTGAATCGCCTGAACCAACACAGAAACATTTTCCAAGTTCTGTGACATATGCTTCCCATCCACCACCCCAATCATCTTGAAGTTTTGTACTCCTTATAAAGAAATCATCAGCATTTGGTTTCATTATTCCCCCTTTGTATTAATTATTACATATCCAATTACACCAAACGTAAAAAACAAAATGATAAATGCTCCGATAAGAGTACCAACCCCAAACGCATCATCCACCAACCTTTTACTGATTTTATGATTTGGATATTTTTGTTTTATATACTGAACACATTCTTTTTTACTTGCTCTAAAATCACATTCACCTCTGAATGCATAATATATCTTGTCATCTCTTGTGAGTTTTCGGGGTGAACCACTCCCACCAGAATCAGAGGAATTGTTTATACTGTTGAAAAGCATCATACCACTGAATGCTGATGAATTTGCAAATACATTTACTGATATTAAAATTAATATCACAAATATCATAGGTTTCATCTCTCTTCACCTCTAAATATTTTACGAAGTATAAATTTTTCAAGCTTTGTTATACTATATTTCATAATTTGACCTCATTTGTTTTCTACAAAAATTATGTTCATAATATCGTCTTCTTTGGCGAATATTTTTCTTCGCTCCTCTTTTCCAAGCAACATCTATATGCGTTCCAAGTGAATGGCGATTAGCATCGGATGAAAATGTTTTGTCCATATCATACTCAATAGCTTTATTTCCAAAAAATGCTTTATGTCTTTTACTGTATTTTTCTTTAAATCCTCTTTGATAATTTGTTTTCATAATCAATCCCCCTGAAATATATCTTCATTAAATGTAGCCATATATCCTTCATAATAGAATAATCTGTCATAGTAGTTTATTGGTTCATCCAAATACTTTTTATACACTTGCATAAACAGATATGATGGAACGCCCTTAAACTCAATTTTACCATTATCATATTCTTTTACAAAGAATGGTCTATTTTCTACACATTGTAGCGTAAATTTTTCAATTGTAAATGGATATTTACAAAATTTATCTATTTCTATATCATCAAAATTCATACCATCAACATATTCAAAAACAAATTCATCTGGTGGTGATGCTTTTATATCTGTTATATCAAATTTTTCATTGAACAATTCTATATATTCAGATATAACATACTTCTGAATCTTCTGTTGTCTTTTTGGCATGAGGTTTCCAAAGATAACCTGTCTAAGATATTTTGACTTTTTGAAATAGTCATAATCCGTGACTTGACCAATCATATCTTCATATGTATCAGCATTCATAACAAGTTCAGGATGATAACCTTTCATCACATTAAAATTTGCTTTTTTCAGGTCAACTGAAACAAATGTTTTCTATGTTATTCATGTTATAAACATCAGTATTAGGATATAAACGTTTTGTAATATATTCACCAAGTGAATCAGAACCAAGCTGTTTATATGCATCTGATTCAGATATAGTATTGATGATAACATCTTTCACACGATTATATTCTTTGAAAAATGCATCTTCAGAACCTAACTTATTTAAAACTTGTTGTAATAGCAAATATGATTTATTTGTACCATATAAAGAATCGAGCATACTGATATAGTATTCAAAGTATTCTTCTTTTAAAACCTGTATAGGCAAATTATAATCTTTTACAAATCTTTTTCTAATAGCATTACTCATATTCATTGTTTACATACTCCTTATAACATTCATCTAAATCTATTGTTTCATGGTTTTTAATCATCCAACCCTTACTAAAATAATATCTTCCACATTCTCTGACCAGATGGTATGATTTAACCTTTCCAAAGTGGTATAATGAATATATTACACCATGATTAATTTGTCTCAATACAACAACTTTATCACTACTATAGTCATTATCAAAATATTGTGGAAAGTTGTAACTCTCATAAACATATTTAAACTTACCATATTTGATTCTACTTATCAATTCATCCAAATATTCAACAAACAATGCAAATGGGTATGTAAAGAATACTATAACCATGATAATCATTTTGATTATTTTTAAAATTGTTTTTAATATCATACTCATGATTTCACAGCCTTTGGAGCTACTTTTCTAAACTTGCTCATTCTTTTATTTACCTCACTTTTTAGTTCTCGTTCCCAATACTCCCAACCTAAATCCATATCATCAACTCTATAATCAAATAAATCTGTTCTAAATCTATAATTAATAATTTTTCCTTGTGTTGCAATTTGTATACCGAAGTCAATCATTCTGAACACATGCCAAATTGATTTGAATCCAATATAAGTGTCTTCATATGGAATAGTCATTTTCTTTTTAGCCTTAACCCATGAATTAGATATTTCAGCCATAAAAGACTGTCTAAGCTTACTTTTATCTAGTTCAAAGGGGAATGCCTCTTTAAATGTGTTTCGTTCGTCAAACAGTATTTCTAGGGCTTCTACCTCATGGTTATTAATCTTTTCCTGAAACATTTGTTTAGGCATAATTTTAATATCATAATCCAGACAGTGTAGAAATGTGAATTCAAATTCATCTGATACTATAATGAACATATCAACATCAGATTGTGGTAATTCCATATCATATGACCATGAACCATAAATACCATAACCGATTATATCATTTTGGGTAATGTCTAACTGTTCTTCAATTATTTCAAATATTGTTTTCATCATTTCCATCACAACTAACCTTTTTAAGTATTGTATGTGTTTTACATGATTCACATTGTTTATCATTTTTAAAATGTTTCCAACAAGAAAAACACAATTCTTTTAGTTCTTCAATCATTTCAGGTACAAATGAAATAGCAATTGCATCATAAATGTTATCACTCTTAACATTTGCAATATCTATATTATTTGTTACAACATAATGACCGCATTTATCCGAAACCTTAAACCATTTTCCTTCAGTAATAAACATCTCTTTCATTTCCAAACACCCCCAATAATCATTTTTTGTTTATATTGATTGATAGGACATATTCCTTCAGGTTTTGCTTTGCTATACCGTATAATCAATTCACCTCTCACTATACAACCATTATACTTTTGAAATGGTCTATGGTGTAGGCATGTCACACATGTATTTTTGTTTACATCTTTTACATAATCATTTTCATAGAACATAATTATATACACCCCATCCTCATTTTTTCAATCATGCCGTTATAAAAAAGTTCCCAATCTTCATAACACATTTTAACAGAACCATATCTGTACCAATCTGGTTTAGCTTTGATACGTTCCAGAATCCTTTCAACGTTTACTTCCATATCAGTAATTGTTGGTTCATAGCTATTATAGTGCGACTGTTCAAATCCGTCAATCTCAATTTCATCAGATTTAAAATCGAATCCTCTTCTTGCACACTCATAAAGAAGTTGGTCAAATCTAGTAATGATAAAATCAAGTTTATCATAGAAGAAATATCCATGTCCTGTATTAAGCGTATACTTTTTAGGTATCTTAGACCAGTTAAGCCCGTTCTTGCTGTTTAAGGTACGTTTAAGGGCTTTAGGTAGCATTTTTATTTCCCTTGCTTCAGCAATAAGGTGTTGATTAGCCAGATAATCAACTGGTATAACATTAATCCTCATTTATAACCTCTATATCAAATTTTTCATCATCATATTCTGCAATCCATCTACCATCAAGAAGACCGTTTTGAGGGTTTGCATTGATTGATTGTACATAGAAGAATCTACCATGTCCAGTAGAATTGAACATAATATCAGAATCCGTTGAAAACTCTTTGATTATATATTCATTTCCATATGTTTTTATACGTTGTTTAGCTTGTTGTGTTTTTGGAATAAGTTTGACCTTATCACGAAGTTTCATAATTTTACCTCTTAAGAATATATCTATTTTATATCTGTTACTTCTATACCATTTTTGAAAAATGTAATAAACGTTCCATCAATATTTGTATCAGACATTTGAATTAAGTCTGCTGTATTATCATAGTTACACATTTTAATAAATGTTATAGCACCAGCAATATTTTTAAAATGCTTTTCAAATTTACCATTGCAACAAATATGATTGTTTGCATCTGTTATCACGACTTTGTAGTATATCATTATTTTACCTCTTTTACCATTTAAGAATCATTATTCTTACCCCATCAGGAGTAAGGCATTCCATATGTTTTATCAGATTTGAAATCTTTTTCTTTGTCATGTTATCAAGAACTTTATGAATACCTGATTCATCAGATATAGCAACTTGAAAAATGTTGTTAAATACTCTTGAACCGTTACTGTTGATAACACTGATATCAAACCCATTATCAAAGACCATACTAGCTTGCACATCAAAACATTCTGGGAATGCTTGTTTGAGTCTATGTTCTTTGAATACCAAATCTTTAAATGTTCTAACTTTTATCATAATATTACCTCTTTGATTTTTCTTTATCCAAATAACACGACTTTGCTTATAATGATATAATAAACACTATCATTATCTTTTACTTCATATTTCATTTTCCAGAAAGATATATCGTCACTACCGTTGAATTCGATAATTTCTCTTTCATCTTCTTTAAAATTCGATTCTACTATTTGTATAGCTTTACATTCGTCAACTGCATATTGAGCAAAGATTTCATTCCCTTTATCATCGTAACAAAAAATTTTACAGATTATTGAATTCATAATATTACCTCTTATGTTTAATTAACCTTACATAATGAATATATCACCACCTGAATTATATGTCAACAACAAATTTTAAAATTCATTCACTTTATTTATATAAGCATGTCTAACGTATTTAACCTTTCCACACTTTTGACATTGCTCAGTCTCCATGTAACTATATAATTTATAATCACCTGAAGTATTATAATAACAAAGTGCTTGCGTATCATCATTCGTATATAGATATTCACGTTTGACAGTTTTATAAATGTGTCTACAGAATAATTCTTTTAGAAATTGTTTCATTATTCATCACCCTCAAATGGAATATATATAACACCTTCAGCTTGTTCATCTTTACTATCACAGTTTACAACTTTATAACCATCCTCAAATCTTGCTATGGCTGTTTTGAACCCATTTGAAACGCCTGTGACATTATAAATATTTGCATTCTCTTTGTATATGAATTTCATACCTGCCATTTCTGAGAACCCAATTAGAGACAGCATATATGTTAAATCACCATCAAATATTTCTGTCATATATTTGTTAATGTCAATAATACCTCTTTTATAGGCTTCTGCATATATATGAATATTGTTATACCCATCTTTAATAATATTTTCAATATGTTCACCGCTTAATTCAAATATAAACTGTGTATAGTATTTTCCATCTTTATCAATTGATGTCCATGATGGTTTGTTTACATACACGGATAGTTCTTCAAATGCGTCTGGTGTTCCTTGTCTCCTAATATAAGATTTTCCACCATCCACTGCTACTTCACCACAGTGACAAAATTTGAAATCATGTTGATGAAATGATTCAATAATATCACCACATTTTTTACACCTTATAACGTTTCTATAGATATATTCTTTTACATGCATTTTTAACTCTCCTTTACATTATATTTAAATTGAATTTTTCTTCAAAATATTCTTTTATTAAATTGTATATCATGGGTGATTTCTCTTTCAACTTTGCTAAACCTGTTCCAATTCCATCAATAGGGAATACAAGATTTCTACCCATATTATATAGTTTATTTAATTTTACAAGCTCTTCCTCAACTGCAATACACTCATATGGTTTATCTGAAAAGAATGAACTTTCAGTCATTGCTGGTTTAACTTTTGTAGGAATTCCAAAGGTGTTTTTACAATCCCTGATAATAGCTTGACCACCTCTACCAGTTTTTTGAAGATTATCACCGAATACAAATATTTTATCGGGATGATTTCTACACAATTCAACAGAATATCTATCTGTTACAAAAATTCTTCCAATGTGTTCATTCATACTATTTGGTTTTGGCTGTAATATCATTTTAATATAACCTCTTATATAATTTTATTCATATTCCTGATAAACTCTTTTAGCCACAATAGACCTTTCTTCATAGGGTACAAATTCATAATCTTCACAATACAATCCTATACAATTGTTACGAATCCGTTCTTTAGCCATCCAATGATTAAGTTCTTTTGCACAATCATGTCCAGCATTTTCAAACCAATAATGACAAGAGTAACAAGTTTTATCATTCCTACGTTCCCAATCTTTGTTTTTTCTACGTGGATTATCAGTGATGTTGTCTTCAATTTCCTTAGACTTTTCAATCTCTTCTTCAGGTTCTATATTTTTAGTGTTTTTTATAATTAATATAACTAACAACACCGCAATAATCATGATTGAAATAAACTCTGTCATATTTTACCCTCATTTAATTCTTTATTACAATAATATTCTTTTTCCAAACCTTTAACTCTTTTAATAGGCTGTCTTACACCCATTTGTATTTCTTTGCCATATTTACCTGAACAGGAACGACTACAACAAGAAGCAAGTTTTCTACCAGTATTCCTATTTATTATTTGGTTTACAGTTGCTTGAAATTCTTTTCCACAATAGTCACATAATAAAAATATAGGTTTACGTCTTTTACAATCTAATTTACCATGTTCAGACAATGTTAATACTTGTAAATTTGATATATCATTATTTAATGGATTTTTATCAATATGGTCTACTGTTTCATTTTTATCCAATTTTTTATTTAAATGAACTTCCATAATTGCTTTTGGGTAAGATATAGTTTTATTTCTTCCTTTATCATGTTTAGACATATAACTTTTGTTTAGTAAAATTGTTTGTCTTCCATCTTTTCTTGTGTGAACACCATATACTTTATCATATTCAGGATAAAGTAATAATATCTTTTCTTTAACTATTTTTTCTAACATAAACACTCCTTAAATGCGGGTAGTGGGATTCGAACCCACACGGTGTTTCCACCAAAGAATTTTAAGTTCTTCATGAATACCAGTTCCACCATACCCGCTTATTATTTATATACTTTACAGCATATCAGGAGTTTTGTCAACAGCATATTGATGGCTTTTTCTTTTTAATGATTTAAAATATTTAGAACCCCTTGAAACAGTGTATATCACTTGAATATGCGTCTCATTGATATAAAATATTTCCACAATGTTGATATCTTGAATGTCTTCTTCAACATCTTTATAATCAATATTTTCTACTCTTATAATTTCTCGGTATATTTCTTCAAGGATATTAAAATTATTATCAATACCCATATACACATTTTTACAGTTTTGAAGATTTTTATATGTTTTCATGATTGTTTAACCTTTACGTGCATATTTCCAACTATAGCTATCACTCGCACTCCATGATGTTGTCCCATCCGCCCATGCAATGGGATTTCCATTTCCATTAATCCCAGCAAAATGTCTTTTTCTCCATTTTATACCATCATCACTGACTTCAATTTTATCATCAATTTTCCAATCTTCATATGGTGAAACTTCTACCAGTGTTTTATCAAATTCTGGGTGTGAGCAATCATTCAGGCATGAACCATCATTACCCCAAGCAAACGGTTCTTCCTCAAAGAACTCTTCGCCCTTTCTTTTAATGATTCCTATAAATGGGTATGTTTTAGTACCATTATTACAAAGAAGTTTTACTTCATCACCAGCCCTTGTTCTATACTTTTTATCCATTGAAACATTCATAATTATACCTCCTACTTTACCTTTACAAAATTATTTTTAATTTGTGTCTCATATTGTTCTTCACACATAGTTTTATCTTCTCTGACTAAACGTGTTTCAAAACTTTCAAACTTCCCTTGATTATATCTAAGAAGATATGGAAATAGCTCATTTGATGTAAACAGTTCTTCAAGTGTATACTGTTTATTAGCAGTAGTTGAAGCAATCAATTCAAATTTCTCATCAATATTTCTAATGTGTTGAAATTTGAGTTGATTATTTTCATTCAGATTTCGAGTAAATCCAAATTCATCAAAAACAAAAATTGTATTTGGTATTGAATTATTAATAATGCGTTCAACATCTTCAAAAAACATGGAATAACTATAGCAAACCATACCAATAGTATCCCTTCTTGGAACACCAATTTTATATATTTCATCCATAATATCTTTAGCATTATAACGATTACAGCTAACAATTATAATATTAATACAACCTGTTCTAAAATCATGTTTATGTACAAATTTGTTAACCATTCTTATCAGTCGTTCTGTTTTTCCTGATTGTCTTGCACTAATTTCAAAATACATATTATACCTCTCTTAATTTATTTTAATATATACGTCTGTTTCTTCAATGAAGTAACTTGTTATAGAGTTATTAAATCCATTTACCCGTGAGACCATATATTTTGAGTTGTAAGGAACGTTTTGACCTTCAGCAATAGAATGTATCAAAACTTTTCTATATCCCTTTGTAGATGGATTAGGATGTTCTACATAGACAATATATCTATAAGCATCACTAAATATTAAATCTATTATATCAGCTTCTATTGGGATTTCTACAAACCCAATGTTTTCACTATAATCAATATAAACTTTTCTAACCTTTCCTTCACTGTAAATCGGTTTCATCAGTATATAACCTCACTTTTAATATTAATTGTTTTTAGGGTTGCAATTTTACCCCCGTGTTCTTTGTCACAATGTCTTTCAGCTTTTGAAATAGCATCTTCGAAGCTATCAGCAACAACATCTACATAAACACGTTTAACCTTTGAGAAATTATATCTAACTTCCACTACACATTCAAATACATTACCTTTCTTCATTTGTCAAGTCCTTTAATAATCTATTGCGAATCTTTTAAGCTGTTTACGGTACATATCCATCATTACACATTCAAATGTAGGTTTATTTAATATTTTAAAATTTCTGAATGAATCACAATACTTACCACATAGTTCAAATGAAACAATAGTTGTACCAAGATATACAACAGATACTTCATATTCAGAGTTTTTATTAAATTGTGTATCTTGTTTAATACAATCAACAATGTATACAAAATCATCATCAATGAAATCTTCATATGATATATAATCTCTGAACATTATTGGGTGTTCTTCAATGAGTAGTTCAACAAACTTAATTGCACTATCAATATTTGACCAGTTTTTCTCAACAAATCTAATATCAGTATCAAAATCTTGAATTCCCATATTAACCTCTCTTTATCATAAGTGGTATAACATCTATATTTTCAACATATTCAAAATAGCCTGTGAATGCGGAGGTAGAATAACTGTATTTTTCACTTCCATCACTGTTCCAAAGTTCAACAGACCAATTATCATTCTTTCTGTGTTCTACATAATCTTCGATGGTTTGCTGATTTTCTTTAGCTATTTTTGGGTCATTATAGAGTCCTATAAATTCTGTATTACCTGAACTTTTACCGAAACTGTCACCAGTTTCATAACTTACATAAAGAAGAAAATATACATCTTGTTCATCGGTATCAAAGTTGAAAGGAATTGTACCATATACATCTTTTCCAACAACTTTAAATGTGTGGCTGTTAAATATCAAGCTGTGGCTTTCTGACCAGCTTCCAAATCTTTCAGAAGAACGTTCAGAATCCGTGCATACTGAGTAACAGTCTAATTTAGCATATTTCATAATATTAAACCCATTTAAGTTTGTATACTGTACCACTCTTTGTATAGAGTCTACTGTCTGTATAGTTTGTTACAGGGGAAGTTCTGACTTCAGTCCCATCAGTAAATCTACCCTTTTTATCATTGTAAATTTTACCGAATGCTGGATAACCTGTTGCAAGATTCCTTTCGAATGATTTAGACACTTCCAGAACAGCATCAAATTCAATTTCATCATCACACATCACATCAACTTCAACAGGTTTAATAATCCAGACCTCTTTATCAAGTTTGAGTGTTGTGATGATACCTTTAGCGGTTGCTTCCTTTTCATAGATTTTTTGTTCTTTACGACCTCTGTTACCGTTTGTTTTAAGAACCTCTGAACCGTCTTTTTTGATAATTACATATCCAATTACTTTTTTCATAATATTACCTCTTTGTTTAGTTTATGTTTATTTATATCACACTGATTTACACTTGTCAACAGTTTTATTCGTAATTATATATTACAATAACAGTTTCAGTATCGATAATTTTAAAATCAATCACATCTATTATAAGACATTTAGTCCATGATTGCCATTCAAAATATTCATATATCTGTTGAATGATATCTTTGTCGATTTCAACGTTTATTGTTTCTGTTTGGACTGATTTCCCTTGATATTTCATTACCATTTATATTTCCTCACTTTCAATATAATCTTTATAAACTATAGCAAACCCATTTTTAAACATGTCTTTCAGTGCCTCATTATCATTTTTATCAGAGTATTTTCCAATAATTCTTCCAGACCATTTACCACTCTCATATAATTCATAATCATATGGAGCTTCGATGATAGATTTATTAATACCATATTTATCATGATTGCAGACAATTGTCTTATTATGAAGTGGGTTCTCAATTTCTAAAATCTGTCTAACAATTGCAACCCTTTCATCATCGTTACATGTTTTCCATTGTTCTTTAAGATTTTCAACTTTAGTCATAATATAACCTCTCTTAATCTATATTGTTTTTACAAAGTTCCATATAGTATAACTCAGATGGACTGTAAGATTCAATATCAATTATCCATGAGTTATAACCAGTTTTGTATGCTATAACGCTTTCAAAATATTTGTTTTCCAGTAGAAACGCACAAACATCATTGGACATTACTTCTGTTTCTTCATAGTCAGCAACCCTTTCATCATCTTCTGAAGGGATAAACACTTCAATAGTTTTTGCAGACTTTTTTCTGATAAAACCAAACTTTTCTTCAAGTTCTTTCATGATTTTCTTTGTAAATGATTTAGCCATGTTATAACCTCTCTTTGTTTTGATAAATAATATTACCAGAAGATTTCAAACATGTCAATAACAAATTCAAAAATATTTCAAAAAAGTTTACAAATCCATCTTTAACCCTTTTCATCTAGTATCCTTACTATATCATTTTGAATCTGCACGAATCTTTTAAACTCTGAAAAACAATAATTATACAGCCCTTCAATTGTTTCTCTATCTTCACATGTGTTGTATGAATCATCATACAGAATTATATCATTGAAATTGATTGTGAATGTCCAATCCCAATATCTATAATTGAAATTGATTGCTGATAAATCTTCATCACTATAATCAACATGTTCAAAAAATGAATTCAACTTTTCAACAACTTTCAGAATATCTTCTACTTTCATTTTTGAGCCTCTTTTTGACCTTCCAGAATTTGATTAAAAGGTGTGATACATGGATAATCTATTATCATAAACCCCTTTTCATTTGAACAAACAATGTCAACTATATAAAAATTTGATTCACCGCTTTTGCAACGATATACATCAACACCCATACCATTTTGAGTACACTGTTTAATTTTACTGACAGTTGTTTGAGCATCTAAACCATAATCACAACTAATTATTGTTATTGCTATTAAAATTATCATTATTACTTTTTTCATCATACACCTCTTTTTTATATTTTCTTCTTTTATAATTTTTCTTACTTCTATCATCTCGTATATCCATGAGATAATCATCTAATGCCCATGATGGGATAGTACCTTTTCTATTCTTTTTACCATACAATTTACGCATCTTTTTTATCCAATCTTTATACTGTTTGCATGCATTCATCATTTACTCTCAATCATTAGAATCCCATTCATACTGTTATAAAAATCTGAACTTGAATCAATTGCTTCTGGTATTGCATAATCAAGAAAAATCTTACCAATATCTTTGTCAAATTTAAAAGTGTGTGATACATAATCTCCATCCAAATCATCACCACTCACATCTATATTAACCGTGCTTAATGTTTTAAGTTTTGTAACAGCTTTTTCAGCCCAACTGGAAATCTCTTCAGGATGTTTAAAGTTACGACACCATATTTGCATATGACTTCCAAAACCATCATTTCCAACAGCAACAATATTAATTTTAACAGTGGACATAGCATTTATTCTATCATAACATTCTGATAAAGTTTTTTGCATAATAATTTTACCATTTTTAACAATTGAATCGGATGACTTACCATTTTTGGTCTTTTTATTCCATATCATAATTATACCTCTTATAGTTTTAATTGTTTCTTATACTCATTCCAAAGATTTTCTTGTTGGTTTCTAAGGATATCACGTTCAAAACAAGATGATGTGTTATGCAACCATTTTGTAAATATTTTTCTGAAATCTTTATACGCAGGATGGTCAAATCTATATTCATACTCTACATCATCTGAAAAATATGAGCATTCTTCTGCACATTTAACGTTTGAAATCTTTATTTGCATTATTTTACAATAGTTATATTCATTATCCATGTTACATACATGTTTAGAATGTGTACAAGATTCACATGTTTTACTCATTATTATATCTCCTATGTTTAGGAATTTTTATATCAATAACCTTACCACAATTCAAGCATTTTATTTTACCATGTTTCCAGTTTACCTTATATTCATCTGAATTACAAGTATAACATGAAAAAACAAATTTACTCATTTTCTTTTAACCATTTACAGCCCATTCTTATCATCTTTTTAATCTGGGTTCTTGCGTGTTTTTCAGCAGTTTCACGTTTTCTAAACTTTTTATCAATGTCTATAAGCCAACAAAACGGTTGACTAAGTGTATCACAATGGAACATGAGATACCCATCACCATACATATCTTCAAGTAAAAGACTTATTTCAATCTCATCATTGATTTCAATTGTTATATAACAATCATCAAATGTCATATCAGATACTTTCATTCTTTAAACCTCCGATTATTCCATTGTTATCTCTTCTATAGTCTTATTCACCATTTTTCTAATATCTTCAGGGTATGAGGAACATAAAATACTAATACCCCTCCTATCTAACATAGTTAAAAATGTTTGCACTTCAAACAAAGTTTTTAACATTTGTCTATGTTCTGAATCTTTAAGTAATAATGATTCATGCTCAATATAACTCATTATTCTCCCACCTTTACCTTTCTATATTTGTTATTCCATTCCTCATGACAATTCTGAACAAAACCTCTTTGATTATATGCAACAGTAATACCACCAGCTTTACCCATATTATTTTCATATACATAATAATAATATACACCTTCCAAACACACCTTGTATACATTTTTAGATTTTATAATAGGTGGGTTACTGGCAAAATGTATTAATAGCCATAAGAATTGTTAGTATAATTATAAATACTTTTCTCATAATTAATCAACTCCTGTTATTGAAGACAGTTTATGATAACAATAATGAATTGGATATTCCTCCGAACAAAATTCATCTTCAACATCTAAGTCATCTGGGTCTGTATCACCCAGATAAATATCCAGTATTTCAATCACTTCTTGTATAATTTTTCTTTCTTCTTCTCTCATTCTTTAAACCTCCTTCATATCATTTATAAGATGTTGTGCTTTAACCCTTACAACATTTTTACCATCAAAGAAAAACAAGCCACGCTTTTTAATATCATCAACAAGACCATCCAATGCATCTTTAACAGTTTCACCATATGCAATATTTCTAAAATTGGTACTGATAAACCCATTTTGAATCATTTCAACCCTGTATAAGTTTGAACCACGTTTACATTTGTTTATAGTATATTTGTTTGTTTGTATGACTTTTGAAAGCCCATATTCTTTTAATTTGAATTTCATACATCCTCCTGAATTAGCTTCATTATTTAACACCACCTTCAACACGTGATACTCTTTCAAATTTTTGTTTATCTTTTATGGGTTTCAGTTTTCGTTTTTCCCTGTTGTATAATCTGAAATAAATTTTATTTAATTTTTGAATTGTCCTTCTAATTGTATCAGATTTATTATAATCCATGTTCAAATGAAACCCGTTATGGTTAGAAAAATGACCAATATATATGTCACCAGCCATAATTTCACCAGAATCCAATACATCACCTCTACCTGTAAATAACCCACCACTGTTATAAATATAGTATTTGGTATACTTTTTAAGCATTCTATTAGCTATTTTATACCATGATAAGCTTAACCATTTTTCTTTAGCTTTTTTATAATTTGACATAATATTACCTCTTTGTTTAGTTTATAAGAATATACACTGTTTAAAAACGATTGTCAACCTTTTATTCTGATTTGTTCAGGTAAACATCCCTTTTTATTTGCTATAATTTTCATAACCTCTTTTAGTGTTATTTCAACTATTTTAGGTTCATCATCTAATATGATATAATCTTTTGCTAAAACATCTTTTATGATAATAATTTCATCATTTTTATTAATAAAGAATCGACCATCTTGATAAAATAAGGAATAATCTGGGTATCCACTCAGAACTGGTGTTACTCTTTTACCATTATACATTGCTATTTTAGCAAGATTTTTATTTACAACTGGTAGAATACCTCTAACCATGTCTGTACAATCCCCAGATTGCATTGTATAAACAGTTTTATTTATGGGTAAATAGAGCGTATCACCCTCTGCAAAATGTTTCTTAAACAGTCTATCAAGCTTAAGAGTGTCATCCACATTTCCTATCACTTCTAAATCTTCAATATCAACATTATGACTCATTCCATCTGTAAAATATGCAACATGGAATGTATTACTAACATTACAACCAAATCTACACTTTACAATCTTTGATATCTGTTTTATACCCAGAAATTGACATGAAATCCAATTTCCTACTTGGATAAATGTGTTAAATTTGTTAACACAAAATTCAACTTCTGCTTCAATACATTCAGACCAGTTTCTACCTCTTGAACCATTGTTACTACATGCCATGATTATTACCTCTCTTTTAATTTACATATATAAAATAGTTTACAATAGCTTGTTCAAACTTTTTGTAATATTCTATACTACTTTTTGTTGGTTTACCATTTTTAATTGTTATACCAAAGTATTTACGACTTGCACATTCTTCAACACTGTGAAAGCCAAGCCCTCTAAGTCTATTTTCACTTTTATATTCATCACATATGTCTTTATAGTGTTGATAAACATATCTACCAGCATCAATACCATTGTAAACGTTATAAATATCTCTCTTCTGTTTGATTATCCCTTCTTCAACAAGTTTATCATACCATACTGATAGATTTACTTGCATAGAACCCGAAGCCTGACCTGAATCAGCATCAATTCTGAAATCAGATTCAGCATCAGCAATGAAAACAAGTGTTAATGGATTCATATTGTTATCTTTACCAATCTTAATGAAAGCAGTAGCCATATCATTAGCAATTGATTCAGGTATCCGTCTGTTTATTTCCATTATATAGGATTTGATATTTTGATGTTGTTTTTCATCAATAGCTGATAGTTTATCCATAAGATTATCAATGGATTTTTCTTTATCAACTATATCAAGTTTTAGTGATTTGACTTGATTGTCATACCGTTCTGTGATATTTTTGCTTGTATTGCTGGTAATAACTGTATATATTATCATTATTATAACAAAAATACCACAGATAGTATAAACTTCAATAATACGATTTAGTTTGTCTTTTATTTCTTGTTTCATAATATAACCTCTTATAATTTTTAGTTACCGAAATAATGATTTCGTATAGCTCTTCTTGAAGTTAGCACATAGTTTAGCCATGTGTCAACAATTAATTTCAGATTATCTACATATTTTAAATCGGCATAACGTTTAAATATTACCAATTCCAGATTATTCATACAGATATAACCTACATGAATCTCTTTGAATATCACATTAATACCTTTAAACATATTGTCTGCATATTCAACATCAAATTGAACATTCTTTACAGATAATCTTTTAAGCTTATGAACTATATATTCCCATTCTTTCAGGTCTATATATTGTTTACGCAGTTTCTTGAACTTCTTCCCTTTCTTGAATATCATTTTGCTTATCCAGTATATTAATTATTTGTACTATTCTATCTCTTTGCGCTCTTGTGAGAGTTGATTCTTTGTTTAGAATCTTTTCATATTCTGCTCTGATTTGTTCAGGACTCCACCCAGCCATTTCACGGAACTTGGGTGGAATCATGTTTTTAATGTACTCATCAGGTGTCATTCTATGTCTATAGTTAGTATCCATAACTATTTATCCTTTGTAAGTTTTCTAATTGGGGTGCGAACATATTCTTGTTTACAAAAATCTGTTAAACATTCATTAACTCTATATTTTTGTTTATCATCATCAATATTGATAAAAGATGATATTGATTCAATCCCTTCAAATTCAATAGCTTCACCCATAAAACTATATACAGTCTTAACTTCCACTGCACGTTCTTTTGCAAATTGAATACTCTTCTTTTTAGAGAAATCATCATCAGGTGCGCATCTTGACCATCCAATATATGGAATATTATCTTTTTCAAAGAGAACCATTGTGATACCTCTTTCTTTAATATAAGTATGATTCATTCCACATTCAGAACATTCTTTATCATATTCATAGTTATATCTTTTAATAGCAAGAAGATTATAATTATCTTCAACTTTATCTTCAACTATACATTCAGGTATAACACCCTTTCCTCTTTCCCAAATGAGTTTAAGAGACCTTTCAACTTTTCCATTTACAAACGAGTATTCAGGGAGAAAAACTTTCATAATAGTATGATTATATTGTTTATCAATTAGATTATCATTAAAATATCTACCCTCACAGATATATTGACCTCCCGCATCTGTTATAAGGTCTCCATCTTCATCAATTCTAAGAAGCCCATTAATACCACCAACTTCAATAAGTACACCGTGTTTAAGTATATCTTCACATTTCATAATACATCCTCCTTATATTAATTCTTTTATCCAAGTTTTATTAACTTCATCTTCAGTTTGACATGCAACACTATTAATCTCAAAATGTGCATATTCAGATTTTCTAAGCTTAAGAAAGTTTCTATAGCTTCTGAGATTGATTGTCCATGTCATATTAATTCTAAAATTTTCTACTATGAAATATTTCAGAATATCATTTTGACTGATTCCATTAGACATCAATTCTCTCATTGTGTCAATAGATTTTTTATCAATGTCATAAAGATTGTTATAGTACATCGTAATCTGTTCTGTTGACAATCCTTTATTGACAAGTATATCATTTTCTGGAAATAGGAAATATTTCTCTATTGCATTACGACATGCATTCTCATCATCATCACCAGATTTAATAATCTCATCAAAATGTTTTAAAATCTTTTTGAGACTGAATCTAGTTGATTCTACTGTTGGTGATGCAATTCGATGTCTTGCCATTTCCTGAAGAAAACATCTACTAGCACCAAGTATATCAAATGTCATATATACATGTTCTAATACTGAACCATGTTTTTCTTCATAATTTTCATCGCAACAAATCTTTTTAACAAGTTCTATAGATGGATTTTCATTTTTATATGGTTTCCCAATTGCTGATAATACCCCATCAACTGAACTATGTGAAATCAGTTTAACCTTTATATTGTGCATTATTTCACCATATTTACTGAAGCTTTACCAGCCCTTTTAACACGGTTTTTATCATAGTCTACCTTTACAGGGTATGGGTATACTGTTACTTTTGTTTCAACATATATTGGTTCAATAGATGTTCCAGTTTCACTAAGACACATTACCCATGTAGCCGATGTATTTTTTGATGCAAAAATACCATTTGGTTCTGCTTGTTCAACAGATGTGAGCGCACCAGCACCACCTCCGTAACCTCTACTATCTTCATGTGTTGCCACAAGTGGATTTGTAAGTGATGTGTCATAAGGTATTCCATATCCAAATGATGGACAATCACCCTCTATAAAACCATAATCACTTCTCCATACAGAATGGGTTGCAACCTTTTTATTCCTTACTTGATATAGCTGAATAACTAAATCTCTTTCAAGTGACCAATCAAAATATGGAATTGGTTGACCAATTGAATATTGTCTTTGCTGTTTTGCTACTTTTTGAGCCTCTTGTGATTCTTGTGAATCACTGCCCCATCCCGCAAATGCAGTTGTAGCAAATGCGATAATTAGTAGTACAATAAAAAGTTTTCTCATCGTTTCATATCCTCCTTCATCATAAGTATTCTAATTCCAGAAAGCTGTGATTCAAGATTTGTTCTTGTAGTCCCATCAATTTCTGGGTTTCTAAGTTGTCTTTCAATTTCAGCAATTTGCGCTTTATATGTATATACAGCATCTTTTCTTGCTTCTGAATATTGATAACTATTCTCATAGATTTTTCTTTCCACGATAGTTTGACCAAACATTCCAAGATATCCAAGTACACTAAATATGATAATTGTTACAATGAGTATACCAATTCCATATCGCCATATAGCCCAACCTTCTCTTTTTTCTTCTTTTGTTAACATTATTCATCCTCCTTTAATTAATATATTTCCCATATATCAGATACAGACTGATTCTTTTCATTCCAGACCATATCATCAATATCAAGTATATCATTTTTTATTCTGTTAATAACATTTTTAAATTTTGTACGTCTTCTTTTACTCACATCACGCTTCCAAAGTTTATCAGAGCTAAGACCGTATATACCGAATTTGTATTGTTTTCTTTTGCTATGGTCTTTCATTTTACCAATTTTAGTATACCAATCTTTTTCTGTCATTCTCAACCTCTTTTATCCATGTATGTTATCTGGTATTATCTCTTTAATCCTATCATATAGATGCCCAGAATCACTAAATCCAGCATATTGATATTTCTCCATGAGTATTCTCAATTCTTTGATAAAGTCGATTAGAGCATCCTTGCCTCTTGGTGGTAATTGTGATATATACAATTCTAAATCATATTCATAAGAACCCATCAATGGTCTATATTTTGAAGGAATATCTTCAAATTTCATATCATTCATAAAGTCGTGTGCTATACCATGTACAAGAGATTCCATGATAATATTTTTCACACTGTCTATAGGTATCGAGGAATCGTTCATAAATTCTTTTGTTATACTATATACTCTACGTCTAATATCACCCATTAATTACCTCATATAGTTTATCGAAAAGTCGTTCCATTGCATAATTATATTCACTGGATACACAGAATACGCCTTTAAGTTCATCAATATCAGCTTTAAGCTTTTTCTTATGTTCCTGAATACCAATTTCAACCTGTTTTTCAATATACTCTGAAAGTTTTTCATCAAAAATCATGTATATATCCTCCTATAGCAATAGTTAGAACCAATACCAATACAATATATTCTATGATGGTCAAGTTCATAAATTTGTTAATTATATATATCACTTCTTTCATAATTTTACCTTAATTGTTATTTATTATATATTCTTTTTCAAGCTTGTCAATGATAATCCCGACTTCTTGTTCAGATTTATGTGAATCTAGGACTTTAAGTTCATCCATAGTCATATTGCGTCTTTCACATCTAACTTCATCAGAACATTCAACCCCATAACATTCAAATTTATATCCATACACATTTGCAAAATTAGATATAGTATCATATTCTGTAGCAAACCTCATATCATCGATGTAAACATGTAGCTCAGAGTCGATAAAATTGAGGTCTAAGAGCTTAAAAAGTTTTTTAAGTAGGAAGTCTACCCAAATTGAATTACTGAACGTGTGAGCAACCTCAGTACCGTACAGTTGCAAACATTTTCTAATGTCTTTATTCTTTATAGCTTCAATAACCTTTGGAACATGTTTGCTCGCTTCCTGAATCTTTTCATTTAGTATAGTATAATCATATCCATAAGTTCTATTGTATATACCCGCTGTATAATCAAGTATACCCTTTCCAATGTTTACATCATGTGCTGTTTCCAGATACTTATAAACATCTTCATCAATTGAACCATCTCTATACATTCCAAAGTTTTTTCTAAACAGTTCTTTTAGTGGGTCTGCAAGACTCATGCACATAACAGGATACCCATTAGATTTAACATCCTCTAAATGTTTCATCATTTGATAACCTTTACCAGAACCAGCTTTACCAACAAAACTAATTATCTTCATCTTCTATAACCTCCAATCTGCATTTTTTACCAATTGTCAATCCATCATGATATGGAATTAGTATTTCAATATAACATTCCTTTGGTTTATAATCAACAGGTAAAAAATCACCATTTTTTCTAAACTCAAAAAATGTCTCAGGTGTGTCATTATTTGTATCAACAATTATACCTTCTATAATCATGTTATTTCCTTATAAATATCATACATTTAGGCTTTTTAACCATTTTCATTACTTGACCACCTGTATTATCACCTTTGATAACTTGTTCTTCTATGATTTCATAAAACATACAAGTATCAACACATTCTTTATGGTCATTAAATGGACAGGTTTTCATAATCACCTGTCCAGTTTAAGTTTGTTTGCAATAGGAAATCTCAGAGACCATACATTTTCATCATTTGGTTTATCTGTCAATCCCTGAAATTTAGTTTCAAGTAGTTTGCCTTTTAGATAATCTTTATCATTCTCTTCAATAAAGCTTTCAACAAGAATCTTTTCTTTCATGATATCCATTTTAGCAATTGCAGAACCCGTAATGTTTAAAAGTTTTGCATCATAATAAGCATTAACAACACTTGAATCTGAATTGAAGTACATCATACGTTCTTTATCAGACCAACCAGAACCACACTCAAATTCAACAACTTTACCATCAAATTCACCTCTACACTTAACAGCACCAAGCATACCAGCATACTTTTCAGTACCCTCAAGGATACCAATGATTTCAAAATCATGTTCAATGAACAGTTTATATTTGAGTAGATTGTTTGACCTTGTATTATCATAATGGATTTCTGGATGTCTAAGCATAATACCTTCAAATCCTTGTTCAACATATTCAATACATTTAGCTTCAATAGCTTTAGGGTCATTTGCAATTGGCTCATATTTAATAGCACGAACTCTATCATGTTCACTTAGAATGCTATTACCAAGCATGTCAGGTTTATCAAGCTGGCTAAGTGTGATATACATATCTTCAGGTTCAATTATACCTTCACCATCAAGAGCAAAAACGATATAATCAATCTTATTTTTGAGAGTTGGATTCACATTCTTTTCAGTTGTAACAATACTTTGAATTGTTTGAAATGGAACACCGTGTGTATATAGTTCACCATCAATAAGATTAACATTGAATCTTTCACAAATTTGTTTACATTTAGATTGAATATACTCCATTCCAATGATTTCTTTACCACCCCTAGTAAGTAGTTTATCTTTTTCATAAAGATATGTACATCTTAACCCATCAAGTTTAGCACTTGCATAGAACATATTTGTTTTATAGTATGATGGGTCTTTTGAGGGTTCATATTTATTAGCCCTTTGCACTTCATGGACTTCAATAATATCACCCATAGCTTTATTAATACTTTTAACATCCATCCCCATCTTTAGATTCTGTTTTAGAATGCATGTATAGATATCATAAGCATCCGCATCACATCTATCAAGAAATCCTTTTACAGCGGATTGTGCTGTGTTTCCTGATATGTTTCTGGATGACAGTGCATAAAACAGATTCTTAAACTCAATAAGCATACTATATGCATCATTTTCACCATTATTGAACTTTGGAACTTTTTTGATATATGTATTTACATATGGATTATACACCATGTCAAAAAATTCTTTAAATAGTTCATCTGATTTATACTTACTCAGTTTTTCAACTTTCTCTTTTGAACTTCTAGTTTCACGAAGTTCTTTAATAACTTCAACAAATTCCATTTATTTACCTCCAAATTTTTAAGAGTTTATATCATTGTTTCTAGTTTGTCAAGGATTTTATTCACATAATCATTATAACTCTTTATGCTATATTGCAACTTTTCATTATCTTTTTAAGCTCATCTCTTAACTTTTTCAAATCATCTGATGTTATATCATATGGATTTTGAAATATATACTTGAAATCGAACTTGAATGTATTAATCTTTAATTCTTTTTGAGTTATAGCATCAAATAATTTATGTCTTTGACTATCAGATAGAATCATTTTTGAATCCTAATTCTAGCTATTTTATAATATTTAAAAAGTGGATATCTTGGTTTCTCAGTACCAACCCATTCACAAAGACCCACAATCAGAAAAGGTCTTTTAGACCACCATTGGATTTTTCTAAGGATTGGATTAGTGTAAATTAGTAATTTAGACCTAAGTGAAAAACTACCATTTTCCCAATTTTTTCTCATATGTCTGTTTTTACACATTAGTTTATATCTTATAGTATTAATTTTACGTTTAATCATAACTATACTCTAAAAACATTCATATTGCATATTTGTCTTTTTGAACCATGTTCAGGTTCATAATAAACTCCAAATGCATTTATTATAATAGCATCATAATAACATATAGAAATTTCATGTGGTTCATCATCATGTAAAACCTTTTTAATCATATGTTTGCTATTCAATATAGACATACATTTTTTAACATCATCAGATTCAATCATTTTAAAGATTTCTTCCAACTCTGAAACGATTCCACAACTATCACATGTAAACAGACTATCAAAAATGGGTTTGCCTTTATCATATTCATTTAAAATTCCTTGAACTACATCATCCATCATTTAACCTCCAATATAAGTCTAATATAGTCTAAATTTTGTCCTATATATTTAAAATTATACTTTGTTTGGTCTTCTAACCAGTGAATATGATATTCAATAGCATAATCATCAAAACCTCTGAGTAATGGCTGTTCTTGCACGATACCATTACAAAGTTTTTCATGCCTTTTAAAATATTCAGCATAGTTAAAAGTTTCTTTAAACTCTTCAGGTGCGTCAACAAATTCAAATATACCACACACCCAAGTTTTCTTAATCTTACCTATATTATATCTATGTCTAATATCATATTTCTCTTTGTCAGAGTGTTTGATAAAGTCTATATGTGCTTTTTTATTATACGTGACCTTTTGTTCATCTTTTAACATATTCCATTCATGGAGTAATACAAGCGTGTTATTACGCCTAATCAGGTCATCTTCAGTTAGCTCCATATAAACACCATCAATTAAGTGCATCTCTTTCCAATGCACAAGATAATATTCGCCCTTTTTATAGAGTATATAACATTCTGGCTGAAGATAGAACTCATGCCAATTTCTATACCCTATCCTTTCAAGTGTTTCTCTAACAATACGAAATGAATTTGGTTTTATCTTAATTCCATATTCCATTATTCACCGTCTACAATGGTCATATACTGAAGTGGGAAAGATTCCATAAAAAGTTCATCCCCATTTTCATCAATGAGCATTCCATTATCATTCATTTTAATATATTCACCATCACCCCAATCCGAGCTTTTCAGTTTTTTACCCGCTAATAGAGCTTCAAAAATATCTCTATAATTATTCATGTTTAAGTCCTCCTGTATTCATAATTTCATAAATCTCAATCAATTGTTCCTCTGTAAACATCTCTGCATAATCTCTTGCTTCAACATCATCAATGTCATAATATTCTTTTAGCATCTCAATCCATTTATCTGTTTCTTTTTCATCTTTAATATACTTAAAGAATCGCCTTTTCTTTGGCATTGCATGTAAATAGAATTGATATTGTGCTTCAACTGGCATATCTGGACACTGATTCATCAAGTTTGCTAAAATCATTGTGTCTGGTAACATTGATACAAATCTGTTAATCATAAAAGCATTATACTTTTTCATATCAACATTACCAGTTTTAAATTCAGATATATCCTTCAGTATATCAAACATTGTTAATCACCATTTATTAATAGTATGACATCCATTATAAAAGCAGTCAAGTTAATCTGTATATCCGCTGAAAACTTTGACTTATATGAATGTTCTTCAATCATAAGAGCCATTTGTGGTATAAACTCAGGTTTAACATTCTTGTGAAATGTTTCAAATACATATGAAAAGAACGTATCCGCATCACCATATTGCATCACAAATTTTCTAATCTTAGGATAGTTTACACCGTTTTTAACAGCATCATTGATTAGATTATATGTCTCACTCCCGTCAATGATTTTACTTCTAACAACATCATAATCACCCAGAATACCTTGCTTATTCAGCTTTTGAGCTTCAATAAGTATCTTTCTCATATCTGGGAAGTATGTAGCCATAAGATGTTTACACACATCTTTATTACAAGGTGCGTTTTCACTTTCAAGTATCTTTACAAACCTAGCATAAAACTGTTTAGCAAGTTTAACTTTGTCATCCTTTGACAATGAGAATTCGATATCTTCAGTTCTGCTAATAACTGGTTCTGGTAATTTGTCCTTATGATTTGTTATACATATAAAATCAGTTGTAGAAGAAAACTCTTCCATGAATGATTTTAAACCATCCATTGTGTTAGGAGAAAGCCTATCCATTTCATCCAATATCACAACTTTTTTATCATGTTCAAGACTCATACTATATGCAAAATCTTGAATATCCGTTCTAAGGACATCTATACCTGTTTTAACGCTACAATTGATATAAAGAGTGTCATACTCCAAAGTATCAGCTAACACGAATGCAAAGCTTGTTTTACCAATCCCAGCCCTACCATTTAGGAGTATGCTACCAATGTTTTCACTTTCAATAATATTTTTAGCATACTCTTTAAGGTTATCTGGAATGATTAGTTCATCAACTGTTTTAGGTCTATATTTATGAATCCATCCTTTGTCATCATAAAACCTTCTTAACAGACTCATGATTATACCTTGAATCTAGGAACTTTGTAAACCAGTGGAATATCTTTGTGAATCAGCTTCATATATTTGCTTGTTACCTCACATTTATATGTACCATTGATAATTTTAAATACCTCTGGTGCTGTTGTGAAATCACATTCACCGTCAAAATCACCCACAATATCAAATTTGATATTATCGTTTTTACCATCTGCATATGCTCTGATAATACCTTTACCATCTTTAATATTGATGTTAACTTTTTTAAGTTTCATTACACTAGAAATTTTCATCATTTCTTTGATTTGAGACTCTTCAAAAACAAATGTTGCAATGACATCCGCTTTATGTTTCTTGATGTTCTCACTAGGTTTGACTTCATTGGTCTTTCTATCTCTAAGAAAGTTGATAAGTCTGGAATCACTGTAATAATATCTTATAGATGATTTTGTTGCTGTGTTTGTAATAACAACACTATCTTCCAGATATTCTACACCATCACCCATTTTAATAAGTCCAAGAAATTCTTTGAGATTGTAAAATGCCATAAACGGGAAATTTTCTTCATGGTCATAAGCACCAAAAATTTTATCATCAGCATGACCAGTTTTAAGTGTGTTTGGTTCATCCACTATCATTGAGTTGTTGATATCTGCAAAATTTTCAAATATCATCTGAGTCGTTTTATCCATTAATATACCTCCATCATTTTATATATTTCTATCATATTATATCTGTTAATTCAATTAACTTTTTGTTTATACTGTAAAAGTATCACCTTTTTTAACTATACCAGCAAATCCAGCTTCTTTAACAAATGTATTCATTGCATCATCAATATCTTTGTTGGTTAGATTGTGATGGTACAGATACATTTTTGATTTGATGTCATCTGGTAATTGTTTGAGTTCATGATATTGAGCATGAACAGAACCTTCATAATTAGCAAACTCACAATCATAGAAAACCGTGTCTACTTGTTGCATAATGTTTAACATCTGTTCAGTTGGATATTTAGCATCACCAGAAATAAACACATTCTCAAGAAGTAATGAGAATGAAAACGCATAAGATTTAATATCTTGTGCAAGTTTGTTATGGGTATTAACCTTTGTCGTATATTCTAAATGATTATTTGGGATAAATCTCACACCACCCAAACTTTTATAAATGTCAAAATATTCTTTAATGGTGACTTTTGATTTGTTTAGAATTTCCAACCCACCTTTAAGGGTGGTTTCCCAAAGTTCACTTAAAGCTTCTGATGGATAGCCACCAGCTCTTCTTTCACCATAAAACAGGTGTAACTTTTCATCTCTGTTCACCATAAACTTATTATAGAATGCGAGCCATTCAAGACCACCTACATGGTCTGCGTGTTGATGTGTGATTGCAATACCATCAATATCTTCTGGTTTAATACCAGCTTCAGCAAGTGAAAACTGTATATGTGTTCCAGCATCAATTAACAGTTTATAACCATTATCAAATGTTACCACCATATTTGAATGATAATTGACATCTGGTGAAACAAGCCCGCCACCAGAACCTAAAAATTTAATTTCCATATTATAAACCTCCTTCATAATTATATACCCATAATATAACTTATCTAATTATATTTGTCAATAAGAAAAACAAAACCCCTTTCAGGGCTGACGTACTTTATCAGTGTACCGCTGTTTGAAAGGGGAATAACTTTCATAATAACTAATCATTACTTAAATATCAATTTAAGCTGTCTGAAGCATTACGACACTCTTCTTAGGTTTTTTCTTTTGCTACGCTGGCAATGTTCCTATACATTCCTTTTGTCCACTTATCAGTTATTATGTTCTAATCCTTGTTGTTTGTCTCTTTCCTGTACTTGTCTTACCTATCTTTGAAAGTCTCTTAGCCTTTTTCTGATATTTTTTGTAAGAAGTTGTCTTTCTATATCGCTTTTGTTGAAGCTTAATTTTGTTTTTATGCTTACGATATTCTTTTTTACGTTGTATCCAATCTTTTCTGGATATACGATTTTTACGAGGCGCAACAGCTTCTTCCATGTCCTCTTCATCATCTTCTTCACCGTCAACAACATCCAGATAATCACCGAGACCATCCATTATTTCATAATACATATCCTGTTGCTCTTCAGGTAAATTAGTTTCATCAAGGTCAGACATGAATTCATATATAAGCATGTGAAGTTCATCAGCATAATCTTCAGGGCTTATATCAGAACCTTCATCAGACATTTCAAGAAATAGATTCTTAAAATCTGTGATTTTCATTAGTCCATCTCTTCTTCTTTATCTTTCATACCTTCACCATCTTCATCGTCTTCTTCATCTTCCATATCTTTTTCTTCTGAAACAGTTCCATCCATACCAGATTGAAGTTTGTCAGCGAAATCCATGTTAGACATTGTTACCATTGAACCAGTTTGAGTGTTTTTAAGTACAACACCAGCATCAGTGATAGAATCAATAATCATTTTTACTGTTTGACCATCAACATTCATAAGAACGCTGTTACCAATATAAAAAACTTGTCCTTTAGCAACAACTGAACTCATATTAGCTTCTTTAATAATATCTCTTACTTTCTTCATTAAAATAATTCTCCTTAAAATAATTCTTTTTATTATTTATCTTTTTGATAGTTTCTAAACCTTCTTTTCTTGCTATATTTTTTAGAGTCTGCTTTAACATATTTCTTACGTCCGTAATGTTTTACAACTTCATGGTCATATGCATCATGCACAACATTTTTAGTTGCAATCTCAGTAAGCAATTCTTTTGGTAAAGCCATTTTACCATCAATCAAAATAATAGCACGTTTTTTGTCCATTTTCGTCTTCTCTCAATTCAATTTCACTCTTTTTGATAGAGTCAATTTTAGATTGTATATTCTTTGTTCTAGCTGGGAAAATCATCCCCATATCATACCCATTAAAATGACATCCCGTGATATAAATAAATTTAGCATCACCATAGTAAATTCCACAGGCATCATTATCTTCTTTACCACATTCGAAAATTGAATTCTCTGCTTTAATGATAGAATTATTATCACAATGAAGTGCATTTCCACCATTAGTATTGATTGAATCATTCTCAACCTGTAATACAGAATTATAAGGTATTATACCTTTGCAATTAACATAACTATTGAAAATACATAGTTTTGAATCATGTTCAGTAATAACATCATCAATGTCAATTTTACATTCATCAAAAACCACTTTGGCATTTTCAAGTTTCATACCATCCAACGCAATGACCTCAACATCATAAAATGATTTAAATGTGTTCTTAATTTTACCGTTCAGGATAAACCCATAATTGAGTTTGTAATGCCAAATAAGACACATAATCCCTACCACCATTAATACATCCATAAAATTCATAAAACCTCCTTAAAAATTGAGGGGTGTTAACCCCTCATAATTATTTCTTTAAACATTTCTCACAAGTAACTGGATAGTCATCTGGAAGCACATAGAGTGCCGACTCAATCATGGTATCAAGAAACTTCTGAGAACCACAACTTATGCTGACTATGTATTCTATAGAACCATCATCCATTGTACAAACATATCCACTTCCTTTGTGAGTTTTAGAACCATACATTCCAACAGCAACTTTGAATTTACTAGCAACTTGTTTGAGTATCACTCTTTTATCTCTAACAATGTGTGGTGTTACCCTGTATTCTGCGAGTGGGTCAACTTTAGGTCTCTTTGTTGTCACTGGTATGTTTTTGATTTCTTCATTAACCTGACCATATTCTTCAGCAATTGCTTTCATAGCTTTACCAGCTTCAACAATAGGCTCATACGAGATTTCTTTTATCATCTTTTCTATACGCTTGATATAAGAATTAGTTGTGTGAAGTGCTGGTGATGTGTAATAGACATCCTGTATTATATCATTAAACTGAAGCTCTTCAGGTAATTCAAAACTTCTAAGAACATTTCTATGTTCTCTCATCTCTTTTTCGAATGCTCTGTTGTACTTGTCTTTAAGCTCTTTAATTTCAGATTTCAGCATAGTCAAACCTCATATTTATTAATTAGCCTTACATAATAAAGATAATACACTTTATATATGTTGTCAAGCCTTAAAATGAAAAAAGTGGGAATAAATCCCACTTTTAAAATTCATCCACTCCACCCATAACATCAATCCCCCATGTTAAGCATCTGTGTATTAAATATAATTCTACCTATTTCACCATAATTTGAATTGTATAAAATCGCTTTAACTTCACCATACCCTCTGTATCCTTGACTAGCCGACCAACTATCATTTGGTGTCAAATTTTTATGGTGTTCAACAACACAAATAGGACTCTCAAACGTTTTATTAGTATGCTCATGTCCAAAGTGAAAATATCTAAACTTTGACTCACTGAAATACTCTTGATTATCAAATGCAAATGTTTCACCAGCCCTATTAGCTTTCAACATATGACCATGTGTAAAACCAAGTATAACTTTACCAACTCTGTGATATTGTTGCATTGCTGGTGATTCATGAACAATCAGTCTATCTTCTTTATTAAACCAAGCTGATATATATGATTGTAAATAGATGTTAGCATATTCTGAGTGATTACCAGCAACAGAATAGAAATGAACCTTTTCATATTTCTTAAGTAGTTTATCACATAGTCTTACCATGCATTTAAAAGCCGTTTTAACCGTTTTATGATGACGGCTATCTGTATCAAGGGCATGACCACTACGACTTCTGTTTTCATCGTTAGAACTATGTAAGAAGTCTCCTAAATCACATATAACACACTCTTGTGCGTTTGGTGATGTTTCAATGAGATAGTTTGTAGCCTTTTCAAACCACTCTTCAGCAATTTTTAAATCATAATCTTGACCTGTTTCTTCAGCATGTGCAAGCATACCCCAATGTGAGTCTGCTATTGGAAAGAATACTGTCAAATCTTTATTAGCTGGTTCTTTAAATTCATATGGAATGGGTTCATAAATACCTTCAGCTTCTTGTATAAGCTCTTTAATAGCTTTTTGAACCTTCTGATGGAGTATATCTTTGTTGATGTCTGTTTTAACCCATTCAAGAACCTTTTGACCATCTTTATAAAGAGTTGATTTAGCCTTTACAAAATGACCATCTTCTTCAGCCTGTTCAGAATACTCTTTAGCTTCGATTGCGGATTTTGCTCTTCTAATATCTCTTTGAATTGTGGTTAATGCACAATCATAATCTTCTGATAATTGGATTATTGCATCTTGTGGGCATATACCACTGTCAAGCAATTCAATATAATCTTCATATACACTTTCATATTTTCTTTTATTCATTTATCCCTCATTAAATATAAATCAAAAAATAATCGTTTTTAAACTGTTCATATAGTTCATTCATTTTATCCATTATGTTCACAATAGATTTTTTCATTGGTGTTCCTTGATTGTAAAAACAATGCCCACCATTCAGTTCAAATAGATATGTGGTGTCAATGAGTATGCTTTGATTGCCAACGAGTATATCGTCTTTATCTCTCGCATCTTCAAAAACAACATCAATATACCTTTTAAACATTTTATAATCTTTCTTATCTACAGTAACATGAACCAATGAATACTTATTGTATGCCATTTAACTTCTCCAAAAGTATATTTAAATCAGCCAGATACAAATCAGTTGCATCAACTTCTTTATAATATTTATACTCTTTTCGAAGTTCAGTTTTATCCTTTTTGATTTTTGCTATGTATGTTTTATTAAGTCTACTAATTGATAACCCCATAACAAAATCAATCTGGTCTTCATTCATACCACAAGATTTATAATGTGACCTGATTTGTTTGTCAGTCATATTAATAAAATCAGATGGTATGTTTTCAATACCCAGCATATGCGTGTCAAGTCTATCAATCTTTTCCTGAATGACTTTTAACATATATTCTATGCGCTTATAGTATATCTGAATTCTAAAATCAACAAAGTCTCTAATCAAATCTTCAACACAATTGTATACTTTGATTTCCCCATTCTCATCAATAACAGTAATATTTTCATTCACGTTAGCTGATAATTTGAGTTTGTCATATATATTAAAATCGGTATCAGCAAGAGTAGCTCTTTTGACTTTAATAGTTATATCCCATTTATCATCTGAATTATCTGTGAAATCTTCTATTTCTTTTTTGTTGACAAGTTTATAAAGATATTCAATATACTGTTCTCTGGTTATACCGATTGGTAATTCTGTTACTCTGATTGTTGTTGTGTTGATAATTTCACATTCTCCATAGCAGGTATACTTATCAATATCACCTTTGAAATCATTATAATATGGTTTGAGAGGTTCTTTGTATCTCACACCCGTTAAATCATCTTGAATATACTTTATGATGTCTTTAGGATTATAGTTTGATATGTTTGTTGCAAATCCAACAGCAATACCTTTAGCACCATTCACAAGAACCATTGGAATAATCGGATAATAATGTTTTGGTTCTGGGTTCTCAATATTATCAGACTGTTCTAGTATAGCATTATCCAGATATATATAATCCATAAACTTATTATACTTTGAAAATATATATCGTGGTGATGCATAACCATTAGGAATGATTTGAGAACCAAAACTACCCTTACCAATGAAGTAAGGTATATTGTTTGAACCACAAAAATCTTGTGTCATCTTTGTTAAAGCTTCTGAAACTGATGTACCACCATGTTCATAATTAGCCTTGTCAATAACTTTACCAGACACCGATTCAATCTTTGTAAAATCATGAATACTTCTCATCACATAAAATATCTTTCTCTGAACAGGTTTAAACCCATCAATCATAGATGGAATTGCTCTATGATATATCACGTGATTGCAATACTCTTTGTAGTCATTATCAATTATTTCCGTAATTGATTTGTTTTCAGCTAGCATATTATAACCTTATACTTCAAATATTCTTGGGTCAAAATCATTATAATCTTTAATAACCATGAAAGCCTTTGTTGCTATAAATGGATGTTTTTCAATGACTTCTTTATTTGATGTTATGACTACAAATGGTTTACCAGCTTTAATACACATACCCATTTCAAGTAATGTTCCAATACACGGATAACCATCATTCATAGCTTCAATATTGAATACACATACATCAGATTTTTCAATAGCATAATTATCAGATTCAAAAATCATTGTGTTTGTCACTGGAATCCTTTTAGCATGAAGTTCTTTATGTTTGTCACATGGGTCAAGAAATTTATAATCAACGCCACCCCAAACAAATTTAATACGACTTCTCCATTCAACATCTTCCTTATAAAACTCAAGTTCATCTGGTTTCATAAAATCTTTATTAGGGTTTCGCATAGCACCACCCAAATAAAATGTTATCATATAATATCCTCCTTATAAAACTTATATCAAAAATATAAGGTGTAGCTTATATTTAATTTTTATAGTCTACACCTTATAAAAATATATGTCAATAGTAAATATTAACTACACTTACTATGACCACATTCATAACATATGTCACACCCACCCTGTTTAGAGTAAGCTTGCTTACCACATGATGGACATATTTCATACACAGTTTCTTCCTTTTCCTCTTCAGAATCATCAGATTCATCTATAATAGGATATTGTTTAAGCACCCTATGAAGTATATTACCAAGATGAAACATTGCGTAAGAAGACTTTTTAAGCTGTTTCATAACCTCTTCTAAATCAATGCTATATCTAAGACAAAGTGATATAAGTCTACAAATCGTGTGCCAGTATGACATTCTTTCCATAAATATATCTTGTCTCCACTCATCACTATTCATATCAAGGAAACCAGCCTCATAAGGAAGTTGACTGAATATTTCAAGCGGATATCCTTCCTCATCCAACACAACATTGATATAAACCTTAATACCCTTCCATATAACAATATGTCTTTTAGCATCTTCAAGGTCAAACAGTTCTTTTTCAACTGGTATATGTGTTAAAACACCTTCTTCTGGTTTAGATTGTTCAGGTTTATCACCATCAATTGATAGAATTGGTGAAAGTGAACATTTATCCCTATAACATGTAACACCTTTAAGACCACTCATCCACGCAGTCATGTAAATATCCTTAAAAGCACCAATACTGATATTCTCAGGGCAATTGATAGTTTTAGAAATAGCTGTATCAACATATTTCTGACAAATCGCTTGCATCTTTACATGGTCTAATGGATTTATTTCATGTGCTGTTTCAAAATAATCAGGGACTTCATTTGTTTCACCAAACATATCTGTATATTCTTTCCAAGCATAATTTTTAACCTTTTCTGGAATGAATTCACCATTATCCTGACGAATCTTTCTCTCAAATTCAAGCCCGAAAATAGGCTCTATACCTGAACTACAGTTATTAAGAAATAGACTCATTGTTCCAGTTGGTGCGATTGAAAGTACACGACTGTTTCTAAGACCATTCTCTTTAATCATTTCAATAGTTTCATCTAACAGAACACCACTTTGCACAAAACCATTATTTAAAAATTCATCAACATCAAACAGTTCAAAACTACCTTTATCACGTGCTATTTTACTTGACTTTTGATATGCAATGTTAACCATGTTAAACATGACACCTTCGACTAGATTTCTTGCTTCTTGTGATGAATATCTTAGTTTCATTTTTGCAAGCATATCACCAAGACCTGTTATACCAAGACCTATCTGTCTTTTGTTTTTAGTCTCTTCGTATTGTTCTGATAATGGATACCAATTTTTATCAAGTATATTATCAAGCCCTTCTACCATCATTTCAATCACTTTAGACATCTCAATATAATCAATATATGAGTCATCCGAAAATGGATTCTTTACAAATTTTGAAAGGTTTATAGAACCTAGATTACAACTTCCATATGGGTAAAGTGGTTGTTCACCACAAGGATTAGTTGTATCAATCCATTCACCAGTATAAGCAAGTGTATTCATTTCATTCACTGTATCAATAAAAATTAATGCTGGTTCTGCATAGTTATAATTTGATAGAGAAATTTTATCGAATATTTCTCTCGCTTTCATTGTTCCATATGATTTAATTGGAAGTCCTCTATCTCTCCATTCTTTGATATTACCACCGAGTTTACCAAATACCCATTGTTCTTTATACTCAGGACATGTAACATCAGGAAATATAAATTCCCAATCTTTATCATTATCAACAGCATCCATAAATTCATCTGATGCAAGAATTGAAAGATTGAAATTTTTTAAACTTCCATCTCTTTTACATTCAATAAATCTAAGAATATCAGGGTGATAGATAGATAATGTTGCCATCATTGCACCACGCCTTGAACCACCGCTAATTATAGTTCCACACATTGCATCAAAGATGTACATAAATGAAACAGCACCAGAAGACTTTCCACCAGTTGTAGTAAGTATTGCGTCTGTTGGTCTAAGAATTGAGAAACTCATTCCAATACCACCACCAGCTTTAAGAATCAATGCGCCTTCAGAAACACAGTCCATAATAGATTGCATTGAATCTGCTTTAATTGATATTGTAAAACAGTTTGAAAGTGTTGTAAAACCTTTACCAGTTCCAAGCGCATACATGATGCGCCCACCAAATGCTGATTCATGATTAGCAAGTGTTTGTTCTATACCATCAACATCAACACCGTTACCAAGTCTTTGATAAAACCCCGCTTCTGTTTCTTTATAATAATCATTTCCTCTATGTTCTTTAAATTGATATTTTTTATCAAATATTTCTTTGGATATGTTTTGTTCTAGCACTTAAATTTACCCCCCTTACCATAACCATTCTTATAACTAAATCCATTAATCTTAAATTCTGATTTGTTATCTCTCCAATCACGTTCAATATTAGCACCACATTCAGGGCACTTTTCAGACTCCATAATAGTTTCTAATTGTGAGTGGGTACAAATATACTCTTTAGTATATTCACATTCTTTGTTTGCACATTTAACGTCATATGCTGGCATAATCCCTCCTATATAATAAAAATTTTATTCGTATAAAACACTATCACCAAGTAACCATGATTTTCTTGATTCTGCATCTTTACCAAAGGCTAATTCTAATGAGTATTGACTAAGATTGTCAATACTTACTTTTATGTATTTTGGATTGTGCATAATATCATAGTATTGGTCTTTTGACAATGAGCCAAGACCTTTGTTATATTCTAAAATCTTGATAACATTTGATTTATCATTCATATACTCTTGATAAGTATAATATGTTTTTTCTCCGTTAACAGTATCAGCTATTATCAACGGACTAAGTATTATATTTATCTTTCCCTGCTCAAACAAATCAGTCCAATATTTATAAAAGAAATTGAGTAATTGAGCAATGATACTTTGACCATCAATATCAGCATCACAAAGGATATTGATTTGTCCATACCTACATGAACTAATATCTGGGTCTGTTAATCTCAATCCCATAATGGATAATAGATTTTGAATCTCTTTATTCTTAATAATATCAGTATCACCTTTTTTAAGGACATTCATAAACTTTCCTCTAAGTGGGAAAATTGCATGGTGTTCTTTATCTCTAACTGATAATGCTCTGGATACAGCCGAATCACCTTCAGATATAAACAGTGAACAATCTTCTCTAAACTTTGAATTTGCTTCAACGAGTTTTGGGACTTCAACTTTTTGTATAGAGTTTTCCTTTTTAGCAAGCTCTTTTCTCTTTTTAAGCTCTTCTTTAACCCTATAAGCATCTATAATATTGTTCTTATATTCTTTAAATACAGATAGCTTATCGACTATCTCACAGCCAAAATAAACATCACCTATGTATGTTCCAAGACCATTAAAATCATTCAAATATTCTTTAGTCTGTGAATCAAATCTTGGTGCGATAACATTATTCATAACATATATCACAAATGTTTTATTCTTAATATCAGCTGGTTTGATTTCTTTATACTTCTTACCAAAGACTTCTCTCAGGTCATCAGATAATTTCGCCATAAGATAATGTATATGGATGCCACCACGCTTACATTCAATACCATTGACAAATGATACTGACTGAAATTCATCAGTTGGTAATATAGCTAATTTTGAATCTTCAGTTTCAAATATTTTGAAATCATTTCCATACATTTTAACATAGTCTTTAAAGGTTTTAGTCTGTAATTTCTTACCATTGTATGTAAATGTAATTTGTGGATAGCAAGCGGATAAATCAAGTATACGCTTGTATATAAGATTTATATGAACACCATCAAGTTCATCTATTCCAAAAAATTTATAGTCTGGAACGAATGATACTTTGGTGTATTTCTTACGAGATTTTTTAATATCATATGTCATGTTTGAAAGATTATCAGAGCATGATAATATGGTACGTTCTTTTCCATTGGATGTATCAACATCAAATGATTTTGAAAAGATATTAACAAGGCTAACACCTTCACCATTTTGACCAATTGAACTTGAATCATCATCAAATTTTGAACCCGCTCTAAGTGATGTAAAAGCCACAACAGACATCGGAAGTCCAGTTTTAGGTTCTATATCGGTTTTTAGACCACATCCATTATCTGTAATGATGATTTCAAAATTATCATCAACAGTCACATCAATTTTATTAGCATACTCAAAATTAGTTTTGATTGCAACGTCAACTGAGTTTGAAATAACTTCATCAAACAGTTTAATCAATGCTGGTATATATTCCACGTTTTGAAATGTGAAATAATCATCCCCCATGTTATAATACCAGATGTCTTGGTCTGTTAGTGTTGTAACACCAATATAACGAGATGAACGTTTCAGGACATGTTCTAAATCTGACAAAACTTGTATATCATCTAACAATTATCTTACCTCTCTTTATATATTTTTCATATTTATATCACTTATAAATATGTTTGTCAAATAAAAATGTTTCACCCCATAAAAAATATCATACAATGTATAATATAAGGAATAGGGTGAAACGTGAATCAAATATTTATGCAATTTGCGTTATTCAATCTGCATAATTAATCTTCCATCATCTGAATACATCCCTGACAGTCATTACAGATAAAGTCATTTAGGTATTTTGAAAACCTTTCATCATCTATTTCAAATGGTTCTTCACCATGTTCCATACAATAAGGTTTACCACATATATTACAATGATGAATAATTTCAGATGAACCACAATAATAACATTCAGTCATCTGTAAATTTTTAATCTTCCCCATCAGAATCATCCTCATAAATTTCTTCAGGATTGATATATCGTTTCTCAAATACAGAATCAATTATTTTGATTACCTCATGATGGTCAATTCCAAATCTGTCTTCACCCTTTCTTGCATATTCCATCATAGCATCAATAAAAGGTTTCATATACAGAACATCAACACCCACAAGCTGTTCATACATAGTCTTAATATCATAAAGGTCAAGTCTATCTATTTGGTAGACCATTTTAAGGATTTCACCCACATTAATAAACCATCCTCTTTTGATAAATTTTCTCATTCTGAAAAGACTTGCAATTGGGAATTTTGAACCCGTATACTTAAGTTCTTTATTAAGTACACATTTAAGTGATTCAATGTTAATTACTACACCAGTTGAATAAGTCCAATACATTTTAGTATGCTGATAATCATAGTTTGAAATAATTATTTCAGGATTTCCATAAAACCTAAGTATAAGCTGTATATCGTTTTCAAGTGATATAGCATTATCAGTTATACAAACAGGTTTGTATGGTTTATCAGTCATATTCTTATTATATTTTACCTTTGTAATACCTGATGATGGTGTAAAACATTTGACCTGATATCTAACATCTTTAAAAGGTTCTGCTGTGTACTGTAGTGGAAGGTCAAAATCACTGAGTTCATGATAGTTACATCCATAAAACATATGCACACCTTCATCATAATCATTATCAACAGACCATTTAATATCTTTATCATTCTCAGAATCATAAATCATTACTCTAAGGTCATTTTTATCACCATAATTGTTTGTATGGTCTCTGAATTTATTTCTTGCCGATGATTTGGTTATAGCATAGTTGCAATAATAATTAGCAACATCAATTAACACGTTAATATCTTTGAAATAAATATCATAATCATTGACTTCTTCATCCAGTAACATTGATGTAATACATCCACCAGATACAACAATATTATCCAGAATTCTAGTTCTAAGAGTTTTATCTTCAATAGATTTAATCCAACTTTGAACCTTATAATAAATCCTTTTATCTATTTGTTTCTGTATCATTAGATTCCCCCATGTTTAATTGCTCTGGATATTACAGCACCAGATTCATCTTTCTTTTCTTTAATATAAGCATCTGGTATGTGTGTGACTGCTTCAGCAACAGAATAGCTTCCATCTGGATTTCTTTGTTGTGTTGTCACCTGAACAACAACCGATGTCTGTAACATACCTTCAACTTGCATAGCCTTTGTTGATTTCATCCACCCTTCATTCTCAGACGATGCTTTAGAAATAAGTTTAAATGTATCACCATCACCCCAGAACTGAATGTCCTTTACATTCTTTTTAGCACCATTGCTATCAGTATTAGCAAGTGATTTAGTTGTTTTTGGTTCTTCATCTTCAACAAAATCATATGTTTTAAGAAATATTTCTTCCTTACACGGATAAAATTCACCATTAACACCTTTAATAATATAATCACCTACATCAGCTTTCATAACACCCTCAAGTGTTTTAATTAAAAGACAATCTCCATCTGGTGTAGAATTATATGTACAATTTTCAACACCAATAAATGATACTATGGATGGTGAACCCGTCCATTGCATAGCCTCTACTTCAACAGGTTTCTTTCTTACTTTCATAACACCCTCCCTTTTACTAAGAATTATTTCAATACTCTGTTTAACACTGGATGTTGGGAAAAATTTGTTATTACTTCTTTAACCCTGTATTCAGTTCCAGTATATGTGACAATTTCACCCCTATTTGGGATAAACTCAACCTCTTCACCATTCATTATAAATAATCCGTGTTTTGTTGTACCCTTCTCTTCAATAAAACTAATTTTCATACTTATACCTCCTTAAATGTTTCATTAATATGATTCTTTATATCATCTTTTATTATATCTGTCAATTTTTCAACTATATAATCTTTATATTCATTGATATCAAATTCATCTGGGTTATTACCAATACATTCAATGCCTTCTCTGATGAAATCTTTTATACCATAAATGTTTGAATCTATTTTACAAGCAAATTCAAACTCATCATCTATAAAATTGTCAATATCTGTTATAATGTCTTTATTCATTTGAATCCTCTTTAAATTCTATCTTTATATAACCTTCAATGTCATAAGCACAATAATAATCTCTATTCATTATATCACCCGTTGACCAATCGCCAACTTCAGCACCGTTACATTCATAATCAGGCATTTCATAATTCATATATTTTATATCGCCACGATATATAACCATATATTCACCAGATTCTTTTGGTCTACAACCTTTGTTAAATTTTATCATATCTATCACCATATAAAATTGATGAAATCATATTCATTGTCATATGGTATTTGGAAACTTGACAGCATATTGTAATAAACATTTTCTGGAATCGTTTTACCAGTTGTTCTACTTCTTACAGTATTTCTGTCTTTTATAACACTCAAAGGGGTCATAAAAACATGCATAACTCTACCATATTTCAATGGAAATTTGTTAAACTTCTTCTGTCTAGTTTTGAAACTGAGATTTGTTTCATCAATGATAACATTTTTAGCATCTGTGATATACTCTCTGTAAAGTTCTTCACATCTTTCATTAACTGCATCATGGTCAACACTATCCCATATTACATTATAACTTGGAACTTCCATATAACCATCTTTAACAATCATGTGATTATTGTCTATATAATAATCTCTCATAATATTATCTCTGGCATGGACTGTGTATTCATAATGTTTCACAAAATCTTCTGTGTATGTTGATTTACCAGAACATGGAAGACCAACATTCATAATTACAAGATTCTTGTATGCATGAATATTCTTATCTTTCGTTTCTTCAGCAGTATTAAAATGTGAAAAAATATACTCTTCGTATACATCATGAGCAATTTCCATAGGCGCATCTGTGATACGTCCGTAATGGTCATATTCAGCAAACTTCACAATTTTTCTAAGAGTGGATTCAGACTTATAAAACTTTTCATAAACCTTTCTACCCGTTTTCTTCTTATTATCACTGCTATTAAACTGATAAATCAAGTGATGATTATTAATAATTCTAAGAACTTCAATAATCTGTGAACGACTCAAATTAAACACATCAAGTTTGATATATTCAATACAAGCTATTGTACTGTAATTCCAGTGATTCTTAAACATTGCTCTTTCTTTATCATCAATCAATTCTTTAGTAAAACATTTACCATAGTCATGAAAGAGTCCAGCAATAACAAGTTCAATTGGCGCATTATCCTGAAGTGCGTTATTCACGACCATCATTGTATGTGTAAATATATCACATTCCAAATGATGTTTATTCACTTTCCAATCTTTATAACTGTAGTATGTGTGGTCAACATCTTTAAGTTGTCTCACATATTCAAACCCTTCGTCAGAGTTCAAAAAATCCTCTATAATTTCATAATTGCTTCTATTCATATTTTAACCTCTCCTTATAGTATTATTAAACTATAACAACATCAAATTATTTTGTCAATGATTAATTACTGTATATGCTCTATCAACATTACAACTTTCAATCCGTTTACCCTTTTTATCATACCCTCTATAGTATATCAGATTATTCTTAATATTAATTCCTTTGACCTTGAACACCTTATTAGTAAAAACATCTTTCAGCATATCATCAAATACAAACATTAGAACACCTCCTTAATCTATAAATTTCATAGCCGTATAAACATATTTTCCATCATACCATCTTTTTTCAAGCTCATATCTAACGGTAACTTTCTCAAACCAACGTGTTTCAGATTTAGTATTATCCCAATATTCCACAATAGTAACAGGAAAAAAGGCAAAAAATGTTTTATCAATTATTTTTGCACTATAAACATTAGGATTGTCAAATGGGTCTTTTTCAGTATTTAATTTCAATCTCATGACAACCACAATTCCTTGTCACTTTTATATACTCTTCTAAGCATTTTAAAAATACCTGATGTAATATCCATTCCTTTTCTATAGCTGAATATCAATCCTGTATATTCTATACCCATATCCTTAATTAGTAAAGCAAATTTTTTGTCATCTGTAACAATATCTGGATATGTCTCACAGATACCCTCATAGACATTCTTAATCTGTTTATAAGTCTTATGGAATCTATCCTGAATCACTGAAACTTTTGTTTTATATTCATTATATTCATCATACATTTCAAGTGATTTATAAATAGATACAATATCATCAACTGAACCACTTTCAACACTGTCAAAAACATTCTTAAACAGGATATTTGATTTAAGTCTATGTCTTACAAGATACCACTTTGTTTTAATCTTAAGAATATCCCTAACTTCACCATCAATATAGTGATATAGTACATATCCCTCAATACCTTCTCTTTCTCTCGTTTCTTCAATAAAAGAATCAAGTTTACTCAGTTTGAATGTTGGATTGTTGAATTGAACGCCATATGTACCATCAATTGTATTTCTACAAGCAAGAAGTTTAAGTTCCTCTTTTCTATAGTTTATCACAATTCTATTATCTGGTGAAATATATTCAAACATTGGAGTCATACCACAATTAAAATATGATTTAATATGACTGATTAGTTTTTGACCATCATCGGTGTTATCAATATATTTTTGAGCATTCTTAGCAACATCTGAATAGAACGATTTCTTTGACCTGAGTTTAACGTTTCCATTAACCATAATAGGATATATCAAAGAACCGTCTAACTTGTCACAGGGAAGAAAATAGCCGTCCTCATACTGTCTTAATGTGTTTATATGAGTGTATTCATTTTCATTGATATTAAAAAACTTGTGAAATGGTCTTGCAACACATTCACCCTTATCATTGAAAACAATCCCTCTGAATTCTCTTGCAAGGTCTGAATCAAATGTATCCTCAAATGCCACATTATAGAAAAATGAATAGAATGTTTCACCATCCACAATTTCAGTTTTCATACAGAATTCATCCTTTTCTTCAGATAATTTTTTAAAGTCTTCAAACGTATATTCTTTATCTTTAATTTTTATCATTTATATCCTCTCATCAGCTTTTTTAAATAAACTTCATATTTTTCGACTTCACTGAATATTATTTTCCATAGAAGTTCGTGTTTCTCTTTTGGCAGTTCATCATATTTGGAACAAATACCATATTTGTGAACCTTATGTACGTTTGGAGAATACCACATAACATCCCTGAATACTATTGCTGAATATCTTTCGGATGGACATTTGCATTGAACTAACCCTTCTTTATAGGATAAATGTTTACATTCAAAGCATTGTAATTTAGTTGCATCTGAAAGTGGGTTGTGTGGAATAAGACTTCTCACATAATTTATTTTTCAATTAGTTCTTCTTTAGTCATTGTAATACCTCTTTTACACGAATTTAATTATTTTTTCTTTTACAATCTTCAGGACGTTAGGTTTAATTATTTTTCTATCGTTAAGATATGAAAAACTGACAATAATCTTTCCTTCAGAATCATATATAGTGAAGCTATTAAACCAACCATACCATTTATTAACATTCCAATATTTTATAGCTTGACCATTTGAAAAAACACATATTCTCTCATAATTACCATTATCTTCTGGTTTTAAAATTGCTATGATATCATTTTGAGTGAAAAGAAGTTTTAACACTAATGATATATCATAATCAATAGGTGTTGTATCACCCCAAGCTCCATAAGGATTTATACCTTTCTGTTCTGTTACATATCTCATACATTGCTTATAAAACTTTGCTCTTCTGTTATTCATGAAAAATTTGTAAATTGCTCTAAACATATTAATACCTCTTCACTAAATTCTTTTATTTCTTTTATACTTAAACCACTCGTTCAAGTCTTTATTATATCTATATTCTATACTATCAGCCTTGAATGATATATAACAAAGATTTAATCTTATCATTTCTTTGATTGAAAGTTTTTTCAAATGGTCTATATCACTGGCTTCAATGAATTCAGTTATTCCGTTTGTTCTACCCTCTATAGTAACCAAAGTATTCATTATAATTACCTCTTAATTAGTTTCTTTTTGTTGTTCATAGAATTCAGAGCCTAGCACATCTTTAACAGCCTGTCTGATTTCTCTCATGTTTACACAAGTCCAATCGTTTCCACTGATAGAAATTTCATCAGGGATAATAATCCCTCTACTTTCTGCGAACACTGTGAAAAGATACCAACTTGCAGGAGTGTCTTCAATCTTAAGTACAAGTTTTCTTTTCCACTCTTCAGGAGTACCATCAAATGGTTCATCCTTAAGAATAACGCTGTATTCATTACCTTTATTGTCAATAGCTTTTACATCAAGTTTGATAACTCTCTGGACTTCTTTTTTCTGGTATGAATCACGATAGTCAGCAACAAGTCTTGATTCATCTTCAGCTATCCAAGCATCAATAACTTTATCAAAGTCTGTTCCATATCTTTCATCAAATGAAGAATATTTTGTGCGGGATATTGTCACGCTGTCATTCTTTTCAGTAACTACAAAAGGATTGTCAACAGCAGGAGCATCCCAACCCTTTACAATAATCATATAAGGTTGAAAAGTTTCTACCCATCTATAAGCAGTTCTTTTTCTTTTTGGTTTTGCAATAACGAATGGTGCGCTGTTGTATTGTGCATACTTCATGCGACCGTGTTCAACAAGATTTGCTTCAATCTTTTTAACGCTTCCGAAAAATTCATCTTTTTTGTAAATAGTAACTTTCATAATGTAACCTCTTTGAATTGATAATTAATCTTAATATATTTAATAGTCTATGTCAACACATTTTTGCCCAGTTTCCCATTCTATAATTGTAAGGTTTGTTTCCTCATCATCAGAAAACTCATCTAGCATTTTTATAAAACTAGATTTTTCTATCACAGTTGCATAATCTTGTATGCACAGTGTACCGTAAAGCTTACCTTTGATTTTTTTAACTTCAGCTTTCAATTCTTTAGCTTTCATAATGTAACCTCTTATGTTTAATTGACCTTACATAAATACAATATATCATCATGTAAGGTCTGTCAACTACTTTTTTATTATTTTTTCACAGTCATGAAATTACCTATAGCACCACCCAACAAATAACCAATTATGGTTAATATGTCCTGATTGATTGTAGCCGTTACAGCTAATGTTGTAGAACCCAACCATGTAAGCTGTATACCTAACCCTGTTATTAATACAGCATAAAGTTTTTCTGATGCCACCGCCTTTATATTTAAATTTCTGAAAAATACAAAAGCTAATTGTGTTAATAGTATTATAAAAAAATTATTCATCATCTAATGGACAATCTTTATGAAGTTCATCTGGATTCACTTCAAACCCTTCATACTCACATTCATGATAACCTTTATCAATCATAATACAACCATTACATTCACCACAAGTGTTAATAATCTCTTTATATATTTTGGACATTAAAACACCTCTCAATAATTTCTTTAACTTTTTTCCCATCTACAAGAGAACCAAAGTTTTTTGTAACAATACCAATAGCTTGCATTTTATTCTTAAGTGAAGAAAAATCAATATTTTCTTTAATCCAGTCAATTATATCTTCTTCAGGCAATTCTGATGGGATAAAATCATTAATAATCTGTATAAACTTTTCATCACCTTTACCATACTTATCAATCTTCTCTTGCTCATTAGCAACAATCTTTTTGAGTAATGAAATAACTTCATCATCATTCAAAACTTTCTTTGGTAGTCTCTGCATTTCACCGACTACAACTTGCATTGTAGAGAGTGTATTACTATCTTTCACTTTACGAGCGTTTACCAATGATTTCTGTATTTGTTCTTGTAGTGTCATTTTTCCTCCTTATCTATAGTCATAAAGATAATAAACTTCATCATAAAGCTTATTAAGCTCTTCAAACTGTTCAGCGTTTGTAAAGAATCCGTGTGTGATAAACAGTCTTTTCTTACCAGTATTATTCATCTTTTTAGCCAGTTCAATAAAGGTTCTACCACCATCACAAATGTCATCAAACACATCAACATCTTTACCTTCAAAATCTTTAACATCTATATCTGATGCAATGATTTTACCTGTTGAAAGTTCTCTAACCTTTGTAGCAATAGCAATATTTTTATATTGAAACTCTTTAGCAAGTTCATACGTTTCTTTGACAGCACCCAAATCAGGTGAAACTATATATCTATCATTTTCAATGTTGGAGGTTGGTGAGAATGGATTATATCCAAAAAAACTACTATCCCATATTTCTTTTTTCTTAATGATGTTAACAGGACAATCAAATACAGCTTCAGCAACATCACTATGCGGGTCAATCAGATAAACCATCTCTGGGTTGACCATATTTGATATAAGTTTACCAAACCATTTAAGAGCATTAATATCAACTTCTGACATACTCCTATCATATCTTGCAAATGGAAGATAATGAAAATATAGGCTTATTTTAAATCCTTTAAGTTTAACATATTCACATACTTGTAATAGTTTTGTCACAATATCATCAATTGGTTTATCGACTACAACAGCAACCCAAGCTTCACTATAATTAAAAATGTGATTAAATCCGTCTTCATTTAATACAACTTCACCATTAGGAAATTTGTTAAATGTAACATCACTCAGTACAATATTATTTTGACTCATCTTGAAACCCTCCTTTGAATCTCTTCTTGTCTTTCCTTTTCAATAATGCTTAGAACCATATTCAAATTACAGTATGCTGAATAAAGCCCCGCCCTATCATCTAAAAGTATATTATAATATATCTTTTTACCACCAGTGTCAACAGGGGATTCATTGATTTTAAACTTTTTCAATCCTATTATAGCACGTATATAATTAGATATAAATTTTTCATCAGGATTAGCAGTATAACAAACTAATGTCATGTCAACCTGTTCACACCTTCTAAGTATTTCAAAAAGTTTATCAAATTTATAACCCTTATGGTGATAGTCATAAACTGTGTTATCGAAATCAAAAGCAACCACAAGATTACCATGTGACTGATAATCTTGCAGTAGCCTTTCTACACACATACTATTTGTTAGAAATGGGTCTGTATTAAACATTTCTAAGCCTTTCTCTAATATTACTAAACTTTTCATCTCTGATAAGTTTACCATCTTTGAAAACAGTTTTGAGCATGTTAAGTGAACATTCTTCTGTTTCTCTATTCACTCCATCCACAACAACTATTTTACCTTCTTCATCTTTTTGAACATAAAGAAGACCTTTAGCGGATTTTTTGACACCGTTGTCTGTTTTAGGGTCTTTGAAGATTGCTTGTTCTTCATCACCGATAGTAACATTTGTAGCTTTTACAGCCATCCCAAAGGTGTCTCTGGTGTTATATTGGTAAGTATAAGAACCAACTCCAAAAACGATATTTGTTGATGCAAATCCCTTCTTTTTGAGTCTTTCAAGGATTTTTTCACATCTTTCAAGTGTGATAGAATCACCATAAATAGCACCAATATGAGCGTCAAGTTCAATATAACCATTACTGTTTTTGTTACCACCAAAAGTATCATAAAGGGATTGAATAAGTCCTTTCTCCTGACATGTTAGCTTAATTTCTTTAATTGAACTAAGTTCCATATTATTGATATAGTTTCTAGGATATGAACTCCATTCATCTTCAATATAATAATCAATGCTAACAGTATATTCAAAATATTTCTCATTGACTCTACAAATACCAATAACTGTACCTGCATGTTCAAACCCATCTTCATCATTTCTTATATCATCTTTTATAAGTTCTGCAAGATGACCATCATCACTATCATTAACAAGGTCAAGTGTTATAAACTCAGAAAAATCAGGTATATCAATCCCACAAATAATATCAACGGGGTCTCCTGAATCTGGTCTGATAACAACTTTTCCATCTCTTTTCATGATATCATCTTTAAGAGTTGGAAGATATTCACCAACAACTTTCCAGAAATCAAAACTGTCGGACACTATAGATACTATTCCGTTTGGGTAAACATTTGAAATTAAATTCTTAATAGTTATTAATTCCCCCCACCCTATCATTTCTTCATCTGTAAAAAACTTATTTTTCATTTTAAAATCCTCCTTTTTAACTCATATAAAGATAAATATTATATATGAATTATAAAAATATGTATACACAAATTATTAATTTAGCCAAAAATAAAAATAGGTCTAAAAATGATGGATATTTTGAAAATCATCATATTGTACCAAAATCACTTGGTGGTGATAATAATCCATCTAATTTAGTTTTACTAACAGCTAAAGAACATTTTATTTGTCATCATCTTTTAACTAAAATTTACCCAAACAATAACAAATTAAAATTTGCATTCTGGGCTATGTGTAACCAAACACATGGTGACGTTAAAAGAACATATAAAATAACATCAACCGTTTATGAACAATCAAAAATTGAATTTGCTAAAGCCAATTCTAAAAATAGAAAGGGTGTGTCAGTAATGACTAAAGAAAGAAGACAAATTCAATCAATTAATTGGAAAAATAACAACCCTCATAAAGCTGGTAAAGAAAGTCATTTATATAATACTCCTAGAAATAAATCCATTAAAAACAAAATATCTACCACTAAAATTAATAACCCAGAAAGAAATGCTCAATATAAAGGTGATTGGATAACACCATTTGGTATATTCAAATCAGCTAATCAAGCATCTAAATCATGTGGTATAATTGTTGATACCATTAGAAAAAGGTGTAATAATGCATCTAAAATAATTACTAAAAGAATGATTTCAAACACATATGATTTAAATGAATCTCATATAGGAAAAACATTTAAAGAATTAGGTTGGGATTTTCAACCAATTCCATAATCTTTTCATACGCATCTTCTTTATTTGAACATTCTTCAATTATTTCATTTATTTTTTCAGCGTATATTTTCGCAGATGATGTCATTACACTATGTTCTGTTGCACCAACACTTCCACCAACAAAACCATCTTCGTTGTAATACTGTTTAGCACAAATAATAGCAGGAAGAGTATCCGTTCCCATAAATGATGTAAGATGCCCCATACCAGATGTACAAGCACTTTCTCTTCCACCCATACCCCTAAAACTAAAATCATGACATTGAAAATCTTTAAACCATTCCATTTCATCACTACCAGTTTCAGCAAAATACTTATCAACAATCTTTCTATATTCAAATGCAATAGTAGCACTTGTGATAGGTTGCCAAATAATAGCACTGAAAATAGTTTCAATATAGTTTGTCACCCAGAAAAATTCATCAATAGTATTTTCAATAGTGATGAATGGAACTCTAATAGGTGCTAGTGTTCCTTCTGGAAGTGCTTTAATAACAATTGGAAGATAACCTAAATCATGAAGCCTTTCAATATGTGTTGTATCGAAATCTTCAGTATTAAGAGCCATTGTAATTTCAGATTTATAACTGTTTACAACTTCTTCTTTTGGTTTATCAAAGAAATTCTTTTGAAAATAATCCATAATGAAATCTTTGATTAGATGTGTATATCCAAACACAACGACCTCATTTACTCCATTGAGTCTACTTGTCCTCGCTGTGAGGTTTGAATAAACCTTTTTAATACCTTTTGGGTATTGATTAATATGACCAACCTTATAAAAGTCAGTCCAAAACATAGCGTTCATTTCCATAATTTTTACTCCTTACCTTTTTAGTTTTTTCTTTTCTTTATCTTTATTTTGATACTTCATACCAACATCCTGTTTTATACATAGATTATCACACACTGGACAATCCATATCATTTGCTTTCAAACAGTCATAACAGACTATATGAGAACAAATAGGTGTATAATTCTGATGTGTTACATTTCCACACATATCACAAACAGCTGAAAATATTGTTGGTATCATTTTTCTAATCCTCGTAATATTGATTGATAACATTATTCCATGTGTAGTATGTCCAATCTTCTTTTGGAAAATGTCTACCATCTTTACTTGTCATTACAATACCATATCTAAATCTATATGGTAGGTTATGCCAAGTTCTATCACATCTACCTTCATTGAATGCTGTTTCAATCATTTCTATCATATCAGCTTTACCTTGTTTGTAAAGCTCTTTGTGACTATATACTGTCCTTGCATACATTGACACAGAATTTTTAATACAATCTCTATGTATCCATAACATATAATTACCTAAATCTTCTTTAGGTACATTGAATATTCTGGAATCAAACATTGCAAGTTTTGTTGTGCTTGTTCGGTCTTTAATGACTTGATTAAATATTGCCGTAGCCATACTAGCTGTAACACTTGCAAGTTTCTGTATCTTATTTCCAAACATTTGTTCAGAGTGTTCATTCTTATCATCCAGTAGAATGAGACTTATTTCATCACTTTGTGTATACCCAATACAACAGTTTTGAACATTTTTTACAAGATATTCAGTTGTTTTATCCATTGCATATGTGATATCTTCATCGAATGGATATTCAAATCCTTTTGTATATGTATGAAAAGCTTTACCATCAATTCTTATTACAACTGGTGTTTTCTTTTCAACACAATCTGAAGTATATACATGTTCGTATTGTTTCATTCTTTGCCCAATTGGGTCTTTGTCATAACTTTTACTCATATAATTGACCATCCATTTCTAATTATTGTATATTTTTTACCAAGAAATTTTGCTGTGTTAATGCAATACTCAGTACCTTCAGATTGACCATCCCAGATAAAAACCATTTCATCACATGTATCAATCATTGCAAGGTTTTCATGAACCCAAGAATCAAAATATCTTTGTGACATACAAATCATATCTCTTTTATGAGTTCCATACCAATCAGACATAATTTCACCATTTCCAGTTCTACGTGATAGTATTGGTGTATAGTTTGCACATATTGATTTAATTGTTTTATCAATAAAATCCATATCATAAGCAGAGAGACTATAATTTCTTGAACATATAATGCCTATCTTTTTCATATTTCTACCTCACGAATGATTTTTCGAATGCGAATGAGTCAATCTCAAACTCTGGAAACCCAAGTGCTTTTTGCATTGCTTTCTTTTGCCTTTTTGCAATATCTCTAGGTTTAATCTTTCCTCTTTTCTGGTCTCTTCCTTTGTAATTCACTTTCATAATTTCTTTACCTCTTTTAATTTATTTTTATTTACAACGAACATTACCTTTATAAATTTCTTTACGAACAATCTCTACTATATTCATATCAACGGTTTCAGGGACATTATAATATGAAAAAGGTTTCCCAAAATTCCATAGTGAATAAAAAATCCCATGTTGAATACTTTTAATATACCCAATCCTAAATTCAGGATTTTCAAAAACATTAATAAAAGCATCATAATCTTTTGGTGTTATTTTGTCAAATGTTTTCTTGTTCATTTCCATGCTTATCATTGTTGGAATGGCGAATGCGAAAAATGTTATTATTGAAAATGCAAAAAGCCATTGGTTATTATCCATCCACCGACACAGATTATGAGTTCTGACATGTGGGTTCTCCTTTTAATTTATTTCTCATCGTCTTTACATTTATTAAAATGCTTTGGAATAATGAGCTTTATTTGCCATTTGCTAGTATCATCCGTAATCATCGAGTTATCTGGGTGCGGATCGTGGAACGGATAACCTTCGTAACCGACTATTTCATGGAATAGTCCTTCAAAGCGTGGAGAAATTCCAAGCAAGAGATGGTATGTACCTTTTAAGCAGTCTTCTACCCATTCGCCCCATTCGAGGTTTACTGTTGTGTATCCTTTACTTTGTAGCCAGCTCATAAACTCCCCTGACCAGTCCGTGTTTTCTTTACTGCAAAAATGCGGAACCTCTTCAGGTGGTATATTCATCAGACAGGCTACCGCTGTACGGAAACAATCGCCGTTCTCATCACTCTTACCGTGTGGAATTAGTTGTTTGTATTTTGTAATCACGCTTCCCCCCTTGCTTTAGCGAGTGCTTGTTTGATAATTTTCTGAACGTCATTAGTATCAACACCACTCAGCATAGAAAGAACTTGAATACACTCGTCAGCTGTAGTCAACGCCTCCACAAGCTCTGCGTTGCGTTGTTTTAAGCTAAAATTTTCAGCATATAATTCTCTAAAGGCAACCAATGCTCCAGACTTCTGATTTTGTTGAGGCTCAAATAAGAGACCTTTTGCCGATAAGCCGCAAGCAGAGATTTGTTTATCGAGTTCCTCATTATCCTCTTTCAGCCTGTCGATTTCAGCTTGCATATTCATTATCATTTTAACCCATTGAGTGGAGTTATTAGGTAATAGTCCTTTCTGCTCCATGAACTGTCTTACTTCTGACGGTTTTAACTCACTCATTTCTACACCTATTTACTTTAATTGCTTCGATGACATCTGACAAAAGAATACATATACATATAGTACAACCGATAATCACAAAACCTATTTTATTTTGGTTTGCGCAGTATCCTGCCAAAAGTAAATTTATAGATATTATAATTAATGTAGTTATATTCATTTCCACACCCCACTCAGAGCCGTCTTCACCTTATCTTTGCCATACTTTTCAATAAGCTCGTCAAGTGCTTGCTGTGCATCTTTGTGATTCTTAAAGCCTGCACAAGAATGCATTACCACCCATAAGCATGAGTGCGTTATATTAAAAGCATCATTATTACCTAAAGAGATTGAACAATGTCTATATCCTCTCCAATCCTTACCCCTCAACACCTCACCATTAGCTTCATCAGCTTTCCTTTGTAGTTCGCACATTATAAGCTCGCTGTCTGCGAACCTCTGAGCTTCTTCACAAGTGCGTTTGATGCGACCACGAAGGTAAGAAGCTTCATGGTGGCGTAACGTATAAGATATTCGTACTATTTTACCAGTATCATCAATCCTAAAACACTCTTCGCCCCCTATCGGCTTCCATACCACTGACTCAGGTGCGTCTATGATAACCTTAAGCTTTTCAGCTTCTGCTCTTAATTCGTCGGATTTTGCCATCATGTTATCATACTGTTCTTTTGCTTGTTGCTTATTCATTGTTAGTCTCCTCTGTTTTTTATCCAGTGGGAATATGCCTTGCCATCCACATCCCATAGAAACATCAAGAATCTCTATCGCTTTAAGTGGATTGTCGTTGCTGTAGTTTCTTAACTGGGTTGTGAACTTCTTAGCTCCTACTGGTTTGTATCTATCGTGATAAACAGCCCACTCTTTCAAAGTGCGTACAAACTTAGGTTCATCCATAAAATGGTCGGGCATAGCTTTTACAAGCACCTCATACTTACTGGGTTGTTTGGGTGTTTTTGTTTCTTCAAACACTGGAATAAGCTGGTCAAAATATACATTTGAAAGCTCTTTTCTAATTGTATAATTCATACCTCTTATATAACCGAATTCAATGTCATATAAATCCAGTGAATTGAGTGTTATTTTTACAAAGTTGATTTTCTCTGGTGATTTTGCTTTAAATTTGAATTGGAGAGATTCCCCATTTTTACCAGATTTAAAAACATCTTTAAGCCCTATCATAATGTTTACTCTTGACCTACCGCCAAGCTGATTAAGAATTGTTTCTGCTATCATAATATAACCTCTTTCAATTTATAATTCAATATATCACTGTCATTCACTAAAGTCAACCATTTTTCCAGTATAATTTATTTTTGCATTGCATAATCGACATGTCATGGTGTCGTGTTTTTGATTCCAGATATGGTTGCTTTCTTTTACATTCCATTCACGACCTTCACAATCGCATGTGTATATAAAATGTCTTTTATTACCCTTTCTTTGTGATGCAAGTATACTATACCAAAGATTAGGAGTTTCCTTGTATTTTGCTGATTTGTGTTGTTCATAACCGAGTGAGACCATTACCTTTCTAAAAAGAGGGTTATGACCTATTTTAGTTTTGAAAACTCTACCTTGAAGAAAATGAACATATTCATGAACAATTACCCCTATAAAGTTTTCAAAATCAGCTTCAAGTATTTTATAATTTAAAAACACTGTGTTTTTACTAAGACTATATCTACCAAACAAACTACATGAAACAATATTATCAATGATAACATCATCTAGTATAGACTCATCAAAATCTTTTGTTATAACCTCTTTGCATTTTGGAAATATGATTTCTTTTAGAAACTTTTCAATCTGGGTATTAAAAGTTGATTCATATTTAAATTTCATAATATAACCTCTCTTTGATATAAAAACTATAACTTAATTTAAATCACTTGTCAACAGTTTTATTTAAATAATTCAATCTTGAATTACATGCAGTACATTTTAATTTTCTATAAGGATTTGATTCCATGTTTTTATGTTTAACTTTGCCTATATAGTGTTCCTGACAGCCACATTTATAAACGTGATAAGTTTTCTTTGATTGTTTTCTATATCCTTTAACATGATTGATGATTTCATTTGAAACTTGTTGTGTTGCCTTTGCATCAGCATAACCGAATACCCTCATAAAAACTTTAAAATTGTCTCTATGTGACATACAACCCTGAAACACTCTACCCTGAAGAAAATGTGTGTATTCGTGTGCAATTGTTTCTTTATAATCATCAAAGAATTTTTCTATAAGGTCTGGGTTAAGTAGTATTGTGAATTTACCGTTTGAATCTTTACATCTTCCAAGAACTCTTGTGCTTTTAAGTTCATCAAGCTCATAATCAAATAAATCATCTTTAACGATATGACCAAGCTTGACACTTCTGAAATCCTGTATAGCATTCCAAAATGTTTCACTGAGTTCAGCTAAATATATCGCTAATTTCATTTGAGCTTCTTTAGAAAGTTTCATAATATAACCTCTTTCAATTTATCTTACATAGATACATTACTATACAATCTAAATCGTGTCAATAACAAATTTCAAAAAGTTTTATACGCTACACCGCATATATTTAAATTATACGATATAGCGTATAGTAATTAACCAAATATTTTATCTTGACATTCCTGACACATTCCAGAAATTGAATATTCCTTAAGACTAAGCTTGTCTTTGAAATCTGTTTGAGTGTTTACCTTCTTATTACATGTTCTACATTCATCATCATTTCCAGACCATCCTAGAATCTTTGCAAATTGTTTTTGGAAATCATCCATTTCAGGTGTTTTGTTACTCATCTTTATACCTCCTATAGCTCATCAATCTGACTTTTAAGACTATCTATCTCATCTTCTTTATCAGATATAATATATTTTAATCGCTCTATTTCTTCATCCAAATCTGTTATTTGCTTTTCAGCAGAATTTCGTATATCTTCATTAGTCTTTCTAGTACCCTCAAAATATGATTCAACATCACCGTATATACATTCAGCTGTTGATATAACATAATCTCTATATTCAGCTTGTTCATCCTCGTTTGAATCTAAATCCGCATATGAAACCTTTCCTTGATACACATCAAATATAATATCTCTGATATAGTTTTCAACTATTTCTTGAAACCCTTTTATATTTGAATCAATAATTGGACAAGTATATCCAAAATTAAAATAGCTCATCGTCAACCCTCCTTAAATAATATCATCAATGTCATACATTGGATTATCTTCAATCTTCATTCCTAGTTTACCGCATATTGATTTCACAACATGCATAAACGATTTATCAAATACTTCATCATAATCTACATACTTTTCAAGCTCTTTGCAAGGAAATTTCTTGATAAATGCAATCTTTTCTTCAAATGTTGGATTTGGTTTCTTCAAGAATACCAATTTTATACTATCTTCATCTTGTATAAGGTTTAGATTAGTATAACCATTTTTAGTGATATAATTATTATACACTATGCTTGCTTTTACATGGTGTGGTGTTCCTGATGCCCATCCATCACCAGTTTGATATTTGCGTATGTTTTTAACTGTGATTGGTTGTGCGATATCTTCAATAGACATCTTCATATAATCTTCTTTAACTTTTGCAACATACTCTTGTATATCATTTTCTGTCTTACCTTCAAGTAATAATTCAAGTATCTTTTCAAGATATGGTTTGACCTTCTTAGGAGTATCCTTTCGTTTGATTTCAACTCCTGTATTGGATATTTCTGGTGTTGGAAACCTTACACCCTCTTCATCATGTACCATAGTGCTATAACGCTTTTTACCAAGCCATATGCCAGCAGAACCAATCTTTTCACGTTTCATAACCATTTTGTTGTCATTACAGTTTAGATACTCTTTCAAATCATTATAACCAGCTTCCAAAACGGGTTCAACCCTTTCTTGTGCAAATTTATCAAGAAAATCAACTATTTCAGAATCTTTAATATTTGGTTTCTTTGATTTAATCTTTTCTACTATTGGCTCAACATTTAAATATATAGAATCTGTGTCAACATAAATAAGTGGGTCATAACCATACTTATCTTGAAAAAATTCAGTTGTTGATTTCATTGCACATTTAATTGCTAATTGTGCTGAAAGTGTAATTCCTGTTGCTTGTCTAAGGTCATAATATCTGAAATAGTTATTACCTGTACAACCATAGAAACTGTTAATCATAATCTTAAGTGCAAGTTCTTTATTTGCTTTAGCCTTTCTCTCAGGTTCTAAATGTTTTTCACCATCTTTTACCCTCTGTTTAAGTGCAAGAGATTCTTTTTTAATGGCTTTTCTAAGTGCATACACTTCTTCCATTATCATAGGAAGTATACCTTTTTTATCTTTTCTAAAGTATTGACCATTACCAGCTAATATTTCATCTTTAACATCTATTTCTTTATTTAAAAATCTTTCATCAATAGCATCCATTCTAACATTTTCAATCATAGCATCAATTAATGTTTCAGGACTAATATTCCATTGCATAATACAATGAGGGTATAGACTATTGAGGTCAAATGATAAAAACCATTTATATAAACCTTGTTTTGGTTCATGCACATACGCACCCGCATATCTATGTTTATCATGTTCTGATTTTGGTGGTATAACCTTTTTATCAGTTTTCAGTCTATTATATATAAAAGCATCCCAAAGATTAATACTACCCATAGCATCATCAATAGAACATTTAGCCATAAAAGACAGGCTATAATGAAGTTCTAACAACCCTTCAATGTCATCAATGTTATCCATTCTTTCAACGTCTATAATGTTATAATTGATAGCTGTTTCATAATCATTGATAAACAAATCCCAAAGGTTATCTTCCTCATATTCAAATTTACCTTCACCTATAACAGCCGTTGCAACTGTGTCAAGTCTTCTATTTTCTGTTTTTGTTCTGGAATATTTTGAAAAGATTTCCATAAGGTCAAGAAGTGTAATTCCTTTAATATATGGTTTAGCAATATCATTTTCTTTATCATCAACACTCCAATGACATCTAACCTCTCTAAGTGGTGAAAGTAATGATGTATTATCTTTGCCAATGATTTTATTACATCTTTCAATGATATAAGGATAGTCGAATTGTATACCATTCCATGCAACTAAACAATCTGGTTTTTCAACTTCCATGAAATGAACAAATTTGAGTAACAGGTCATATTCATCATCACAGTGATAATATACGATTTCATCTTTAACTTCATCAAATTTACCTGAATATACCGCATCTCCAAACACATGAAACTTTTTAGCAAATTTATCTTTGACAACAATTGACCTAATTGGTACAGGTGAATATATAGGTTGTGGAAACCCCTGATTTGATGGAGTCTCAATATCTATAAAGAAAACTTTCATTAGAGAATAATCAAAGTCTATCTCTTTCTTATAATAATGTGAAATTGCTTGTGTTTCAATCTTGATATCACCATATATAGGAAACATGTTTTTATTCTTAAACATATATTTTCTATACTCAGATATAGATTCAAAATTTATTGGCTGGACTGACTCATCATGGATGGTTTTCCAATCATATTGCTCTGACGGGTCATGTATCCAACAAGTTGGGTTAAATTCATGATGTTTTCTAAATCTTCTTCCATTTATAAATCCTGTGTGGTACACCTTCCCATCATGCACACAGATATTTGTATAAAACTTAGTCAATGATTCCTCCATAACTTAAACTTTAATAAACCTTTTTGACCTTGAACTGTATTAGTATGTATCATATTTGAAATGTCTTCTAATGTCAATCCTTCTGTATGAGCTTTATTTAAGTCTTTATATTTGAATGTCTTTGGATATAGACACACTTTAAAACCCTTCTTCAATGCTCTTTCCATGAACTTCATTGTGTCTGGGTTGTGTTTTTCATTATCAAACAGTAAGATAAAATTTTCCAATTCTGAATATTCAGATAGAAAATCTAGGTTAGCCATCCCCCCAAGTACAGCTAACCCATTTTCTACCATAAGCGAATCAAAAATACCCTCTGTAACATATATAGGTTTTGTTCGGTCTAATCTTTCCAAACCATAAACCTTTTTATGTTCTTTGAGTTTTATATTTATATATTTTTTATTATCACTACTTCTATCTACCCTAGCACCACAATAACCATATATACTTTTATTCTGTGTATACAGTGGCATTACAATTCTTTCAGGTGAAGGGTCATTTATTATACCATCATCAGACTCCTTAAATTGCGATTTAACGAACTTTTCAAAGTCTGAAGTGTAGTACATATAATCATAGTATTTCTCAGGTATAAGCCTGAATTTAAGGTATTTAACAGCCTTATGAAATGGTGGTAAGTCTGATACCTTTACCAAATCATTATGTATATTTGTTTCCTTTGGTTTCTGTTCTTCAAATACGACCTTCTTATCAGACTTATCAAGTTTCTGTTTAAAACACTCCATCTTATAACTATCAAACATTTCTGGGTAATGGTCTCTGAGAAAGTTGTAAAATGTGTCATTATACCCACAATTGAAACAACCTATACTAATCAGAGTATTATTATTAAAAGCCCATCCACGTTTTTTATACTTAGATTTATGTGAATCACCACATACAGGACATCTAAAATGTGCAAAATATTTGCCGTTGTTTGTCTCTATATATTGGTCTAATGACAGCAATCTAAGATACATTATGTCAACTATAAGAATTGTTATACCTCTTTAATTATTTTTCAACTATTAGTATCACAGTTTTAACATTTGTTCCACTACTTTGAAACATCCCCTCATCAAGTTCAATGATATGATGATTGACCGTTTTTAACCACTCTCTAAACTCTTGAAATTTCTTAGTTGAATTGAACGTGAAACTTGAACTCATCACACTACAAACAACACCACCCTTTCTACAACAATCATACATATGTTTAAAATGTATGATATCTTGACCTTTTGTAAATGGTGGATTTGCTATAACGACATCATAAAAATTTGGTTTGTTTAGATTGAGAAAATCAGTTCCTACCATATTAAAACCTGTTTCTTCAAGTGGTTTCTTCATATCTGGGTTTAGTTCACAATAGTCAATCTGAGTATTTTTAATACCATAATCATTTAGATGTTGTTGAACAGCTTTAATAATATCACCTTTACCAGCTGATGGTTCAAGTATAATATCATTGTCAATGATATTAATATTCTGAAGCATAATGTCAATAACATCTTTTGGAGTTGGAAAAAATTGATATTCTTTTTTCAGGTTTCCACCACCCATAAAAGATTCAATTTGAGCTTCAGAGCCAAACACGAAACCTTGTTCTTTTCTTGACCATTTACCACCATTTTTTTCAGCCGATTTTTTAAGATTCATATAATCTTTTCTATCAAGTTGAAATGATGGAAGTTTTACAACTAGACCATCCATTATACACTGTTCAATTATTTCTTGCATAAGTCACCCTTTGCAATATATTCATAATCTCTAAAAACTCCTATAAGATTATCATCGTTAAAATCACCATCATATTCATAAAAAGGACAATCAATCTCATATAGAGCAAATCTTAGTTCCAAGTCCTGTGTGATATGCCAAACATCCAATACAAATTTTTCCGCTTTAATAGCATTTTCAAATTGAACCTTTTTACCATTTTCTTCATTACATACAACAATCATTATAAAACCTCCTTAATTTTTATTTGTAGCCCAGCCGTTAAACATCATCTCATATGGATGTGTATCTTTAACTGGTGTTGGTCTTGAATCAATCTCACTTTGTCTTTTATCTCTCTTTATTCTCGCTCTTTCTTTTGCATCACGATATTTCGCCATTTTAACATCCTCCTTGAAATTTATCAACTATATTATTATAATCTATACACACATCAAGACAATTCTTTTTACAAATAGAATCACCCTTCAGTTTTTCTATATATTCTTTACGCTCTTTTCTAATTCTAATCATTTCTTCATATGGGTCATTAGTATAATCAATTTCACCAATTGCTTTACCCTGTTCCCTCATATAAATGATACATGGATAATGTTTATCAGCTAGGATTGCCATATCATCAAGCATTAGTTTGCATGAGTCACAATCACCTTCTTCAATACCTCTAACATGTCTCCCATCTTTAAAATTGTCAACACGATACTTTAAAATTGGATGTTTAGCAAGATATTTTTCATCAACATGAATATCTTTGAACTTTTCATTCCATTGTGCAGAGCTTAGAATCCTGATATCATCGACACCAAGTTCATCTGATGCAAATGCGATAACATCATTAAATGTATTAATTGTATCTTCTGTGAATACTACTCCAACTGTTGTATATGTATGACTAGCACAAAATTTGATATTTCCAATAACTGTATCCCAGCTACCTTTAATATCACCAGCCATTTTATCACCCTCTTCAGCACAACAAGCATCAAGTGAAATACTAAAATCTGTTACACCAGCATGAATAAGTCTTTCATAAAAATATTGGTCGGCTGAACCATTAGTAGAGATAGCAATTCTATCTATTCCAACACTTTTAGCATGTTTAACAACATCAACAAGGTCATAATCAAAGAAATGTCCTTTATATTTCCACATAGTAGGCTCACCACCTGAAAATCTAACATTTCTAAGGTTATGACTACCCCACATATCAATAATAAACTTTACTTTATCCCAAGACATCATACCTTTATTTTCTTTTTCAACACCTCTACAATATGGACATTTGAAATTGCATGTATCAGTCAGAATAAGTTCACACCTCCAAAGGTCTGTTTCTGTTGATACAGATTTTGCTCTATTATTATCCATAGTATAAAATCCGATGTCTTCAAGTCTCTCTATCATTATAAAACCTCCTTAAATATTCTATCAAATTCATAATCAGACAAATGAAACCAAAAATGTTCACCATCTTTGTAAAACATTACTGCTTTATGATTTCTTTTAGGTCTGCAAGAGAGTATTTTTGCGTTGCAATAGGCGATTGCATACTCTCTTAGCATATGACCTTTGGCAATTAAAGCATTTGTCCTACATTCAGTAAAAAAGTCTAGTGGACTCCCAGAACGCCACCTTGACCATGTAAAACGTAATTGATTCCAATTATCCATTTATATTTCAAATCCTTTACTATCAGTCTCATAAGCTGGAACATGAGCGGATAAATATTTAAACACGCCCATGTAATTAATCTTAGTACGACCATTATTTTTATTATCATAATACATATACATAATGTTGTCAAATAGTTTTTTAGGAATTGTTTTAGAACTCAGTTCAACAAGTTTCCTATTCCTAATAAAATTTTTCTTCAGGTCATGTTTCTTCACATACTCTTTTATACCTTCATGATATTCAGATTTGACTTTCTTATTCATCTGTTTCTGTCTATCTGGTAATAGAAATATATTATCAGGACTATGCATATTTGGCACACCGTCATCGGAATCACCAATCAGATACATTTCATTCAGATATGCATAAGGGTCATCACAGACGATAAATTCATCTTTCATGTAATTATACTGTCTTACATTCTTATATTTTTGAAGCTGTTGAAAGTCTTTATCTCTGGATATAATAACTATATCATCAAATTCATTATGCAACTCTTCAACAAGCGCACCTATTACATCATCACCTTCAGCCTTTTTAACCTTTACAACATTATAAGGAAAATATTTATCAAGTGCTGTAAGGATATTATCCATTGACTCTTTCATAAGTTCATATGTGAGCGGGTCTTCCTTTTTCTTTTGATTACGTTTATATTTGTAATACTCATAGAAATCATACCGCCATGAACCATCATCACAACAGACAACAAATTCATCGATTGGTAAAAACTTAGCTATATACTGCTTAATATGAGTCATAACAATGTAAGCATGATAATCCATTTTATCATCATGTGCTATAGTCTTTTCATTTTTTACCGCACCATGCCAATCTGAATGAGCAATAGCACTAAAGTCAAGTAATACTATTCTTTTCAATTTTTATCCCACCTCTTTAAGCTTATCAAAGAAATATCTTTTAGCTTTATTTTGAATATATTTACCAATATGTTTCATTTCTAAACCAGATTCAGAAATTACATCAGCTTCTTCAATTCTAATATCGTTTACAACCCATCTAATATAATCACCAATTTGTTTAATGTCAATATCATTTCCAATACCAAATATTTGTTGAATACCTTGTTCCATTCTATCTTCAGTACAATATGTTTCAATGAACTCTGTAATATTTTTCATTTGTTCAATGTCGATATTTGATACTCTTGTTTTCTTAGATTTTTGAGGGGTTTTAGTATGTTTATCACCCTTTGTTTTAAAGATAAACCTTTCATTTTTATACCATGCAATCCAGACAATACCTTCACCAATTGTCATTGGAAGTTCGACATTATCATGGTCAGCAACAAAAGATGCAACGGGGCAATTTTCTTCTACCTCAAGAGTCTTTTCATCCATGTATTCTTGACAAGCTTCAACATTATTAATATTGAAAACAAATTCATAATTTGTGAATTGTTTAATATTGAACATCCGAATTGTGTTATATTTGTCAAGATGCTGAAAACATGTATTGAACATTTTTTCATCTATCCAACGTGACACAGTATTTCCATCTTCTATAGTGGTCATTTTCATATTGAATACCATTAAAAACTTATCGAGACTGTTCACAGCAACACCATTTTGAATACCTTTACCAGTCCATTCACCATATATAGTAAATATTTCTTTTGGTTTAACTATATTAAGGTCTGTAAAAGTTTGCCTAATCTCTCTGAATGTTTCATAATTTGCAATTACATAATCTTCAAAGTTTGCATTACCACTTTTAATCTTTACATCATTGTCAGGGCTGATTTCAACTAGGATATTTTCTTTAGACATTCCAATAACCACCCCATCAGGATGTATAGAAATACCAGCGTTTGTACCATGCACTTTCGGGCTTCCTATTACTTTAACATCAGGATATTCAGCTGGTGAATAAATGATTGGATAACCATTCTCATCCATCCCTTGAAAATCCATACACTTCTTTATATTACTATAGAAATCTCTAAATTTTGGTGTTTTACCATATTTGAGCATCATATCATTATCCTCCTATTTTGTTCATTTAACCAATCTAACCTTTTATCAATTTCATCCAATCTTTTTTTAAGTTTATATTTTTCATCATTCAGGACTCTAGTTGTTGTTTTAACTAAATTTATATCGGAAAAACATCTATTATTATCCCAAGCCTTGCATGATTCACAGTTAACAAAATAGGTATCATTATAACTGGAATATTTAGTTTGTATATTTGGATTATCACAACATGGGTCAATATATACTGATTCTCCATACCATTTATCATTCGTGATTTGTATTTTATTCCTCATCATCACCTCTCTAAAAATTGTTCATGTATATCTATACAAAGTTGGTTAACCTTATCATAATTTGGTTTACTTGGCAATTCACTTTTTTCATACGCTCTATTAAACACATCATCAAAAAATTCACCAATTTCCATCACTTCATTTAGTTTATACTTACCTGTCTTAATATCCATAAGCAAGTCATGGTGTCTAAGTGGGAACTGTAGAGAACCAGTTTCAAAAAGTTCAATACCCTCTAAAAACAGCCTTATATAATGATGGCAAAATTTTAGGTCATATCCATGTTGCAACCACCCTTCCTTTCGATGTGAAGCTTTTGATAGCCTCTCATCTATCATTTTATACGCTTTCTTAACCATTACATGTTTCTGAAAGTTTAAATCACCACATTTAACATGGTCTTTCTTATCCTCAAAAACAGGTTTCTCATTTTCATTATTATACATATGATTCAGAAATCTTTCATTCCCAATCATTTCTTTAGCATCAAGCTCAAGCCATTTTTCAAGTATTTCTTTACCTTCCATCAACTCTTTCAGATTATCAGGCTTCACAAGCATTTTCTTTTGTTGTGATATAGCATAACCACCAAACCTATGTTTAATAAGTTTAGATGGAAATATATGTTTATTATCAAGTATCATTTGACCAAGAGTATCTTTATATATAATATTACTCTCATTAACGAATACTTGTTCGATTATATTTGGATTGCACTCCATTGCAAGTTTTAGAAACTTTTGAGCGGTATACATCTTTCTATCAACTGCATTTGCATCATTTCTACCATCTGGCGATTTGGATTCAATTGATAGGTCTACTTCCTCAATATTCTGAAAACCATATATAAATTCTTTATCAGGTATGAAAACACCAGCAAAGTCTAAATCTGATTCAGGTGTTGCAAGTCCATACAGATGTGAACCCACCATATATTCAAGTATTTTATTGTTTTCAACCATTTGTGGTTTGTTCATCTCAATCCTCTACCATCTTTTATACTGAATTTACTCTGTAAGTCTAGTTTAACCCCTATATCCTGAATCTTTTTTATACAGGATACACAAACATCATCAGTTTTACACTCGTATTCGCCCTTGTTAATTATTATGGTGTAACTTGCATCACCATCATTAATTATTGCATCACATACATCACAATGTCTTTTGCTACTCATTAGATATCCTCCTTAACTTCAGTAACATTACACATGTTATCAAGTATATATTCAATACTTTCCCTACATTTCAGTATAGAATTAGTTGTTATATCAATAATATAATCTGATATCATAAAAAATTTATTCTCATCTAATCTATAATCACCGTTTGGCAATTTCCATGTGATGTTTTCAAGTCTATAAACATCCTTTCTTATGTAGAATATTTTGTTAAACTTTTTAACCTTTATATACATGTTTTGTTCTCTTTCTAACCTGTCTAAATATTGCTCAACATTTTCCTTTAACATTATTTTTTTATCCCCCTTACCATATATCACAACCGAGTTCTTTTTCCGCATCCTCTTTTAAGAAAGTGACATATTCGTTTTTTAATCTCAATTCATCCATTTTACCCTTTACACTAAATATGATATAAAAATTATCATATCTTAAAAGTATAAGAGTTTGGTTTTCAGGCATATTCTTCATTAAAAAGTGGTATTGCAGATATATTCTTGTATCTGGTGTGCCATGATGTAAATATTGTGTATCATCATCTACATTAGAGTATGCAACAAAAATCTCGGCACTTACTCGACATTGTAATTTACTCTCGATAATGTTGTAAATATTTCCACCATCACTTTTAATTTTTTCTATACCTCTAATAATATTGTCTTCATTGCTTACTTTCCTAATAACTTCTTTGTATCTAGGAACATTATATATAGAAATCTGACTTGGTTTACAAATCTTTGATTTTCCTTTTATAAACCTATCCATTGTAGATATCAAGGTGTCATTATAATAATCTTCACTTTTAAACGGGTCGTAATATGATTTAATATAATTAAACATATCATTAACATCTTCAAAGATAAATGGAGTTCTACTAATAGGCGTTTCAGATGGAAAATCATCTATTGAAATTTCATCCTTTGTTGTATAAACAGCTATTGAAAAAATTGGATATTTTTTTGAAAAATGAGCCAGTTCATCCTCGTATATAACAGCATATACTGAAATACCCTTCTTTTTTGTTGAGTATATCTTTAACAGGTTTTGTTGGATGTTCCTCTCTTGATTATCATTTATATAAACATAACTTTTATTGTTTAATGAAATATGTTCGTACAAATTTTTATTTTTAATCATGTTATCTATGTATCCAGATAAATCTGATACATTTGTAATATCCAAAACCATTGCTATTGCAGTATCTTCAAATGTTTTTATAATTTCATCTTTAGATACTAGCGTACTTCTAGCTTCTTCTGAGAACACATTGTCCTTATCATAAATATCACCCGATTTGAAATGTCTTACATTCATAATTTTTTACCTCATGTTTTATTATACCTAAGTATAACATATAATATATTCATGTCAAGACATTTTTATTATTTTTATTATTCTTATTGCAATCATGACAATTGGTGTTGCTCCTATTATAGCTAAAACAAAACTGATTATTTTAGCTTTTTTAGTATCTTTATTATCATCAAGCCACATTAATGTCATGATACCCCACACTGCCCACGGGACAATTAAAATTAGAAACATCAAAAATGCGTCACATCCTTTAGCTCCGTCAAAATCTGCGCTTGTCGGTTTAAACATTCCCATTTTTATAAACACCATAATAGACACAATATGAAAGACTATATAAAGTATATCTAGTTTAATCATTTCCCATCACCATTTTTTCTATTTCAATTCTTAATCTTTCAGCAGGAGTATGAAGCATCATATTCTCAAAGTAAGTTCTACATGCTTTCAAAGATTTCTTATCAGGTGTAAATCCTTTACCTATAAATCTGTAAAATCGTGCAACCCTGAGATAATCTTCTTGAATTCTATCCTTTGGATTACCCACAAATCTAAGTATTCTATTTTCAATATCTTTTATACCTTGATTAAGAGGGTCTATGATTATATCTGTGAATGGTTCATAATAAAGTGCATTACACGTGAAATCACGCCTTTCAGCATCTTCATATATAGTACCGATTTCAACCGTTTCTGGTCTTCTTCCATCTGCATAACAACCATCTTTTCTAAAGTTAGCAATTTCAAACATTTCCCCATTTTTGGAAACATTCATAACAAGAAAATTTTTACCAGTTGCATCAACTTTCCAACCGTTGTCAGTAAAAGATTGCTCAATAATATCCATTTGAACATCTGTAACAATATCCCAATCATGGGGAACTTTACCTAACAGTTTATCACGGACACAACCACCAACAAGATAGTTGTGATTAGAATGATTTTTAAGAATCATTAGAACTTGTAAAAGTGTGTTGTTCATAATCTACCTTCTCGCTTCAGTTTATTGCAAATGATTAATTCATCATTTGTTTTTGGTTTGGGACATTCTTCAAGTGGTTTTAAACTACCACTCATGTTTTTATATATTTTACCATTTGAAGTTTTTAAATCAACACTAACCCAAGCGGTTTCAAATCCTAAATCACATTTATCCAAATTATAATGTAATGCTTTGCATCCATAACATGTTCTTTTCATAATATATCCTCTATTTCGCTAATATTCTTACTATATCTATAAATTGTTCACTGGTGATATCAAGTTTATTACCCCCGTCCATAGTAATAATTCCTTCATATGGATAACAATCCCCTTTTGGTTTTGCGGATATGACAAAATTATCTTGATTGAGTCTATATTTCCATTTATTGGCGTGTTCAATTGCTTCTTGAAATGTCATCATAATCTACCCTCTGTTTAATTGACCTTACATAATAAACATACTACATAAGGTCAATCATGTCAACATCTTTTTAATCTTTTTTATAATTTTTTGACCATTTACCATAAAGTGTCACACTAGGTTTCACACTTTCAAAAACAAATGTTCTGTTTCCTCTACCTCTAAGTTTAGTATAGAATTGAGAAACTTTATCTGGTTTAAGTCCACCAGATAGTTTTTCTTTACTACCATTTTTAAAAAGTAGATAAACATTATCCTTTGATTCTTTTACAAATATCGCATCTTGGTTATATTTGTTTGCAAGTTCATGTGCAAGTTTAATCAGTTTATCCTTTTCTGAAGCATCAGCAGTTACAAATATTGAATCTTCGCTTACTTCAACTTCATCAGCAGTACCTTGATTTTCAACCCAGAACCCATCAACAAATACATAACCAAACCCAGCGTTTTTAAGCTGTGATGCAATGGCTTTATTTGCTTGTATATTCTCTTTGTTAGATTTCTCATCTCTGAAACCTGTCATAATAACAACCGCTCTATCAGATTTGAAATGATTCCAAACCCTACTAAGTGTTACCTCATTAAATACATTAAGTACATCTTCCATTTCACTACCTCATTAATCTATTTCAATCAGTTCAAAGGAATTTACAAAATTCCATACTTTTGAATCTTCATAGTAAAATGAAAATTCATACTCTTCATCAAATATATCTCTGACTTTGAATGTGTTATCCCCATTAGGGATTACAGATTCAGCCAGTGTATTATCAACAGATATATCTTCCATATACTGTATAAACTCTTTTGAAACCCATGCATTTTCAAAGGCTTCAACTGTTATAAGCTCTGTGTCTGGTTTTGGATTCTTTCTACCTCTTGGAAGAAAGGTCACAACTATAAAATGTCTCTTATCATTAATCTTGTTATAATCTTTACGGTATCCAACAACGATACCTTGATTCATACTCTTACTAAAGATTAGATAAGTTCCATCTTTATCAGTATATGAGCTACCCTTTTCAAGAAACCCTTTAATGATTTTGCTGTATAGTTCAACAAGTTCATCTTCAGTTAGCTCATTACGCTCTATGACTCTTTGTGATGCGTGTTTGGTATCAATTATATACCTACTCTTAAGTTTGAAAATATATTCGTTTTTAAAGAGTAGTTTATTTTTACCTTCATTAATCACATCATTAAAGATGTCTACAAAATTTGTATTCATGCTTTACCTCATTTACTCAGTGAATTTTTACCTTTATACCATCTAAATTTAACCATTATTTCAAATACACATCCTTTTATTTGAAAATAGTTTTCAAATTCATAATATGATATAAGGTCTGAAAACCCATCAACTGTGTATTTTTCTATAGCCAAACTTACAAATTTATAATAATTACCAGATTTATACAATCTAAATAATTCTCTAAATTCCACTGATTCATAAATTTCTATAATATTTTCTCTTTTCATAATAATACCTCACTTGATAAAAGTGTACAATATATCTTATTTCATGTCAAGATATATAAACATTTAATTCATATGAATTATTGGAAGTTCCTCTATCATAAACTTGAATATGCAAAGCTTTTCTCTGCTCTTTACCATTTTTATAAAGTGGTATGGTTACACGTGTTGTCTTGCCTTTCTTTGGTCTTGATGAATTTAGACCAACTATATCAGCAACTTCTTCTTTATCAGTCTGATATCCTTTTTTAATAGCATAATCTAATGCAGTCTGAATAGCTGATGTATACGTATCATGATATAGTTCATATTCAGTGCTTTCAAGAAATATTTCTTGGAGTCTTTCTTTGTTTAGTTCACTCATTTATTACCTACCTTATATTTCAATAACTGGTATAGACAATGAATTGTTCTCATCATCAATTATAGTTAGTGTTTTATTACCGTCAATACTTTCCATGAAGTATTCCATATCATTTTCAGAATCCCTGATAATATAATAATCATTTTCAGCCAACTCAAAGTTGAAGAACTCTTCAAAACATTCTATCACAACTTTATAGTCAACATCAAGTCTATCCATTGTTGGACTTAATACAGTCAACACAAACATTTCATTCTGTCTTGGATTGTATTTAGCAAGATACTTATAGTTTTTATCCTTTTTGATATAGGCATAAACGCCTTGTTTATCAGATTTATCTATCGCTTGCTTTATATCTGGTATAAAATTGTCCATGTTGATACTAGCCCTTTTAAGGCGTGATGCGAGTGAATGTTGCAAAGTATCATTTACTTTAACATCTATACCCTTATATGTAAAATAGAATTTATCCTTTTTTACTTCATTGAACATTTCTCTAAAATCTGGAACTTTCATTTGATGAACCTCGTTATTTTATATATTTATCTAAAGATGTCTATTAAACGGGTTTGATTATAAAATCTTTATCCCATTTGCCGACTGAATAATCTTCATAGAAACCTCTATCAAAATAATCAGTCATGATATCAGAATCATCATAATTCATAGTCCAAAGAAATTCTTTAATCTTCTGGAACATCTTCATATACTTTTCATTCAGGTCTGAACGCTCATAACAGTCTTTAGTGAAGTGATAACATCCATACTGATAAAGTGAACCATCTTCAGCTTCACTATAGTATTTTGATTCTGGTTTAAATGGGTTCTCTGGTGATACCATAAGAGCAACATAAATTTTCTGTGTAAAAGTTCCTCTATCAGTTGTGATAGAAAATTTGTGGTTTTTGAACTCTTTGTTTTTCTTAAGAAACTCTCTAAGATTTTTAGCAACTTCTTTGATTGGAATGAATCTACTCATAATATAACCTCTCTTGTCTTGATAACTAATACTAACATATCTGAAATACATTGTCAACTACTTTTTTAAAGCCAATTTATCATACCAATCTATACCATCAAACCAAACTATATCGAATTCACTTTTCCAGTGGTTATATGAATCCTTTGTTATTGTATAAATTGAGCCAGTTGGTAGTTGAACATAAAGAAATCTTTTTGGTATATATCATGTTGAAAACCCATTTGATTTATCAACAGCTATTATAGACATATTTCCTTTTGGTGTTTTAATTATCCCAATACAAGTACCTTTACCTTTTATTTCATTAATCTTTTCCACATTCTTTATTAACATAATAAAACCTCTCTTGTCTTGATAACTAATAATACATCATACTCTATTCTTTGTCAAGTATTTTGTTAATAAATTTTTTAGCTTCTAATTCACAATCTTTTATTAACCATGAATAGCTGAATACGACTTCATCATCTTTCCAAACTCTTACTTTGTCATATGGGTCTGAATCATAGTAACGTAATTCATAACCCCGATAAATTTCAAGGTCATAATACCCAAATTTGTCTTTTTTAAATTCCATATTTACCTCACAAAAACAAAAGGCTGTACAATCAATATACAGCCTTTAAATTATATGTCAACAAGTTTTTTATTATTTATTCCATAAATATTGATTCTGTTTTGTTTTTGGTATATTTGACAGTATCATATATTTAAAATCTTTACCTTTTATGTCTTTGAAACTTTTCTTTTGGTCAGCATTCGCATCATCTATAAGACTTTGAATCTTATATGCAAGGTCTTTATTGATTTCATCCATACTCTTAAAAGGTTTACCCTTTTCTTTTACTTTAACATAAAGAAAGTTTTTAAGTGTTGTATTTTTATCGCTTTTCTGATTACCAGTTTGTTCATAATTGATTGTAAAATCTCTATTGTTAAATATAACGTATACTTCACCATTGATATCAGATAGCTCTGAAGAATTACCACCTATAAGGTCTGTTATAGTCATACTAGCACCTTCATGAGTAGCTAAAAGTATATCATGAGGAACAACACGGCTTCTACCAGCATTATTTTTAATTGCAAGTTCATAATTAGTAAGAACCCACACTAAACTAATGTCTTCAGATTTATAACCCATTTCAATAGCTGGTGTTATTGCCTTTTTAATATTCTTAACATTTTTAGATGTTATATCAAATATAAGATTCGGTTTGATACCAGATTTTGCACTACCTATAGATTTGAACAATTTATCACTTCTAAGAGAAATTATATCCTTGTCATTATCAAATGCTCTTTGGTCATCTGGGTTCATATTTTTATATGCATCAAAATCACCCTCAACAAATGAATGTAAGTAAAATACATCATTGGGTTTTCTAAGGTCAAGATTCTTAATTGAATCATACTTATCTTTGAGGTTTGATATTCTTATCAACATTGATTTAAGTTCATCAGTATCAATAACTTTATATTGTGATGAATTAATCATTTTTTTGATTGCAAACCCTTTACCAGAACCAGCACCACCACCAAGTATCAATACTTGATTATATTTAGCATCATTGTTTACAACGATTAACCTTTCACTTATAATTTCTTGGTATACTTCATTAAAATTTATTTTTTCCATTTACATCCCTATATATCAATTCTAGTTAGCATACCACCATCAATAGAGGTGTTTTTAATATACATCCTAGAACCTTTGTTTTTTCTTGCATATTCAGCCATATCTGGGTAACGATAAAAGTTTTTAAACCATTCTCTATTACGTCTTTTACCCATAAGAAACCAAAATGTATCATCTTCACAATCGAAAATTGGACATCCATCAACATGTTTATTTAATTGCATGGGTTGTGTTGGAATAGCAACATCGCCTGTTGCAGTTTCTTCATTAAGTTTAAGCATGTTTTTAAGAATGCCAATGACTAATTGATAAAATCTGTCATCACCTTCTTTTATATCAGGGTACTCTTTTTTTACAATTGCTTTTGCATCATTATAAAGCTTTTCAACTTCACCAACAGATTTACCTGTTTTGTCTGCAAAAGATTTCACTGTTGCTGTAGGCATTATTCTATTTCTCCCTTAGAAATTCTAATATATTTTTTAATGTTTCTTGTTCTTCAATACTGCAAATTGAATTTATATCAATATCATATGACACATCTTCTTTTAACAGATATGAAGCTATAAGAAAATTTATCATCTTGTTATCACCTATATATTTGACCATAACCTTTTTAATCTTTCTTACAAGATTACTGAGTGTATCAAGTGCATCTTTTTCTTCAGGAGTTGATGGTTTTTTAATCACTTCACCATCTTTATCAATTAAACCTTGATTGAAAGCTTCCCATTCAGTAAATGGTTTCTTGATTAACACAGCAAAACGATATGCCAAATATTTTGTTAGTGTGCTATTAACAGTAGGCATTATTAACCCTGTACTATATCATATATAATATTTGAAATAGTCTCATCTGATGTTTTGTATTTCTTCTTAAATGATTCAATATCCTTTGAATATTTGCTTATAAATTTATCAAACAGGTCAAGTAATTTACCTTCATTACCTTTTGCTGATTTAGCAAGTTTTGATAGTTCAGAATCTTTATTAATCATGTCTTTAATAAGTGATTTTCCCTTTGAATCAACACCTTCAAGAAACACCTGTTTTAAATCTATATCATAACCTTCAATGAGATTGTTATTTTTAGCATATTTCACAGCACCCTTTTCACTAGGGTGTGAGCCTATATTCTGCTTTATCTCATACGTTCTACCATCAACAACTAACATTTGATAATCATCTTGTTTACCTTTTTTGTCAGTGTTATCACGGTTTACAACTACAAAAAGAGCTTTATTGTCTTTTGTAAAAGTTTTATAAACTATATCTTTTTTGTCAATTTTTGAACCAACTTTATATTCCATTAATACATCCTTAAGTCTTTTTATTATTTATCCTAATCCTCATCCAGAATACTGATTAAATCATTGACATCATCGTCCATGTTTTCAATAACTCTAACACTACGTTCTTTCTTATCTTTCTTATCCTGTGTAATAGTTACATCAGTTTCAACCTTCTTACTTTCAAAGAAATGATGTTTATTCTCCTTGAATGTAGCTTTTTCAAAATCTGTTGTCATTGCAATCTTATCACCAACGATACCACCAGCCCTATTTTTAAGCATCTTCCACAACTGTGTTTGCTGGTCTCTGAGTTCTTCAGGATAAATCATACCTATCATGTTATCAGCTGTATAGTTAATACCAACGGATTCTGATGTATTAGTCAAATCAATGTCTTGTTGCTCATAAGAACCCCTGTTACCCTGAACAGATGATATACCTACAAACTTATTCTCTACCATAAAACCCCTTACTTCTTCAGCAATAGATTTCACAGTGTTATAACTATTATCATTCCTAACCCTAACACTATTCATGTTTTGAAGATAGTCAATAAATACAATCTTTGGTCTAAATGATAGTTTCAATTTCAAATCATTTATCAATGCTCTAAAAGTGTTTGTATCAGCACCAGCAGTTGGGTATTCTTTAATAACCATTCTACCATATTCAGACTTGATATTGCTTGTGTAAAGCTCTTTATACTCTCCAAAATCCTTGATTTGTGGTATATCATTGATTACCCTATCAAAAAGATTTGCTTCTATACGCTGGTTAATATCCTCTTCAGACATTTCCAATGTAATATAAAGAACATCATAACCCTGTCTATAATAGTTACATGCTAGTGCTATCTTTGCCATAGATTTACCAGCATGGGTAGGTGCTAAGAATAGTGTAAGCGTTTTTTCCTGTAGACCACCACCCAATATATCATCAAATGATTCAAATCCAGTTGAAAACCTATTGTCTGGTTTCATATATCTTTCATGGTTCTTCATGATATTATCAGATGTACCGAATTCAAGACCTATGGTATTATCAAATGATATAGCCATAGCCTCTTTTATCCATTCCTGAATATTTCCAAATTCAGCGGGGTCTTCTATAACTTCTGTTGTTTTTAAAACAGCATCATACATAGCTTGTCTTTTAACCCATTGTTCAGTGTTATCAACAAGCCAATCAAAATCATATTTATCATCAAATTCTTTAAGAGCTTCTATTCTATTTAAAACTGCTTCTGTCATATTTTCAGTCATCTTAGACTTATGCAGTTGTGTTTTCAAAACATTATAAGAAGGTAATGTTGAATATTTATCAACAAACTTCTTTATGAAACTAAAAATTCTGGAATCTACCTCATCAGCAAAATATTTCTTTTGCATATGTGGCATTACCTTATAAACATATTCTTGATTGGTTATAAGGTTGTATAAAATTATATCATTCTCAATATCTACTGACATTTATCCTCCATATTACCCGACAACTTATTAACAAAATCATGCACATATGATTGAACATCATCATGTGTCAAATCATATTTAGCTAGTTGTGATTCATCATAATTACATGATATAGAATCATCAACAATCTCAAAGAAGATGTCTAATAAGACACCCTCTTTGATTTTAAGCTTTGCAACATATAGATTGTTATTCGTCATCGCTGACAATCTCAGATAAGTCGTTTTCAAGTGATTCAGAGCCTTCACCAAAACTCATTTCAGCGTATATCTTTTCGGATATTACTTTTAAGTTTTCTTCTGTGAAGTATTTTTTAGGATTTGCTAAAATCTCTTTCTTTTTCACTTTTTGACCATCTGGGAAGATATATGAATGTCCTTCTGGTACAATAATGTTTAAGTCTTTACCAACTTCAAGTAAATGTGAATATTTGTATAGACCATGTTTGAAACTGAGTAGAATCTTGATAATCTGATTCTCAGGTTTGAATCTGTCTTTAACATTTTTAAGTGTTATCACAGCACCAACTTGTTTAGTACCGTCTTTCTCTTTAGCCTTTGTAAGCATAAGAACGATATCACCAGAATATGCGACCGCTTCACCACCAGCAACCTTATCACCACCATACATTGTTTGTTCTGAGTATGCGTGTGCAACCGTAATAAATATACTCTGTGTAAGACTGATATCAAGTGATACTGTTCTCCAAAAATCTTTTACAGATTTCTGAAAGGTCATGTCCATTGCTTCATTACGTTTTTCTGTATCTTCAAGAAGTTTCTTAGAACCAAGCATACCAAGTGAATCAAGTATAAACATGCATTTTTCATGTATCTTTTCTTCTTTTAGTGTTGAAAGTGTATCATTCACCTGAAATCTAACATCCTGTATGGATTTAACAGGAAATACAACAACTCTGCTTTTATCAAGACCAGCTGTATCACACATTTCATTTACAGTAGCACCTTCGGATTCCAAAATAATAACAAACCTTTCTGGGTCTGATTCAAGCCATGCTTTAGCCATATGCATACTAAAAAACGATTTAGCTGTTGAACTCTTACCAGCAAGCACGAATCGTTTTCCAAGTGGGAATCCTTTTAATATATCACCATCTGATAACATTGCATTTAATGCGTATACTCCCGTGTCAACGCTGTTCTTTATACGATAAATATTATCGTCATTATCAGCTACAAACGCATATTCATTTTTACTAGATTTAATAATCTTTTGTAACGTTTTATTCAACTTTTACCCCCTTAAATAATAATCAACAAAATCATTGAACAACATTATAATGTATTTGTCATATTTTAAATATGTTGTATGAGTATAGCAATCATTTTTAATATAGTCAAGTGAAAACATACAAAAATCTTTTGTTCTGTTTGCCTTGAATACTAATAATGGTTTAAGCTCATCCGTACTGGCTAATACGCATTGTTCTTCATAAATGTTGATAACCTTTTTAATTTCACCCTTAAAGATTGAATTAATAGATAGATTCAAATCCTCATGGTGTTTACACTCTATAGAATATGGAAAAAAGGTTGAAAGCAGACCTAATTCTATATCACCAACTGATGTATTAAATGTTCCTGATGATGAATCCCGTCTTGGTTTAAGCTGGTCATTCCCATACTTATCAAAAACACCTTTATAAGTCTTATTGTGTTCATAGAACATTTCATGCAAATAGTCTGCAACCTTTTGTTCATATTTCTTACCTTTTGTCTTCCTGTTTTGTGGTTTCATAAATACTCCTTTGTGGAATATTTATCTAACCATCCTTGACAATCTTACAAGCTTCAAAAAATTTCACACACTCTCCAAAATTAGAAACTTCTTCAATCCATTCATACAGGTCTGAATCACCTTCTAGGAATTCATAATATTCTAAATCAAAAACTGATTTGTTACTGATATTACAATCCATTTCAATATCACCATATCTGATTGTAAAACTTTTACTCATTCAATACTCCTTATAAAATTTGTTAATCTATCATATTCATTATGTCTGAATGCACTCAGAACATATATGTGTGGTTTTCTATAGTTATGTCCATTAATTTCAATATGTTTCTTAGCTTCCGCTTCAGTTAAAAATGTTTGTTCTGTATCTCTACGTTCCATTATATAATGTATACTTAGACATTCCATTTTATAACCATGTTCAGCATTAAACATATATATGATATCTTCTAAATGCTCTTCATAATCATATGGGTCTTCATTAAGAAGTTCTTTTATTTTAGGTGAAATCTGTTCACCATCTTCTAAATAATTATCTATCATATATCGTTCCATAGTTTCATTGAATTTAATCTTACGTTCATGATAATCCAGGCCATCTGATGAAAATATTTCTTCATAATCACCATCATTATAAGACAATACAAAGTAACAATATTGATATTCTTCTGATGTTGGTACTTCTTGATATGAACACACAGCATATATAGGATTATTAGTACACATATTATCTTGTGTTTCCAATTCATGTTGTAGAAACTTTAAGTATTCATAATCTTTCTTACTTATATCAATAATCATATGACCCCCTTTGTCATGCTGAAATATCCTTCCATATCAACACACCCATCAAATGTAAACCCATTCTTTAACCAAAACATAAAAGCGTTGGTGTTAGTAAAATGAACATCAATGAATATTTTACCACTACCCATCTCATCTTCAATAGCTTTTAACATTTTAGTACCAACACCCCTTCGCCTTTCAGATTGTTTTACCACTAATGAATGAATAAAACAATTACCATTGTCTAATATAGTATAATCAACACCCATAATCAAACCTCCTTAATCATGCTAAATACACCCTTTTCAATCTCTATAACCTTGTCTATTCTATCAACTGGTAAATTGTCTTTACAGCTGATTACAAAGACCGTATAACCCTTTTCTTTTAATCTCTCAAAAATGGTTATCACACCATTCAAACCAGTATCATCCAGACTCATATCAAGTATTTCATCAAGCATGATAAGATTGGTATTAACACTATTTTTCATTCTACTCAGTTCAAGAAAAGCAAACATAAGAGCTATATCAACTCTTTGTTTCTCTCCTGCACTAAAACAATCATATGAAAGTTTCTCATAACCTACCGCTACAATCTTTTCATCCATATTTTCATCAAATTCAATCTTATAGAATGCATCCATATATTCAAGATATTCATTAATAATTGAATTTAGAACTGGAATATACTTATTGAGTATAAACTTCTTTATACCCTTTTCTGAGAGAATTTCAATCATTTTCTGTCTGAGAACTATGCTGTGTTGAATCTCTTCCATTCTCTTTGTATTTGACTCTTTTAGTTTTACATACTTTGAATCATCTTTAGATTCTGAATTCTGAACTTTATTAATCTTGTTCAAATCAGATTTATAATCATCAATTCTATTATTATTGTTTCTATAGTCTGAATACAGTCTTGTTATCTGTGAATCAATGTTTCGAATGGTCTGTGTAATTTTTGCACACTTCTCACTCACTTTAGATATCTGAGAAAGAGCGACTTCAAGTTTAGTCATACCCTCTTTGTATTTGTTTAGTTGTGTTGTATAACCAGATTCAATCTGTTCAACAAGTTCTGATGATATTTCCTGTCTACATGTGGGACAAACATCATTCGATTTGAAAAACTCTATATCTTTGTTAATATCATTACATTTAGACCTAAGAAGTTTATGTTTAGTTTCATACTTACTAAGTTCAGCAATCTTTTGATTACATTTATCTTCAGCTTCAACATACTTTTCTTTTTGAGCCTTATAATCATCAACTTCTTTCTCATTATCTTTATTCTGTTCAATGAGTTCTTTAATTTTAGAATCAATTTCTGATTTCTTTTCACTGAATTCAGCTTTTTTCTTCTCATTGAAATCTTTAATAATCTGTATATTACTATCAAGTTTTTCTATCTCTTTTTCAACATCATAAAACTCTGTTTTCATAGATGATATCTGTTTCTTGATTACATCAGATATATCACCATATATTTTGATACTCAGGACATTTTCAATAAAAGCTCTTTTCTCTGCTGGTGTTCTCTTAAGGAATGATTTTGTTGAAGCATCCATCATAATAGAACTTCTGAAAACCTTATAATCCATTGCGATAAGCTGATTGATGACTTCTTGATAATCAATTGAATGAGCATCCTGATTTATCTCTTCACCATTCTTTTTAATAATGAATATATCTGGTTTAATACCACGTTCAACTTCATATTGGTTTGAATCATGCTCAAACTCTAATATGACTAAACAATCTTTTTTATTCTTTGTATTAACAAGTTGTGCTTTCTTTACACCATCTTTAAGAGGTTTTCCATATAGAGCAAAATATACAGCTGAAAACACTGTTGACTTGCCTCTACCATTCACACCTGTTATCAAATTTATACCATTATTATCTAATTCAAACTCTGTGAGCTTGTTACCATACGAACCAAAATTCTTAAAAGATACCTTTTTAAACTTCATTTAATTCCTCATATATTCTAAATGGTGATATTCCACCCATTCTATCATGGTCAACCACATCAAATTTGAAAATGTCTTTTATCTCATCAAAAGAATATGGTCTGAACTCTGGATGGTGGTCAATACCAACATCCCATGAAAATTATTCTCTACTTTTTAAACATCCGTGTGCGTGACCATGAAGATGATAAACATTGTAAGGCTGTCTGTTCCATTGTTTTAAAGGATAGTGACATAATACAATCGGTTGTTCTTCAATCTTAATAGTATGTATACTATCGGTTATCTTGTTAAATCTACCCACTTTAAACATGCTTCTATAATCATGATTACCTTTTACCCAATTAACATTACCATTTAATCTGTTAGCAATATCTATATTCTCTTTCCAGAAAAAATCACCTAAATGATAAACAGTATCACAGCCTCTCACAACCTTATTCCAATTTTCGATAATTGTTTCATTCATTTCTTCAACAGAATCAAACCGTCTCCATTCAGCCATTCTTTTATGGTCAAAATGGGTGTCACTTGTAAAGAACACACTCATAAATGAACACCTCTTTTTAACAACTCTTTGAATGACAATCTGTAAAGTTTTTCTAATGCTTCATCAGGTAAACTTTCAATGACTCTCTTTTCAAAGTCTTCGTATGCGTTATCCATTAGTTGTTTTACTATGTTGTTAGTTGTATGAGCTACATCATGTTGATAAAATGATGCTGATATTTTATCTTTATCAACCTTTACATTAACACACATTATTTTTCACCTCCAACTTCTTTATAAGCTTCATAGAATATTTGATTCATCTCTTCTGTGTCATTATCAGTAATATCATCAGCCAATGCTAAATACTCATTCCAGATAGCAACAGTGTCCAGATTTGATACATCCATCTCAATATCTTCTGAAGCTTGATATGTATTGTCAATAATACTAAGTTTTGGAAGGTCTGTCAAGTTGATTATTTTCTTTTGTATCTTTTTATCATTATTGTTGATATACAGCTTGATATATTGATTCTGTTCAATATCATCTAAATCAGATTCATCATTAACGATAATCTTTCTATATTTGATATAAGGGTTGATAATCTTTTCTTCATCATATGATTCATCATCAATTATAATTATACCCTTTTCTTCATTGACATCATTGAAATCATGTTGAATAGGTGTATCAACATAACAAATATTCTTATCAGTAGCGCCTATATGAAAATGCCCACTATATACTTTATGAAACTTGCTTAAAAGCTTTCTATCAATTTGGTCATGTTTACACAGCATACCCTTAATCATTTCAAAATTTGCAAGTTCCAGATGTCCGAATGCAATATCAGCTTTAGATTTCTTAATAGTTTTAACCGTATCATCATAGTTTTCACTGTTAATCCAGTTTATGAAAAGATAAGTTTTGTTGTTTATAACAAGTTCAGCTGTTCTATCTGGTATTGTAAAATTTGGTATATCGCTAAAAAGTAAATCCAGACCACAAACATCATCACTGTTCTTATAATAGATATCATGATTTCCTCTAAGGATATACACATTAAAATCAGATAAAAGTGGTATAATCTTTTGCTGTATGAATTGTAATGTGATGAAAGTTATCTTCTTTCTATCATCCAGAAAATCACCAAGAAACACTATTGTGCTGATATCACGTTTTTTAAGTTCTTCAAGATAGAATACCATAGATTTATATTGGTATTCAAGAAAGTCAATCGCTTCTGATTCACCTAAATGTAAATCAGATATAATTCCTATTTTCATATTATATCATCCTCCGTTCCATCTCTTGTATCAATTATTATATATTGTGTGCCAGATTTTTTACATAAGTCAATAGAATGTTTAGTACCTTTTGATTGATAATCCCAGAATGCAACAACAATATCACACTCATCAACAATCAGTTTATTCCTTTTATACCCTGCTGACTTACCATACTTATCCCATTCAGCTTTAAATATAATTGTTTCTATTCCACGCTGTTTAGCATATTTTTCAGCAATAGAATCAACACCCCTAGCACCACCTGAAACGATATAGCTGATGTTTTCTATATCAAACATATAATCTAAGCATTCAAAGATAAAGTCTTCACAGTCAAAATCTCTTGAGCCTATAACACCAACTTTCATATTATTTACCACTATATTTTTGAATGCGTTGTTTAACTTCAGGAGGCATTTCAAGCTCCATACCATCATTAGCAACTTTATAAGCTTCATTCTGCATATACAGAGATTTCCATTTCACTTCATCCTCATAAACTTCATTATTGTGAAATTTAAGGAATTGATTGGATATAATAGATGTGAAATATGCGAAAGGATTATCATATGATACATAATCACAGTCTTTATTCATACAAGTTTTTTTATTATCTAAATGTTGAAGTGTTGTTTGACCACATTCTTTACATTTAAACAGTATATCAGACTTGTATGTCATATTAAACTTGTGAATAGATTGACTGACTTTGATATATGCATCAGCAACCATATCATCTTTGTAAGTATAACCACACCAGTTGTGTTTTGAACCAAATCTATCACATATTTTGAATATCATGATACTAAGTTCATCTGTGATTTCACCTGTTTCGTTATAATATTTCAATTCTCTCAACAAGTCTTTGTTAGAAACATAATGGTCTAAACCATCAGTAGCAATTCTTTTTCCCATAATAAGTTATTTTACCCCCTATAATCAAATAAAAATGTGTATAAAATAGGTATACACTAATAATATATTAGAATAAGTATATACCTATAATTGTGATATGTCAAGCATTAATATGATAATATGAATAAAAAATATGTCATCACAATGAAGTATGGTGTACGAGTGTCAGCGAGAACACCTACCAGCATAAGCGTAAGCGTTGCTGAAAGTAACTTGTTATATGTGTAATATATGATTATATGTTTGTAATATATGGCATGTATGTTCGTTACACTTCCATACATGCATGTTTAGGCGTCTCTGACGAGCCACCTAAACAACTAACTTTATGAATAATGATTTTTGATAAGTAAAATATTTGTTAATAACTATATTAAAATAATTTTAAACAAATTTCACCTATTAGTGTAAGAAATCTACACTTTGAAAAAGACAATATTATCAGTAACTTATAAAATATAAGGATATATTATATATGAAGTTTAACTGGTTTAATATTGAGGAAGAATTCAAAAGGCTTAACAGTTTCCATCATGAATTTGGAAATCCTAGCCATGATGTTATATTGCTCTCTAATGAGTTTTAATCTTTTGAACATTCTTATGTTATATGAAAGTAAAAAGTTGTGTATACGCTGTAATTTGTCATTAGATGTGTAATGTTTTAAATACATCCTATTTGATGATTTTGCAGAGTTCATATCTTCAGCATACTCATCTAATGAAGCGTGTGAATCAAATTTAGTATATTGATTCATTTTCTCAGTTTGTTCTGTATCAATTTCTTTGTCTTTGTTAAATCTAATATTATATCTATCTTCTCTTAATTTGTTTTCATAGTCTATTTGTTTATCATTAGTTTCTTTAATTTCATCTCTGTCTAAAAGTTTGTTGTAATAATCTCTATTTTCAATCTTATCTTTAATCTGTTCTAAAACTGTCATATTAACTTGAATTTGACCGATACGGTCTTGAAGATTCTTAATAGATTCATCAATATCTTTACCTTTGATATTATAACCAATAGGCACAAGGTATGCATCAAATTCATTTTCAAATACTAATGAAGCTGATGGTAGACCTAAATCTCTTGCTTCAATAGATGTAAGCTTTCTATGTGCTGGTGATACTTTAAGGTTATATCTCTCACATAGTTTGCTTGTGTCATTCTTATTAAGCCCGAATATCTGTTCTATAATATCATGTGTAAATGTTAAGTCAGGATATCTGATTTGCATAAGCATCATATTAAAGAATAGAAGTTCTTTTCTAAGATTAGTAAAATCACCTTTATATCTTTCAATCATAGCATCGTTTATATGGGTCTTAAATAGCCCTTTAAACGGTGTTGTTGTTTGAATGAATGTTGATATATCATTTACTTTAAACATGTCCATATGGTCTTCTATATGGTCTAATAAAGCATTATCTGAATATGTAAGCATTTCCATAAAATAGTTTATAGGATTTTTAATCCTCTTATCATTATGATTGAAATGATTCTTAGCTTTCTTATTTCTTTTTATAAATGAATGTTTTACGTTTTCTTCTGTGATGATTTTTTCAAACCCGTATGGGTTATTGGAATTGGATGGTAAAATATCAAGGAATTGAATGAATTCAGCACACTGTTTAGGAATGTTAGTATTTTGATTTACATAAAGCTGTAATGGTAAAATAGTATCTGATGAAATCCATTTTCCAATTTTTACATCTTTATTAATCGCTTTTAAATTGATATTTGTTACCTCTAACCTTTTTATTATTTATCTTTTTAAAATACAGAGGGTGTGGGATTCGAACCCACGAACCGAATTAACGGTTACTGGTTTTCAAGACCAGCTCCATAAACCAAACTCGGACAACCCTCTAAAACAGAGGATGATGGATTCGAACCATCGACCTCTTGAACCAAAATCAAGCGTTCTACCAACTGAACTAATCCCCTAAAAATAGCGGGTATTGGATTTGAACCAATGACACCCAGATAATGACTCTGGTGAGCTACCAAACTGCTCTAACCCGCAATAAAAAGTTCCATACGGGATTTGAACCCGTGTCAATAGGTTGAAAACCTATTATCCTAGACCCGACTAGACGAATGGAACATATTTAAACTCCCTGAGTAGGACTTGAACCTACAACCTAACGGTTAACAGCCGTTTGCTCTGCCTATTGAGCTATCAGGGATTAAATTTTATAAACTATAATACATTGTATTTATCTTGTCAAGAGTTTTATTTAAATAATTTAAACTTTACTCTTAATCATTTCTAATGTAGTTTTTCCATTTGGAAGTTCTCTGTTTTTATAAACATCATCAAATTCATTTTTGCTTATAGCATCTTTCACAGTATCTTTAGCAACTTTGAAAACTTTATCAATGTTTTTCATAAGAGCCTTTGAATCCTTTGATGTAGATTTTCTAACATTTATCTTTTTTCTACCAAAAGCAAGATGTTTGTCAGTAGGTGTAATATACATACTATTTGCGAGAAACTCTATAACATAACCTTTTGATGTAAGTCTTACTGCAAAATGAAGACTCATTGGGTCATTATTAAAAATGCCATTAGCCCATTCTGTTTTATCTTTACCAAGAAGCAGTCTAACGTAAACATCACTTGAACCAAGTGTTCCAGTTGAAAGACTTACCTTACTTTTTGGAAAATATTTATAACCAATCTTTTCAATTTCAGCCATGTAAGCATCTGGTTTTTCCATCCCTTCTACTTGTTCTGTTAATGTTTGTGTCCATTCGTTTTTCATGAATACCTCACTTATTTCGTTTCATTAGTATTTATCTTTTTTCTCATTCAAGATAAATATACTATATACTATAAATTTGAGGTTGTCAATGTTTAATTATACAAGTGATAATAAATTTAAGTTAATTTTTGCACATAATGATTTTTTCAATTCTGCATTTGAATTTAACTTACAGGATTTAACGTTCCCTGATATAACTATAGGGGTTGCTGAACAGCCCACACCAATGAAAACATTATATCATTCGGGTGATAGTGTTGAAATTAGTGATATGAGTTTCACTATATTGATTGATGAAGAGTATGATTCATATGTGAATATTTTGAATTGGATGTTTGGGGCTGTCAATTATAAGGATTCAACAACAAAGAATGTATTTAGTGATGCAACATTGATGATTATGAGTAATAAAGGAAATGTATTGAAAACATTTAAGTTATATGATATATTCCCTTATAACGTATCACCACCAGCATTAACATATGTGTCTGATGAAGATAATGTTCTCGTATTTACCGCATTATTTAAGGTGAATGGAATCTCAATCACCTGATTTTTTGCGGTATAAATATATTTGATTGGATTTAGGAGGGTAATAATGAAAATAACAGAGCTTATGAAAGAGGTAGAGGAAGATTTTAATTTTACAAAGGAGAATATAGGAGAGAAGGTGTTTTCCGCACCATCACTACATTCAAAATATTTGAATTTATATCTAAGAGAGTTTACAAAATATACAAACATGTATAAACAGATAAAACAGATGTATAGGAAGAAGTATTACTATTACAAGGAAGATTTTTCGTATAGTCTTTCACAGAAAGAGATAGACTTTCATATAGATTCAGATGATGATTATGCAGACCTTTATAAACAATATTGCTCACAAAAAGCTATTGTTGATTATTTGGATTCTATAGTTAAGAAATCACAGCAGATTAGCTTCGATATAAAGAACATTCAGGTGCACCTTGACAGAATTAACGGGGTGGTGTAAAATGGCTGTTTATAATTTAATATATAGGTTTCATGATATCAATACGAATGATAATTTGTTTGTAATGGAATATCATGATGATATACCACTTTTATTACATGAGATAACAGAAATTGCACAAGATGTTGCTGATGAACATTTTATGAGAATATCACAAATTGGAGTAGATTTAGTAAATAGTAATGATTACAATTAAGAAATTAAATGAAAGTTTTTTACATATAGATTGCAATGGTGATGCTTTTAAAACGGTTAGAAATGCCTTTAGCTTTAAATCTAAGAATTATTGGTTTCATCCACTGTATAAAAGCAAGAAATGGGATGGTACTATATCTCTTTTCAAAGATTTTAGATTACCAATTGGATTTAAAGATGATGTTTTAAACTTATTCAACAGCAAAGGGTATGAGTATGAATGTTCTGGTAATTTAGAAAACTATGATTTCGGATATACTAGACAAGAACTGATTGATTTTGTTCATAATGATTTACGCCCTACTGCTTTCAATATTGACACCAAACAAATTGAAAATCTGATACTTAAAGAATATCAAGTTGATGCTATTATGCAGTTTTTAACTGATAATAAAGGTGTGACAATAAGCCCCACATCATCAGGCAAGTCGTTAATTCTTTATGTAATATGTCAGATATTATTGAAGCTTGATAGTAATATAAAAGTATTGATTCTAGTTCCAAAGACTTCACTTGTAGAACAAATGTATGGAGACTTTAAAGAATATTCAATGAATACTAAGAAGTATGAGATAGAATCAAAGATGCAAAAGATATACACAGGTTTTACAAAAGATATATCATCAAATATAGTAATATCAACATGGCAAAGTTTACAAAATAATGATACAAAGTATTTTGATATGTTTGATGCTTGTTTAGTGGATGAAGTTCACTCAGTTTGTGAAAGTGGTGATGATGGTAAGAAGATTCGAAAAATGCTTGAACAACTGACGAATGCAATATTTAAATTTGGTGTTACTGGAACATTATACGATGGTGATGCTGAAAAGATGAGTATTCAAGCTCAATTTGGTAATATTAAACAATATGTCTCCACTAAAGACTTAATGGAAGATGGAACTGTTACTAAAACCCATATAACAAACATAGTATTAGACTATTCACAAGAAGATAGAAAAACTGTTGCAAGAAAGAAGCATGAGTATTTAGATGGTAACGGTGATAAAAAGTATAAGTATGGGATGACCTTTAAAGAGGAATCAGACTTTTTAACAGCACATGAGGATAGATTCAAATTCATTATAAAGCTATGTTACAAGCTAAAAGGGAATAATCTGATACTGTTTAAAGATGTTAAAAATGGTTATGGTAAGAAGATATATGAGGCGTTGAAAAAGTTAGGTAAAGAAGCTTATTATGTTGACGGTCTGACTAAAACAAAAGACCGTGAAGAAATTAGAAAGATTGCTGAACGTTCAAAAGATATATACATAGTTGCATCATACAAAACCTTTTCAACTGGTATTAATATTAAGAAACTTCATAATATTGTGCTTGCAGAATCAACAAAGTCAAAGATAACTATACTACAGTCAATTGGTAGAATTCTTAGAAAGCACTACACAAAATCTATTGCTAGGATATATGATATAGTTGATGACCTTAGATATAAAAGGCGTAAAAACTATACCTTGAAACATTTTTTACAGAGAGTTGAATATTATGAACGTGAAGGACATGATTATTCGGTTAAGAAGATTGATTTGAAATGAGATAAATAATAAAAAGAGATTGAAAAGGAGAATATATGAATATTGAGATTGAAAAAGATATAACAAAGGCTATCGAATATAAGATAAAGGATATGTTCAAGATACTTGAGTTTAAAAAGAATACTCCTAAGAATAGGATGATTTTTATTGAACTTATTCAGGTTGTATTTGATATAGCACTTGAAGACTTGACACTAGAATCTGATATCACAGACAGTATTTTTAGATTTGGTTAATGAAATATTATCAAGGGATATATAAACCAGTATACCCTGAAAAATGGATTACAAATGGGAATCCAGTAATATATAGAAGTGGTTTGGAGAAAAAGATTTTCTCTTTCTTGGAAGCATCACCTTCTGTTATAGAAATTGCATCAGAAGAGGTAAAGATTCCATATGTTAAACCACAAACTAATCGTTGGCATACATATTTTGTTGATTTGTATATAAAGGTTAAAGATAAGAATGGTGATATAAAAAAGTATCTCATAGAGATTAAACCAGATGCTTTTATTAGACCACCAGCAAACCCCAAACGCAAGACTAAATCATATCTCAAAAAGGTTGATGATTGGATAGTCAATCAAGCAAAGTGGAAATTTGCTGAAAAGTTTTGTGAAAAACATGATATGGGATTTAAAATAATAACGGATAAGATGATATGAACGATTTTAAGGACTTATATGAAATGTCATGGATAATGTATGGTGATGAGAAGATATTTGACTTAGAACTAGAATTAATCAAGTCTAAGGATGAATTTATTGCTCACATGCGTAAAATCTTACGTGGCGGTTTTATGAAAGATAAATATGGTAACAGTATAAAACTTAGAAATAAAGATAAAAAAGAGTTTATTGATGTTCTCAAAGACGATATGTATTTTAATACACGCCTTAAAGAATATGGTTTAACACTTAAGGATGTGATGTAATGATAAATTTTCAAGAGTTGTTTGATGGATTTCAGAGAGGCAATTTTGGATTTGTTAGTGTCTCGTTAGATATAGATTCAGCAAATAGTCTATATGACCTTTTAATATCAATTGGTGTTTCCAATCCAGTTGAACCTGAAGAAATGCATGCAACAGTTGCATATGATGAGAATAACCCATATATCAAAGGATGTATTTCTAATAATGTGTATAAGATGTACGAACCTTTTAATATTGAACGAATGGGTAATGTTGGTTCTAAATGGGAAGCAATTGCTGTCCAGTTTACAAGTTCATCATTGAAATTTAGACACAATGATTTTGTTGAAATGGGTATTAAATCAAAATATCCTTCATTCATACCACATCTCAGTTTGGTTTATCAACCAGATATTGAGGATTTGAATAAAATAATTAATAATCAAGCTAAAATTATTGAAATTTTACAAAATGCTGTTTTAAAGAATGAACAGTGGAAAAGTGTTATAAAGGATTAATAATTTTAAATGGCTAAATACCCACCAGAATCTAGTTATCTATTAGCAAAGATAACAAAGAATGACCCTACTTTACAGAAGAAAGATAAGCGTATCAAGTTAGGTAGTCTTTGTGCGTGGTATTATCCAGACCCTAAATGGCAAAAAACAAATTATGATACAATACCACTTGTACTTATTTTGAATGCTGATAAAACACATGTGTTTGGTATAAATTTACACTTTATAAGCTGGTCACAAAGACTTAGCTTTATGAAATATATTCTATCTAAAAAAGGTAGAGTTAAATATATAGATATTAAAAAAGCTTTTCAGAAAGCTAAAGTTCCACAAGCATTAGCTTATTATGCTCTGAGAAAATATTTAATATCTCATATAAGGTCTAATGTATTTGTCTTTGATGAAGATGATTGGTATCGCCTTGCTAAAGATTTCGCACCTAAATTTGTGGGTGGTTCTGCACAACAAATTTATACCGATATCCAGAAGAGATTTACCGTGCAAAGAAAAAAGATAAATACTAAAAAGAAATAAAGGTATGTAATTAATGAATATAAATATTGGTAGTTTTAAAGAACTGAAAAGTATATTTAAAGATGTTGATGATTCTACTAAATCAAAAATAAGAACACTATCAATTGAATTAGATGACCCAGAACTTCCTATCATAGATACGAATAATGGGGCTTTTTATTTTGACGATGGTACGCAAAAGTTTGATTCGATATATAATCTTGTATCAACTTATAGGGATATGAGCGCATATAATGAAGTTGACGATGCTATTCAAGAGATAGTTAATGAGTGTATCGTTAATGAAGAAGGTAATGTTTGCGAAGCTAATCTTGACAATGTTGAACTTTCCAAGAGTCTGAAGAATAAGTTTATTGAAAATTTCGAATATATTTTAAAAGTTCTCAAATTTAATAAAAGGGCTGATGATATTTTCAGACAGTGGTATGTTGATGGTAGACTTTATTTATATTTAATATATGACCCAAACAATGAAAAAAGGGGTATTGTTGATATTGAAATATTAGACCCCCTGAAAATTAAAAGATATCAAAAGGTTGATGATAACAAAATCTATTATCAGTATGAGAAAGATGATGTTACCATTCAATACGGTCTGTTTAAAGAAAAGGGTGTGAGTGGTATAATTATTCCAGAAGATTATATTGTTTTCATTCCATCAGGTAAACTTGATGGCGATAATGATTATTATGTTTCATATCTTCATAAAACTATAAAACCGTTAAATCAGCTTAAATTGCTTGAAGATTCGGCTATCATATATAGATTAACACGTGCGCCTGAGCGAAGGGTTTTTTATATTGACACAGGAAACCAATCAAAATCTAAAGCACAAGCTTATATGAAAGAAATAGCTGAAAAGCTTAGAAACAGACTCACGTATGATGTTGTTTCAGGTTCTATATCACAGCGCAAGTCAACACTAACAATGCAAGAGGATATATTTTTACCAAGAGGTAGTAATTCAAGGTCAACCGATGTTGATACATTACAAGGTGGTATGAATATATCTGAAATTGCGGATATAGAGTATTTCAAAAATAAACTATACAACAGTTTCAATGTTCCAGTTGGTAGATTTTCAAATGACAACCCAAGTATGATTGATTTTTCAAGAGCATCGGAATTGCCATATGATGAAATGCGTTTCAGTAAATTCTGTAGAAAACTTCAGTCTATTTTCAGTCAAGTATTTTTAGAACCACTTAAGAAACATCTTATCATAACAAAAGTTATGTCAGATAAAGATTGGTCTAACTATATAGAAGATTCTGTATATATAGAATGGAATAAAGATAATACTTATGTTGAAGCTAAAAAACTGGAAAATATGTCAAAACGATATGACATGGTAGATAGATTAGATGCTTATAAAGGTGTTTATATTTCTAAGAAAACTATTATGCAAGAAGTATTGGGAATGACAGAAGAAGAAATAGACAAAGAACAGGAACAGATGGACAAAGAAAAAGAAGAAGCTTCTGATGAACCTGAAAATGAATTCTAGGAGGAAGTAATGTACATGGATATGTTAAAAAGTGTTGTTAATAAAGATTATCTAACTTTTAAAAAGAGTTTTGATGTGGTTGCTAAACGAATGGTAGCTCAAAAGTATGATTCTGATATTAAACCAAACGCTTTTAAGTTTAATTCACAAAAAGATAAATAATAAAAAGTAAGTAGGTAAACGAATGTCTTATAATTTGTTAAAAGAATATACAGGTGATGTCCAAACGGGTTCAGTTATTGATGAATCTACTGGAAAAAAATCTTGGTATATTGAAGGTATTACTATCCAGACTGAACGTAAGAACAGAAATGGACGTATATACCCATTACAAATGATGCAAGAGTGTGTCAATAGATATAAATCTGAATGGATGGATAGTAAAAGAGCATTAGGCGAATTGAACCATCCTACAGATGGACGAACAAATGTTGACCCAAAGGAAGCATCACATATTTTCACAGAAGTTAGACAAGATGGGAATAACTTTATCACTAAGGCAAAAATTTTAAATACTCCTTGTGGTAATATTGTTCAAAATCTTTTGGAAGATGGTGTTCAACTTGGTATTTCATCAAGAGGACTTGGAAACCTGAGAGAGTCAAACGGTGTAAAATATGTAGCAAATTATCATCTTGTGACACTTGGTGATATAGTTACAGACCCTAGCGCACAAGACGCATTTTTGAAAGGTTTTATGGAGTCCGTTGAATATGAGCTTGTTAATGGTAAATTTGTTAGAAAAGAAATTAATGAGTCAATGGATAAATACAAAAAGATGATAGAAGAGTCATCTAAAGAAGATATTCAGAATGCTGTTATGTCAGTTATGAAAGATTATCTTAATAAGTTTAAGTCTTAATTTAAAAAAAGATAAATAATAAAAAGTAATAGAATACAAAGGAGAAATAATAAATGGAACAACTTATCGAGATGTTTAAAGCTAAACTCGGTGAAGATGTTATGACAGAAGACGTTATTAGCAAATTCAAAGCAGAATTTGACCTTGCTGTGGCTGAATCTGTTAAAACAAAAGTAGCTGATGAAGTTGATGTTATTAAGGAAGAAAAAGAGCAACTTGTTTTAGAATTTAAAGATGATATTCTCGCAACTATGAAAGAATATTTTAATAGAAGTATGACAGAATTTGTTGCTGAAAACACTGTTGCTATGGAAGCAGAATTTAAAGTTGAAATGGCTGAAAAGTATATGAAAACTGCTATGGATGCATTCCAAGAGTGTTATGTCACAATTCCAGAAGAAAAAGTAGATGTTGTAAAATCACTTGAAGCTGAAAATAATGACATAAAAGATAAATATAATCAAGCCGTGAATGAGTCTATTGAGAAAGATGCTCAAATACTTGAATATGAAAAGAGTATAGCTTTCATGGAAATGACTGATAAACTCACAGATGTTCAAAAGGAAGAAGTTAAAAGTGTTCTTGAAATGACTGATGTGAAGTCACTGGAAGATTATAAAGCTAAAGCTGGTGTTCTCATTGAAAGATTCGCTTCAGATTCCACTGATAATAAAGAGGATGTGATTGAAGAAAAATTTGAATCTAAAGAAGAGAAGATTGAAGAAAAGAAAGAAGATAAAAAAGAAAAGAAAAAATACTTAGTATAATAGGAGAAATAATAAATGATTAACACAGAGAAATTTGACCTTAGAGATAAAGGTGCTTATCAACTCATTGATGAATGGAGACACGTTCTTGAATTCAGTGGTGAAACTGATGAACAAAAAGAGTCTGCGAAAATTTTTAGAGAAAAAGTTCCAGACCTTGAAGCAATCACTGATTTTAAAGAGGCTTACTTTTTAGCTACTCAGTGTGAAATTGCAAAACAACTTGGATTCCTTGATGAATCTACTGTATCTGGTGATGTGGCTGTTTACGTTCCACAATATCTTCCAATTCTCAGACGTTCTATGTCTGCTCTCATTGGTACAGATATTTTTGGTGTACAGCAAATGCAATCTGCTTCACAACAGATTTTCACACTTAAGACATCTTACACAAATGACAGTGATACATCTGTAAAAAGAAGCAACTCTGCAATTCTTGTATTTGCTGATTCAACTGGTCTTTCAGTTGGTGATACAATTACAGGCGATACATCTGGTGCTACTGGTACAGTTCTTTATATCGAAGGTAACGTTGTACTTGTAAGAGTTGATTCAGGTACATTCCAAGAAGAAGACCTTAACACAGCGACTTACACAGTATCCGCTGTTGTAGATAACGAAACTGCATTTCCATATGTACTTAGTAACTACTCTGGTTCTTACACAACTGCTGATGGTGAAGCACTTTCAACAGATATGAAAGAAATTGGATTTGACATTTCAAGTGTTCCTGTTACAGCAAGAACAAGAAAAGTCAAAGCTAAGTTTACAAACGAACTTGAAGAAGACCTTAGAGCGGTTCACAATATCAATGCTCAACAACTGCTTTCACAAGTAGCTTCAGAAGAGATTGCTGTTGAAATGAACCAAGAGTTTATTGCTAAAGTTAATGAACTCGCTGTTGCAAATGCTGTAACATCTTGGGATTACTCTACAGCTGATGGTAGATGGGAAATTGAAAAATATCAGAACCTTCTTGCTGTAATTTCCAGACAAGCAAGACAAATTGCTGTTGATACAAAAAGAGGGCAAGCAAATTGGATTATCATTACTCCAAACGTGCTTACTGCTCTTGAAATGACAGGTAAACTTGATAAAACAGGTGTAGATTTTACTAAATCAGCATTTGTAGGTACTCTTAACGGTACTCTTAAAGTTTACGTTGACATTTATGCAACTGGTTCTTATGTACTTCTTGGTTACAAAGGTAATGACATGGATGCTGGTTTCTACTACGCACCTTATGTACCTCTTAAAATCATGAAGGGTAACGGTGAAGAAGATGGTCAACCAAGACTCTTCTTCCAGACAAGATATGGTCTTGTTGCTAACCCTATCGGTGATAAATACTTTAGGAAGATTCTTATTAATAACCTTCCTGTTTAATAGACCTCTATAGGATTTTTATCCTCCAATCCTTTTTAAGAGGGCAGTCTAAAAAGACTGCCCTCTTTTTTATTCAAATTTGTGTCATAAGTGAATCAGTTATATTTTTAACATCTGATTCTCTTGCAAGTGTACCAGACCCATATTTAAAGGTTAAAAGGTCTGCTACAAGTGTTCTGACTTCTTCCCTTTCTATAAAACCTTCGGGATAATTAGCAAGTATTCTTTTAGCCAGATTAACAACTTGAATTTTGTTTACGTTTTTGATTTCCATAATATAACCTCTCTTTTTAGTTTATAATTAAATATAAACCAATTAATTATATATGTCAACAACAAATTTACAAAAAGATAAATATATAAAAGTGAGAGAAATTTAAATGTTACAATTCCCTTTAGATGTAGATAAAAGTAATGCGCCTTTTATAGTGTTTACACCATATGCTTATAACTTTGATTCTGTTAAAACTAAAGCTCCCGTTAATAGAAAAGAAATAAAAGATGATTCCGTTGTATTACCACTACCAAATTCAGGACTGACTAATAACGTCAATTCTAATTGGAATCCTGAAGAGGGTTTATTAGATTTGGCTGGTGGTGGATTGGCTAAAGCTGGACAAGCTGTTCAACAAAAAACAGGAAGTCTTTCAAAGTATTTTACAAGAGGTCAATTTCTCAACGATTATGCAACATTATCATATTCAGGAACAGATTTTAGAACATTCACATTTTCATGGGAAAATATGATTCCATCTCAGGAATCTGAATCAAATATTTTATATGAAATATTTAAACATTTTGAAAGACTTAGCATTCCAGAATATTCAAATTCAGCAACAACACCATTATTAGAATATCCTTCATATTGGATTATATCTATAAACCTTGTTAATAATGCTATACAGGAATTATTCAACATACAACAATGTGTGTTATCGAATATAACATATGACTATGAACCCAATGGAAGATTTTTAAGTTTTGATTCTGGTCATCCAGTGGTAGCAAGTTTAAGACTTACATTCACTGAACTTAAAAAGAGGTCAAGGAGTGATGTAATATGAAATATTTTGATATTATTGGTGAAATAACTATTAATGGTGTTACATACGATGATTTATTTGAAGCTTACAAAGTTTTGAACATTAGTGATGACCTTATCGAATATTATGTTATGAATGATGGTGATAGTTTAGAATCGGTTGTTTATGCTAAATACGGTAAAGCTGAATATTGGTGGCTGTTAGCCATTTTAAACAACATTAACGATTTAGTATATGATATACCATTAGATTCAGAAACGTTGATTAGAAGCATAAATAACGAGACTCAGAGCCTATTTTCAGATAGTCTTGAGAAGAATACTAAAAACTATTTAATAGAATATAGTTTAAAGTTAAATGATGTTGCTTTAAGAAGCTTTATTGAGTCATACACATCAACAGAATTGATTAGTTTAATAAATGATGCGATTGATAATAATTTCAGTACATCATTTTATAGAGAGTTTATGTCATATATATACGATATAAGACATGCTGAAAATGATGATAGAAGAACGTTGCAGATTATAAAACCAGACTTTTTTAATCAGGTTATATTTGATTTCGTGGAGACTAATATTTAATGGCTGATGCATTAACATATAAAAACGTTAATATATATAAGTTAGAACTTGTTTCTCACACAGGCGAAACAATTAATCTAATAGAATTGTTTCTAACACTCAATTTATATGAGTCAATATTCACATATAATATAACAGGTAAATTGATACTTATAGATACTATTGATATAATTAAGAATATGCCAATTATTGGTGGTGAAACCATTAATGTATCATTTGGTATTGATGAAGATAATATCAAGAATTTGAAATTTGACATATATAAGATTCAGAGGGATGAAGCTGGAATCCGTGATGAAAAGAAAAAGATTGTTATACTATATGTTTCATCTAAAGGAATGTTAGCAAATGAGAGAAAACGGTTCTCAAAGAGATTTAACACAAGCATAGATAGTATATTGACAGAGGTTACGACACATTTTGAAAGCTCAAAATTGGTTGAATCTACTCAATCAGAAAATATTAATTATTTGTCTAATTATTGGACTGCATATGAAAATATTGCTTATATACTTACCAATGCTATAAGACCAGACTATTTCTTTTATGAAACAATGGAGTCTTTTAAGTTTACTACATTTGAAGATATGTTATCTGATGAGTATGGTGAAATAATATTTGATATATATGATGAATCAAAACAGGCTTCAACAGATAACATACTTTCATATAAGATTGATAACTATTTTGATTTGCCTTTAAGTTATAAATCTAAAATATTTGGTAATACAAATTATTGTTTGGATGATATAAATTATAATATTGAAAAGACTGTAAATACTTATAGTGATATTATGGATAATTTTGCAAACATGGGTAAAAATAGATTGTTTGTTGATGAATTGTATTCAGTAGAGAATGATATAAATACACATGATAGTGATATCATAAACCATAGAAGTCCTTTTATAAAAGGTCTTTCTAATAACAACTTGGTTATCAAGTTACATGGTACAATTTCAAGATATGCTGGTCAATCAGTTGTTATGAAAAATTATCCAACTATTGATAATAAAAGTAACTATCATGAGTTGTTTAGTGGTAAATGGTTGATTACTGATATAAATCACTCCATTGATAACGATGGTAAATATGAACAAAATTTAGCATTAGTTAAAACAAACTATTTTGCTATACAAGATAATATAACAGAGAGAGTCTAATGTTTTTTGAAGGTATTGTTGAAAATAATATAGACCCATTAAAATTAGGTAGGGTTCAGGTTAGAATACTTGGTATTCATACAGATAATAAAACAGATTTACCTACTGAAGATTTGTATTGGGCTGAACTATCATTTCCACCAAATTCACCATATATAGATGGTCAATGTGATTATTATGGTTTGAAAAATGGTTCAGTGGTTCATGTATTTTTTAAAGATTCTGATATGCAGAAACCTGTTGTGTTTGGTGTAGCACCCAGAATACCAAAAGAATTACAAGACTCTTCAACAGGGTTTTCAGACCCTAATGGTGAATATCCTTCAGTGTTAGACGAATCCCCATTAAATAGGTTAGCAAGAAATGAAAAAATTGAAGATACTATCATACAAACTAAAAAAGATGATGTTGATTCCACAACTGCTTGTGGTGTTGATATTATTGAACCGATTACTGCTTATGATGCTGAATATCCTTATAATAAAGTTATTGCTACTAAAAGTCATATAATTGAAATTGATGATACTAATGGTAAAGAAAGGATTCATATATATCATAAATCTGGTTCTTTTACTGAAACACATCCAGACGGAACAGTAGTTGAAAAGGTTAAAGCTAAAAAGTATTTGATTATTGAGACTGATGAAAACGAACATGTTAAAGGTGCTTGGAATAAGAAAGTTGATGGTGATATCAATATTGAAAGTGGTTCTAATGTTAAATTAGTGGTCACTACTGATGTTACTATTGAAACAGGTAATGATACAAATATTGATGCTACGGGTAATGTTAATATAACCTGCACCGAAGCTAATGTGACAGCTAGTAGTAAAGTAACAGTGGATACCCCTGATTCAATTTTTACAGGTAATATAAAATCAAACGGTAATATTATTGCTGATGGGAATATTGAAAGCGGTTCTGGTGCGACAAAATCAAGCATGACCCCTAGTGGTGGTATTACTTCACCAGCGGTTAGTATAGATGGTATTAATTTTGCAGACCATACACACCCATATACTGATGATGGTAGTCCATTAAACACTGGAACACCACAATAAACGAGGTAATAAATGGCTAATTCAATATATACAGATATAGATTTAAATCTAACTCTGAATGAATTTAATGATATCAGGATTAGAGAATATAAAAGTGCTATAAAACAAGCAATGACTAATATAATCATAACACCAATTGGTTCTGTTAGATATAATTTACAGTTTGGTAGTAATGTTAAAAAATTATTCTTTAACAAACTCACACCAGCTTTTATATCTGTTGCAAAACAAGAAATAATATTTGCATTGGAAAATTGGGAATCGAGAATCACAATAGATAGTATTGATATAGATTTGTATCCTGATGAATATAGAGCGGATATCAAAATTTATTATAAAATAAATATAATAAATGAATATGATGAATTAACAATAGAATTACAACAGAGGTAATAAATGGCTAATATATACCCAGCTGACTTTGATGGAGTCAAGGACAAGCTTAAAGAGTTTTTACAGAGTCAAGATGAATATAAAGATTATAATTTTGATGCATCTGGACTTTCCGTTATTATAGATACACTAGCATTTAACACACAATATCAATTATTTTATCTTAATATGGTATTGAATGAAATGTTTATGGCTACAGCAACACAGGAAAAGAGTGTATACAATCTTTCAAATATGCTCAATTATCTACCTAAGAGAAAAAAGTCTGCAAACATAACAGTGTCAGTGACAAATACAAACATTGTTAATGATGTTATCATTCCAAAATATAGTTCTTTTGCTATGGGTAGCATAACATTAGTTAATGTTGATAACTTTACAATACCCGCAAATTCAACAGTCGATATAATACTTAGAGAAGGTGAATGGACTGTTCAACAATATACATCAGATGGAACTGATTATCAAAGATTTTTATTAGCTGATAGGGAGTATATAGACAACGATTATTTGTTTGTTTATAAATATCCTTACGACTCTGAAACAGATACAGTAACAGAATCTACAACACCCCTAACATTACTCAATGGTAATAGTGTTGACCCTAATAATGAGAATTATTACATAGAATATTTAGAATATATGTATGTAAAATTTGATAATGGTACTATATGTACTGAACTTGTTGAAAATGATGTAGTAACAGTTAAATATTTAAAAACCAACGGTAGTTTATACAATGGTAATTCAGCTACTATAACACTTTCATCCGCATTCACAGGAAGTACAGATTTAACATTTGATGTTGATTCTAATGTATTGATTGATGGGGTTGATGAAGAAGATATAGAAAGCATTAAGATATCAGCACCACAATTTTATGTTACTAACAATAGGGCTGTTACAGAAGATGATTATTTAGCAGTTCTTAAAAGATACTCTAATTATGAATCTTATGCAAACATAATTGCGTGGGGTGGCGAAAAAGAGTTTGTTGATATTGATAGTAATATCGTTCCTGAAGCCGATGGAACAGAGAATATAGGCAACGTGTATTTTACAGCTATCAAAAATGATAATGAAACACACCCAACATCACTTGAAATAGATGATATATTCAGTTTTGTTGATGGTTATAAAGTTGTAACACTGAACAATAATTTTAAATATACCAATATACTTTATATCACACCTAGTATAGATATCAAATTAAGTGATAATTTTGATGTGACTTTAGCTGATATTAAGGCTGATATAGTAGATAATTATTTAGCCAATTTAATAGGGTATAGAAAGACTTTTAACAAATCCAACTTAACAAGATATATAGATGACCTTAATAAGATTGATTATAGTGATGTTTCTTACACCACATCCGTTAAATATTATAACAATCAAGATGTTTTAAGGTTATGGAATCAAATTACAATTGGTAGTATATCAGCTGATGTTAGTGGAAACGCTCTTACTGATAGTGATAATGGTGATGGTACTGGTGATTTAAATCTGGTTGGAACAGGTCAAGTCGGTACTATATATTATAACACTGGTGAAATGTTTTTCACTCATGATTTTGGTGTTGATATTGATATATCATTCACGTTTACAAATCAAGTAAGTTTTTCTTTATTTAGAGAGACTTTTTTAGATTTTAATGATTTTTCACTCAATTTAATAGTGTGATAAGGTGATAAATGGATATTAAAAAAGATTTATCTATAATATTTAGAGAGCTTTCAAATAAGGCTGTATTAGAAGAGTATCCAGAGTTTGATAAGCTTTTAGAGTATTATTTCAAATTCCTGAATGATGAAATTTATAATATAATCATAAACATTACTGAAAACAATAACGTTAATAATATATTATCGGAACTATTATTAAGATTTTATGACCAGTATTTTGATTTATTAGATGATAAATATTATAAACTTTCTGATAATAATTTGAGAACCTTTATTGAAATGGCTAAATGGATAAATAATACAAAGGGTAATAAGAACATTTATGATTTCATAATTAATTATTTAGAAGGTTATAAGTGGGTAGACCCATCAACTTTATATGAATATACAGTTGAAGATTTATCCCATTCAATTGAAGAAATTAGACCTTTTGAATACACATTAACTATAAACCAACCAGTTCTTATTATATATGAGTTTTTACAGAAAGTAAAACCTCTTGGATTTTTAGAAAACTTGTCTGTTGTGTTAGATACATATTTTGAAGGTAACATGAGCATAACAAGTGCTTTTAAACATTCATATACAGTATATTTTGAAACTGGTACAGAACTGTTTATTGGAAATCTTAACAATACAACAGGAATATTACCTAACCCAAGATATATATTTACAAGTTAAAGGAGAAATATAAATGGCAAGTCCATACGCTGGTGTAATTACAAATAATGGTATCAATGAAGCTTATTTAGCTGATACTAATGGATGGAAAATAGATTTTTCCAAATTTGCTGTATCTAGTGAAGTTGGTGCTTTGGATGTAACTAGAACAACTGCAAACACGATTGTATATGAGGCTGTACCATCAGCCTTTGTAAAAATTGATTCTAATTCAATCAGAATCACATGTGAAATACCCGCTGAAGCTGAATATCCTGCTGGAACACCAACAGGAGATTTTACTATTAGAGAGGTATATTTATTTATAACTAATAAAGACGATGCTGAAAAACTGTTTTGGATTGGTCAACCTATACCACTCCCATATACAGAAGTATCAGATTTTAACTTTGATATTATAATCAATCTTAATAATATATCTGAAACATCTACGTTTACTAATACACAAGCAACAGAAGTTTCAAACCACAATAATGACCCTAATGCACATCCACACATTAAAGATGTTATTGAAAAGGCTGGTGGTTTATATCAAAACCCTGCTGTGAACTATGAATTTACATCTCAATGGGTTGATTATTATAATGTTACATTTGATGGAAGTGTTATTGATGGTGATTGGGTTTATAAATCTGAAGCTGATAATATTTATTATAAAGCTATAGTTGGTAGTGCTGATTCTTATAATTTAGTTGGATATGCTGATGTAACAGAAGGTCTTGTCAGATTTGGCGGTCTTGTGAATACAGGACATGCTTATGATGCTGGTACAAGATTATATCTTTCTGCTACTACTGCTGGTGTTGCTACTGATACTGAAACAGATGTATTTCTGGGTGTTACACAGACTGATGGCGTGATGCTTGTTTTCTCCGCTGGTGGAACTGGTGGTGCTGGAACAGATGAAGAATATATTGAAGCTAATATAATTCTTAATAATTCAGTATATACACAATTATACTATGATGATTTTAAGGATACTACAACAGTTACAACTGATGCGACATGGGATGGTGCTGATTCAGGTTGGACGGGTGCTACAAGTGACACTTTAGAAACTCAGGTGCTTGATACAAGCGCAACAACATTTTATCATTTTACACTTAAAGCTGATATTGATACTGAAGCCAATATTTCATTTGAATATTCATTAAACGATGTTGATTGGGTTTCATTTGATTTAAATGAAATTATATATGTTGCAGAAGGCTTTACAGATATGTACATTCGTGCAACATGGTCTGATACAGCTACTATGAAAAACCTTTTCTTCTTATATGATAAGGGTGCTACTGGTAATAATGAATATATTCCACATTTAAATGAAGTATTCAGTCCAAGTGCTGATATTTTAGCTGGTGAAGATATAGTTCTTCCTATTTCATCACCTTATATTCAGAATAATAATGCTCTTGCTGTTTATGTAAATGGTAAGAGAAGAGATGATGTTACGGAAATTGATGGATATACAATTCAATTAGGAATTGATGTTTATACAACTGATGTGATTAGAATAGAAGAAGTTGCAATACCACCTTCATTCATTGGTGTAAATTCTAGTGCTTATATAGTTAAACTTCCTAATATTCAAGCACTTAAAGATTACAACCCATATCAAAATGATGTGGCTATTGAAGTTCTTGGATATTATACAGAAGGTGATGGTGGTGGTGGAACATTCCATTGGAATCCAGACAACACTGATGCTGATAATGGTGGAACAATAATTCAAAGAACTGCTGGTGGTGACGGAAGATTTGAAAGAGTGTATAGTGGTTTAATAAATATTAAATGGTTTGGTGCTAAAGCTGACGATAATACATTTGATAATGGCGCTATTATACAATCTATTTATGACAGTGGCATAAGAAGTTTTTATGCTCCAAAAGGTAAATATTACTGGTCAACACCTGTTTCATGTACAAACAATACCAGTATTTCTCAATTTTACTCTCTTGCAGGATTGGATATTCCCACTCTTGTGATTAAGGGAGATGGGTCACAAGAAACCATATTCTTAACAGAAAATGACAGTTTCTCAGGTGTGGATTATTTCATGCAAATAAACACTAATGAAGATGACTTATCAACAGATGCATACGCTTTTAATATTAACATTGAAGGTATATCATTTAGAGGTTCGGGTGCTACTAATACTATGTATGGTCTAAAACTACGTGGATTGTGGCATGGTAAAATTCTTGATGTTCAATGCAAGTTTTTCAATGATGGTATGAGTGTTGATGGGGTTGGTACGCCAAGTTCAGATGATTATGACACTATGGGGTATATTCATTTAGACCAAGTGGTTTTAAATAACAATAATGATTGTGGTTTCAAGGCTATAGTAACTAGACCAGCGGGACTTAGATTTACTTCATGTGAATTAAGAAACAATGGTTCTTATGGTTATCGTGGTGGTGGTGCTGGAATATCATTTGATAACTGTAGCATTTCACTTAATGGTTCTTCAGACTATGAAGGTGGTATATCTATAGAACCACCTGCTTCAGGTTCAATCCCAAGAGGATTTTCTATAAGGGGATGTACACTGGAAGCGAATCATGGACAAGATATATGGATTAAGCAGGTCAAGGGATGTGTAATAGATGGCAATATATTCACACCATACGACCTTTCATTAACATCTAATAAATGTATGATTAGGGTACTTGAAACGGCAACAACAACTAATAAATTACAAGGCGTGAGTATAACAAATAACCAAATTCAGAATTGGTCAATCGATGCTGGAAACTCAATATATTGGGTGTATTCAATGGCTAACTTTGGTGACCTTGCAAATATCAAGGAGAGTAATAATAACTTTGGTGACGGTGTGGCATCAGGGTCTACTATTAAAAATATGACTCGTTATGTGTTCGGGTCTCTTGATGTGTCACAATGGAAAGTGGAAGCTGATTATAATGCTATTATACCTGCAACAGAATCCGATATTGTTGATATAACTGGTGGGACAAATAGCTTTTCATCTTCAAATGCTTCAATATTAAGTATACTTGATACATACACAGATGATTTCAATTATACTGGCACTGGTACGTTCAAGATAATAAAAGATGGATTCTATGACATAAATATTGTGTTACCTATAACAGGACTCACCGCTTCTCATAGTGGTATCGTACTTGACGTTAGGGTTAATTCAATCCAAAGACTTGTTATTGAAAGGGAATTAGCACTAGATAATGGGCAATATGACGTACCAATGGCATTGAATGGTAAAATATGGCTTAATCAGAATGATTCAGTTGCTTATAACTGCCGTATTTCTGGTTCAGACACAACACCAGTCAATTTGGCAAGTAATGGAATGTATTTATTTTCTATAACAGCAAGTAGATAAGGAGAATAGTATAAATGGCTAAAATAAAGAAAACAGGAGAAAGAACTCTCCAAAAAGAATACGGGGATGACGATGTTATAAATCTTCAAACAGCACTTAAGAAATTTGAAGATTTACTTCCTTATACAGATTATACAGTAAAGGTTGACACGATTCAAGAACTAAAAGATTATGATGTTACATCTATTCCTAATGGGCTAAGTGTTACTATTTTTGTAAATGGATATTACACTGCTGGTGATGGCGGAGGCGGTTCATTTAGATGGAATGGGACGTCTGAAGAAGTTGATAACGGTGGTACTATTATTGAGCCTACTGCTGGTGGAACTGGTAGATGGGAAAGGATTTACAGTGGTGCGGTTAATGTAAGATGGTTCGGTGCTGTGGGAGATGGAACAACAGACAATTCAACTTTGTTGACGAGCATGACAGACTCATTCACCTCTATATTTGTGCCCGAAGGGGATTATAGATTATCATCAACAATATTTTTACCAGCCGATACGGTAGACCACTATGGAGATATAGTAAGTAAGCAAGTTTTTGGAGTTGGTGAAAAATCAAAATTCCTCATAGATGGTGGAGTTATAGGGTTTTCGGGCGTGTCTGGTTCAAGTGATTTATCTGAAAATTGGACTTTTAAAGGTTTAGGATTTGATACTTATAACGCTGATAAAGTCACTTATGAATCTCCAACAACGTCTTTACCGTCATTTGGTATAGCTTTCAATTTAGGTAGGATGTATAGAAGTAGATTTGAACATTGTTCATTTGAATTTGTCAAACCATTTGTACAAGATAGTGCTTTACCATCTTCAAACTCATTCATCCAACAGATAGACATCATTGATTGTGAATCAACTCATCATCAAGAATTTTTTATGGAAGTTACAGATGCATGGGATTGCAATATAGTTAGAACTAGACTTGAAAGAGGTAACAGAGGTATAAAAATAGGAACATCTGATAATTATTGTTGTCATGGTGTCAATATCAGCCAATGCACTTTTCAAGGTAATGCATCACCTGATGCAAGCTCTGACGTTGCTGTAATTACGGTTAACCCTACCTATGATTTGCGTGTAGATAACTGTTACTTTGAATCAAACCGTGATAATAATGGATATGCATCAAAACATATTCATGTTAAAGCAACATCAGATTTTAAAGCAATTTACAATCTATCATTAACAAAACTTTTCATGGCACAAAATGTTACAGATGTTGATGAGGTGGGTGCTGATTTTTACAATGTATTAATTTCAGCTAAAATAGATAAAGAACTGAATTTTTCTGACTGGCACATAACAGGTGGAAATGCTCTCAGGGCATCAAATACCGAAGCAGATATTTATTATAACAATGTTAGTATAATACCAGTTGGTTCGATTTATAATGAAGAAATAATAGGAACGCTAACAGGAACAGGTGGTTTGTATAGTGCAAACGTACTCTCAAAGTTAGATATTTCATTTTCACCAGTTATAGCGGATGCTGTAACAGGAGGGAATGTAAGTGGTAGTGTTGCAACATCAGCTAAATGCACAAAGATAGGTGATTTGGTATTTGTTCAAGTACAGTTCAATAATATTGATACAACAGGATTGACAGGCACGAATATCCTATATATTCAAGGATTACCTGAAGCATCATTTGGAACTCACATAGGTTCTGTTGTACTTGATAACTTTACTTATACAGGTTCAGAAGTTGCCAGTTACATATTGAATGGGACATCAGCTATTCAACTTAGACAATCACCTTCAGCGGGAGTTGATTCATCTTTAACAGTTGATAGTATTAGTTCTGGTGTATCTGACTTAACATTAAGCATAGTATATATGGTTTAAGGAGAAAATAAATGTCAAAATTTGATGAAAGAGATATAGAATTTATAATTGATACTGTTGCTGATTTTACATCAGTTCCTAAGGGTGTAACAACAGTATTAGTTAAAGACCAAGAAAGAGGTGGTGTATTTAATCGTATTGCTTCTACAACTGCTGATAACGGTATCATCTTTGATGGAACTGGTTATAGCTGGAAACGACTATTCAAATCACCACCATCAGTGGCTTGGTTTGGTGATTTGGAATTAGAAAGTACATATCAGAACGCTTTTGATACAGTAGGAGAAAGTTGTTATGTCCCCACTGGAACATACAATTTAGACGCTGACACTGTGGATTTCACAACATACAAATTCCATTCATTTGGAGTAGTGACTATAAATGTAAATACTACATTAACAGTAACAAATTTAAACCCTTAATAATATAAATTATTATGAAGATTAATAAAGATATAGAATTACTCCACCCTATACTACGAGCAGTAGTTAGAATGACACTTGATGTGTATGATGATTATCAGGTGATAGAAACTCTAAGGTCACATGAAAGGCAAATGAGTTTATATTCATCAGGGTCTAACACAAAGGTCAAAGTCTCCAAACATGAAGCAAATGACCAAGGACTATCTGAAGCGGTTGATATTGCTCCAAAAGATAATATGTGGGATGAATCACCAGATATGCTTATGAGATATGCAGTAATGTTTGGCAGAATGGACTCTATTTTTAATTTAATGAAAGAATGGAATACTGGTGTCACCATACCTGATAATTGTTACCTTAGATGGGGTAGAGATTGGGATAGAGATGGTGAATATAACGACCAAACTTTTAATGATTATCCGCATGTAGAACTTATCTATAAAGATAAATAATAAAAAGAGAATAAAGGTGTTTAGTATATGGCAATCGACATGGAACAGCAAGTAAACCATTTAAACAATAAAATTGAAGAACAAGATAAGAAAATTAATTCTATATCTAATCATTTAGAAATTTTGGCTAATACAGTTGAACGTATTGCTAAAATAGTTGAAACTAGTGAAGAACGTGAAGCTAAACGTGTTCAAACGATTAGTGATATTACCATCGGTCAAAAATTACAAACAGATATATTAAATAAACTTACAAAACAAATTGAAGAACAGCATGAAACACAAAAAGAATTTCAAAGAACTAGCCTTAAAATTGACTTGATACTTGAAAAGATTGAAAATCATGAAAAGGAAATTTCTAAGTTGAAAGATGGTGAATCGCCTTTATGTTCAAATCACAATGAAAAGCTTAAAGAATTTGAAGGTAAGTGTAACAATCAATGTGATGAGTTCAAATCAACAGTTGCGTTAATTCATCAGAAGATAGACTATTCCATGAGTCAAATGAAAGATAATATTGATGAGCTTAACATATCAGATGGTAAAATATACAAGCATATAAATAGTGAAGATAATAAGATAAAAGAAGATATTAAGAAAGACTTTAAATCTTACTCAGATGATTATAAAGCAGAAGTAGCAAAAATTGATGATAAACAGGCTAAATTGCAGTATTGGATAATGGGTAACATGTTTACTACTCTGATATTCTTTTTAGGCACGATACTTTCTATTATACTCACATCTAAGGGGTTAAAATGACATTCATATTGGGTAAATTATTAAACAAAAATACTTTAAAGATATCAGTTATAATAGGAGTATTTGTATATATATTCTTTTTAAATACTAGCATCAATAGTAAAAAAATTGAACTTGTAGAACAGAGAAAGACCATTCAAGAGTACAAAATTTCCAATGAAACTTTAATGGATAGAAATAAAGAGTTATCACTTATAAATGATGATAATTTGGTTATAATAAATAAGCTTCGGAATCAAGAACCTGAAACTGTTACAGTCTATAAGGATAGAATAGTCAGGGTTCAAGATGATTGTAAAGAGATAATAAATGATATGTTGGGGGATTCAAATGAGAAAGCTATTGATAGTGATGATACTATCCTTAACAATCTTAACGGGTTGTTTTGAGAAAGACCCAAAAGTATATATACCTAAACCTGTTATCAAGATAGAAACGGTTAAGGTATCTGTACCTGTAATTCCTAAATGTATAAATATAGATAAGAAAGTCATTTTCCATAAATGTGGCAATAGTTATTGTTTAGATGAAACAAATGCAAAAACACTCATAGTTAAATCTAAACTTACAAAATCATGTCTGAATCAATGGAATGATTTTAAAAATCAGTTATGTTCTGATGAAAATACCATATGTGAGGAAAGCAAATGAAAAGAGAAGATTTGATACAGGTTTTATTAAGTGAAGAGAAATCAGCATATGACAAATATTTTGAGAAGATGCTTGCAAAATATAATGTTAAATCGCCTAATGAACTTAGTGATGAAGATAAGAAAAAGTTTTATGATGAGGTTGATAAAGGCTGGAAAGCAGATAAAGAAACTGATTAAGGGTGAATAATGGGAATATTTTTAAATATAGAATTTATAGTTATATCACTTTTCATTAATATAGTGGTTATGGAGTTTGTAAAAGTTGCTATAAATCCCATTGCTAATAAGATTATGCATAGGGGTGTAAGAAGAACAACATTAAGATGTATTGTGTTCTTTTTAGGATTTGGAACAGCATATATTAATAAAAGTTATAATATATATGAAATGGTTCATTCTCCTATAATAGATGGAATGGTTATATCAATATTAGCAATAATTATATATGATATTGGTGTTGGATATTTTATTGATATGTTAAAAACAAAGATTAAAGGATTTATAAAATGAGTATACCAAGAAGAAATAATCAATATATACAATTTGGTGATACCCCTTCAGTTGATGCGTTTGGAAAAGCAAGAGTATCAGAGGCGGTAACACTTTTTGATTCTCAGTTAGAGTATTGGGATTATGCCCCACTATGGCATACAATTTTTGATGTTGGTGCTACTGGAACGACTACACATCTACCTAATGAAGCTAGTTTAAGTCTTAATACAACTGGTGATATAGGTTCTAAGGTTATTAGACAGACAAAAGAATATTTTAGATACAATCCAGCAAAAAGTCAATTTATAAATCTATCATGTGTGATGGGTGCTAACTCTTTAGGTGTTAGAAAGAGGGTTGGATATTTTGATGAAAAGAATGGTGTTTATTTTGAGAAAGGTGCGGATAATATAAATTATGTTGTTCTCAGAAGTTATACCACTGGTTCTGTGTCTGAAAAGCGTATACCCCAAAGTGAATGGAATCTTGATAATCTTGATGGTGATTCTAATGGTGGTGTTGATATAGAATTTGACTTTTCTAAGGCACAAATTTTTGTGATTGATATGGAATGGCTTGGTGTTGGTAGAGTTAGATGTGGTTTCAATATTGATGGTCTGATTATATATGTTCATGAATTTAAGAATTCAAATATTAATGATTCTGTTTATATGACTACTGCTAATTTACCTGTTAGATATGAAATAGAAAATATTAGTTCAACAGAGCCATGTTCAATGAAACAAATATGTTCATCTGTTATGTCTGAAGGTGGTGTTTCTGATGTTGCTGGATGTTTTAGAAGTGCTGATTCAGGCACAACTTTAAAAGCAGTTTCTAATGGTGTTAGAACACCTATCGTTTCTGTTAGACCAAAAACACATTTTAATGGTAAAGAAAACAGAGGCATTATTAAACCACAATCATATCAACTTTTTAATAATGGTAACTATGGATGTTATATTGAGATTGTTTTAAATGGAACATTAACTGGTGCTAATTTTGTTGGTATAGATACAGATTGTATAGGTGAAAAAGATATTAGCGCAACAGCTATAACAGGTGGAACAGTTATTTTTTCAGGTTATATTGGTGCTACAAATACTTCACCAGTAACAGGACTTGCTTCAGCAAAGTCTAAAAAAGTTCTAACAGTTAATTATGATGCAACCGATTCTGAAACATTAACAATTGTTGTTACTCCTATTGGTGGTAATACAACAATTGCTGGTGCTATAGAAATATTAAGCTTATTCTAAGGTGAATAATGATTACAACAAAGGCTCAATTTAAAACATATATACTTGAAGAGTTGGGAAGTCCAAACATTAACATAGAAATAACTGATAATCAGTTGGAACATGTTATACAGGATGGATTGGATAGATTCTATGAACATCATGTAGATGGTCTTGATAACGGTATATTGATTGTGGATACTAATTCTGATACAAATGAATATACACTACCAGATGAAATATATACAGTTGAATATGTTTTTCCAGAAAGAGAAGTTTTAAATGATGAACCATTGCTTGTAACACAGCCTATGTATGTAAATGAGTTTGTCTATTATTCTGGTGGCTATTCTCTTGTAGATACTGTTATATCCAGAATGAGGTATGAAGAAACAGCTAATTACTTTGACAAAAAGCTTTTATTTGATTATAATGGTACAACAAAAAGATTTTATCTTTATGATGTTTCAGATATAGTTGGTAATAAAGTTGCTTTGTTTGTGCATAAGATTCCAAATGTTGAAACAATATATAACAACAGATGGCTTAAGCAGTATACAATAGCACTTGCTGGTATAGTATGGGGTAGAAACATTAGTAAATATGATGGTTCTCCATTACCTTCGGGTATATCTATAAATTGGCAGAATATACAGTCACAGTATAAAGAAATGAAAGATGAGCTTGAAGCACAACTTTTAGATGAATATGCTGGTAATGTTGATATGTTTTGGGCTTGACAATGTTTAATTTTTTTGATAATAATCAAGAGTATGATTTGTATAATAATATGTCTGCTGAATGTGTTGACCTGTATGGTGCGCCTGTAAAGTATTTACCACGCACACTTGTCAATCCTGATTATATACTTGGTGAAGATACTTTATCACAGTTTAATCAAGCTATAGATATGAAATTATATTTGGAGTCATATACAGAATTTGCTGGTCAAAATGATTTATATGGTAAATTTGGATTTCAAGTTGATGACAGACAAACATGGACGGCACAAATAGACTATGTGGATAATTTGTTAGGTGGTAAACCACAAGTTTCAGACTTGATTTATTTTGAATTTGCTGATAAGATAATGGAAATAAAACATATTGAAGATGAACATACAGCTTTTTATATATTTGGTAAAAAGATGGTATACAAATTTGATGTTGTAGAATTTGAATATAGTCATGAAGATTTTAACACTGGTAACACTGATATTGATGCAGTTGAAAATCTTTTTGATATAAATAATAGTGATGAATCTGATGAATTTGATGCTCAAAAGTCTGATGTGTTGAATTTTGATGAAAACAATATATTTGGTAATATCGAATAAAGGAGGATATTAAGAGATGAAAAAGAGATACTTTAATGCACTAGGTGTGCCAACAAACCTAGTTGTTGACAATCATGATAGGAAACTTCCTATTAAAGTTGGTGAAAATTTTGTAGATGAGAAAGTTGCTAAAAAATTCCCATCAATACTTATTCCTATTCCTGAAAAGGTTGAAGAAGATGTGCAAGAAGAAGCATCTGTAATTGTTGAACAGGATGAATCTGATGCTGAATCTGGTGTAATTCAGGATGTTGCTGAATCTGATGAACAGGATGAATCTGATGAACAGGATGAATCTGATGAACAGGATGAATCTGATGAACAGGATGAATCTG